TCTTGTGACCCTGCGCCGGCGCTTCCTCTGCGGCGACGGCTTCAGGCTCGGTGGCCGGGGTGGTATCGGCGGCGGCGGGCCCGGCGGCTACCTCGTAGCGCAGCCACGCATTCAGCTCGGGGTAGTTGGCGATCTGCCAGTCGGGGCGAACCTCGCGCAGCGCAGCGACGCCGGCGGACACCGCCGCCTGCATCTCGTCCTGGGTGAAGACCTTGCGCCGGTGGGTGAAAACACCCTCACCCTCGATGAGCACCGCGTCGCCGCTGTGGAGGTCCATCGACTTGACCTTGATGTCACCGGGCATCTTGGTGCACTGCCCGAGCCCCCCGAACGCCTTGCGGTCGAGCTTGAGCATGGCTACTTCCCGCCCTTCTTGCAGCCGGCCGCCCGCATCATGCCCATCTTGTTACCGCCGATGGGCTTCTTCTTGCTCTTGGGGTCCACCACACCCTCGGACTCCTCCGGCATAGGCTCCATCTTCTCGGGCATCTTGGTCTTCTTCTTGCCCTTCAGCATCAGTGAGTTCATCGGGACAGCTCCTTCTCGATCTCGTTGGGGATGACCAGCTCCAGCTTCTCGGTCAGCCACTGTAGTACGTGCGCGCCGCGGACGCCGCGGGCGGCGATGTCCTGGGCGATCTTGTGCGCAACTGCCCAGGCGGCGGGCCCGGCCACGCGTAACTTCTTTTCAGCCCAGCGGACGAGTGCTGTGATGGGCGGCGGGGAGCCCGGGGGCCGCCCGTCGTCCGCGTAGCCGGCGTAGGGGGTGGGGTTCACGATCGCCCAGCCGTTCTCCCGGTCCTCGGGCTGCCAGTTGTCGGCGAAGCGGCCGGTGTTCACTGCGTAAACGGTGCGCGTCCGCTGCCTGGCGAGCTTGGCCCCCGCGGCGGCGGCGCGGCCGAGCGCCCGGTCGACCTTATCCTCCAGGTCGCGCGCCTGCGATCGGCAGAACTTGGTGTAATCGGCGGGGGTCACAGCGGGTCCTGCGCGGGCTTGGACAGCGCCAGATCCTTGGTTCGCGGGTCGCGGTCGGCGCCGTCGGCCCGCTCCAGCACTACCGTCCACCCGAAGGTGTGGCGGCCCGGGACCGTGGCGACGTTGAAGCGGCGGCGCGCCGGCTGCCCCTCCCCAAAGAAGGTGATCTCCCAGTAGGCCTCGGCGTCCGCCGGGTGCCGGAGCTCCCCGCGCAGCAGCCCCCGCAGGTTGGCCTCGCTGTAGGCAGTGCTGATCCGCTCGACGGTGATCTGCCCGACCTCCTGGACGCCTACCCCCTCCACGCTCTCGGCGAGCGCGCCGAGCGAGGCACCGCCGATCTTAGGTGTCGGCTCAACGAGCAGGTTCAGGTCGAGATACGGCTCCCCTAAGCCTCGCCCCGGGTTTCCTTGCTCGTCGGTGCCAGACCACCTGATCCGTATGACCCGGACCTCGTAGTGGCGCAGGCCGAAGCGGGTGAGCAGGTTCCGCAGCGGGTCCACGAGCCGGCGCCCGGACAGCCGCTGCGCGAGCGTCCGCCGGTAGCTGTCGGGATCAAGCCGGGTGAACGGCCGGCGCGGCTCCTCGATCGCCATGGGCTAGAAGATGACCTGGAAGTTGGTCGTCGGCCCGCCGCCGAGGATGCCGTTGACGCCGGAGAAGTCGGGGTTGACCGGCGCGCACAGCGCCTGGGCCATGCGCTGCTGCCAGAAAATGTACTGCTGGTTCAGCATCGCGGTGTGCTTGAGGTTGATCGTCAGCTCCTCCAGCTTCTCCGCCTTGTGCTCAAGCCGGGCCTCGGGGAAGTCGTGCCACATGATGTCTTCGAGCTGGAACAGGATGTTGCGGATGAGCGGGAGCGTCTCCTCTTGAAGAGGATTCTCCAGCACCGCGTCGATCTGCCAGTTCGACTGGATCTTGGTCGGCAGCCCGGCGGCCATCGCGCGCAGCTGGCTCTGCGTCGGGTAGCCCATGTGGAACCGGATGTTGACCTTCTCCTCGGTGGTGAGCGGCATCGCGGGTTACTCCGCCACGAATTCGAAGTCGACGCCGACCTTCCCGCCCCCGACGATGGCGGCGAAGTGGTTCGGCTGGGTCAGCTTGCTGTACACGGCGCCGGCCGGCGGGGCGAACAGGCCCGAGAGCCGGGCGGTGTATTGACGGTGCTTGAGCACCCGGATCGTCTGCCGGAACTCGGCGACCACCCGCTTGGCGCGGTCCAGGCGCGAGTCCAGCTCCTTGGCCAGCCGCAGCATGGCGGCCCGCCCGGCCTCGATCGCCAGGATTCCCTCCAGGGTCCCGGTGTCGGCCTGCAGCGCTGCGGCGGCCAGCTCGATGTCCGCCTGGTGCGGGTCGGCAGGCTCGGGCGGCGGCTCGGTGTCGAGCGGCGGAGCTACGGCGGCGGTGTTCACGGGAGCGGGGGTGTTGTCTCGGTGATGATGGCGGGCCATGTGGCCATCCTACACCGGCTGGCTGAACATACGTTCGGGATTGCGCGGTGGTGGCTCAGATGGTGATGTGCTCGCACAAGGAGATCAGCATGTTGCTCGCCCGTAAAGTTGTGCGTGCCGCGGTAGCGGAGATCAAGAAGGTAAAGGATATGGACCCCGAGAAGGCACACGGCTTGGAGGACAAGCTGTATCAGCGCGTTCTCGAAGCGGTCGCCGCCGATGAGCAACCCAGCGCAGAGCTGTCGCTGCTGGCCAAGGAAGCCCTCAAGACCCAGAAGTTCGACTTCCCACGCTACTGCGGCTGACACCTCGCCGCCGGCACCGCCCCTTCCCGCTGTCGCCGGCGCAATGAACCGGCCCGCTGCGGAAGCGTGATTTTCAGGGGCGGTGCCGGCTACTCAGCGCTCCGCGCCTGACACCAGGGGGCAAGTGCCGCCGCCCGCTCGGCCCCGTTTGCTGCCCGGCCCGCTCGCGCCCGGTGCTCTGAGGGCTCGCGTTTGGGATGGCCTGGCCTCGACGTTGACTCTGCGCGCGGCGGCTGAGCCTGGTGCGCCTCGGGCTGCCGGGCTTGCCTTCCCGACCGCCTCCGGCCCGCGGAACCCAGTCCTTGGCAGGACCGGGCAGCGCTTCCCGCCAGGGCGAGCCACGACACGGCCCCGTTGCCAGGACCTAGCCAGAATCTCGATCTGAGCGGGAAGCACGAGGGAGAGGATGCGCCGGGGATGCCGGCGCGGTCAAGCGGGAGTTAGCTAGCCGACGGCCGAGGACTCGATCGCCAGGAGCCGCTTGTAGCGGATGGCGCCGCCCTGGGTGCTGATCTGGTCGCTCTTGATCTGCCACGAGCGCTTGGTCAACCACGTCGCGGGGTACTTGTCCCCGAGGCGGTTGCGCGGCGACATGATGATGAGGGCCGTGTAGTCGATGGGGATCACCACCCCGTCGTTGCTGACCTGGTACGGCTCGGCGAGCACGCCGGCGAGGCCGATGTCGGTGAGCATGGCCACGCGCGCCTGCATCGGGTGCGGCTGCCAGTACTGCTTGGCCACGTCGTCCCCGAAGATGACCGTGTGGTCGATGGGGCGACTCGCGTCGGTGCCCACGATCGTCTCGATGCCGCAGGGGTCGGTCGAGGCGTTGGCGACGCCGAAGCGGGTGTAGCTGCCGTAGACGTTCGGCGAGCGGACGTTCGGCGCCGAGTACCACTCCATGGTGTCCCCGGTCGGGGCGTTGTTGTTCTCCATGAACATGTGCCCGGCGTAGTAGCCGATGACGCCGGCGGCGTAGGGGAAGTCGTCGACCCCGCGGCCCTGCTCCAGGCGCTGGAACTCCGGGTCGCCCTGCAGCTGCGTGTAGGCGGTCGGGGAGATCATGGCCAGGTAGTAGTTGTTGTACCGGCGCATGGGCTTGACGTTCGTGGTGGCGAACCGCGCCCGGCAAGCCCGGATGTCGGCGTAGCTGAGCGGCCCGTTCACGTTGTCGATGCGGCCGGTCTGGCGGTTCCAGCCCTCGCCGACGCGCTGGACGAAGCTGGCGTTGCTGGCGATCACCGGGTCACGGTCGGCCACGGTCACGGCGGCCGACAGGATCAGGTAGCCGGGGCCCTGCTCGTCCGCGACGCCGACGCCCTGGTCGATCGGGATCTGGTTGATGGCGGTGAACCCGATGACGGTGTTGGCCACGCCGTTGATGAGGACCGGCAGCGGGTTGCCGGCGCTCACCGGGGTGTGGCGCAGCGCCGAGCCGCTGGAGGGCAGCGCCGTGGTGAAGCCGTTGAGGCGCTTGACAAGCAGCGTAGTGGTGGCGCTCTGCGCCCCGTCCACCACGGTCCAGCCGGCGGTGGCCGCCGAGACGTAGCGCCCGCGCGCCGCCGCGTCGATCGTCCGGGCAGCCTGGATGGCCAGCCGGTTGACCGTCTGCTTGGCGTAGTCCGCCAGCATGTTCTGCGCCTGGGTGGCGTCGATGTCGTCGGTGCCGTCGTAGCTGCCCAGGGTGATGTCGTACTGCTCGGCGCGGCGGCTCACCGGGGTGGGGTCCACGGTGGTCGGCGAGGTGGTCGCCACTACCGGGTAGTAGCCGTCGTTGGTGATGGTGAAGCTGAGCCCGGCGTGCGCCGGCCACACGTCCGCCTCGGGCGCCACGGCGTCCCACAGGAAGTTGGGCAGCAGCGAGTCCTCGAACTCGCGGATCAGCACGCGGTCCTGAAACAGATCCGCGAAGGGGGACAGTGCGCTGGGGACGGTCATGGCTTCTTTGCTCCTAAAGGGTTGTGGCTACGCCTTCTTGCTCGGGTACTCGACGAGCCCCGCCGCGTAGCGCTCCTTGAACTTGGTCGGATTCTGGCTGTACTCGCGGTACTGCTCGCGGGACAGCTTCTGGACATTCAGCGGCTCGCGCTGGCCGCTGGCCGGTGAGGCTCCTTCGGGCTTTGTCACCGAGGTTCCGGTTGACCCGCCCGGCTTCTTCTCCCCCTCGGCGCCGTTGCCGGCGGGCTTGAACAGCCCCGAGTGGTCCTTCTGCAGGTCGGCGAGCAGCTTCTTGGTGTTCTCCTCCCGGTCCTTCTCGGAGGCCTTGTCGCCGAACTTGCTCTCGAACTCGCGCTTGGGCATGTCGGCGAGCTCCTGCTCGACGAGCTTGACCAGGCGGTTGAACTTGCGCTTGTCGTCGGTGACTGCCCCGGCGCCGGTGGCGACGGTCTTGAGCCACTCGACCTCCTCCTCGTACTGCTCCCGGGCGGCCTTCTCCTCCGCCGCTTCCTTCGCGGCCTGCTCCTCGGCGGCCTTGGCTTCAGCCTTGGCCTTGTCCTCCGCCTCGAAGCGGGCCCAGATCTTGGCCTGGGTCTCGTCGATCTTCGCGAGCCGCGCCTCGTACTGCTTGAGGGTCTCGTTCTCCTTCTGCTCGGGCTTGCCGTCCTCGGTCGGCTGCTTCTTGCCCGCGGCAGGCTTGACCGGGATCTCCTCTTCGACCTCCGCTGCCGGCTTGGCCTTGGACACCTTGCGCCCGGCCTCGATGAGGGCGAGCAGCTCCTGGTCGTCCTTGGCACCGGCGCGAGCCAGCAGGTCCTTCTGCCCCTGGGCAAAGCCGCGGCGGCGCTCGCGGATGTAGTTGTCAGCCGAGGGGCTCTGGTTGTTCGTCTCGCTCATGGTCTTTGCTCGCTCTCCTCCCGCCCGAAGCGGGGTGTGTTCACGGCCCGGGGAGGTCCCGGGCCGGGTTCAAGCGGTGATCGGCTTTCTTACGCGCTCGTGTCGTAAACCGAGTCCAGCGGCATGCGCGGAGCCGGCATGTAGTCCAGGGTCAGGCCCGTGGTCGGCTGCGGCAGCGAGATCAGGTTCCCGTCGTGGGACACAATGCAGCTGCCGGGAACGATGGTCTTGGGGTTGGAGCCGCCTGCAGCGACCACGGCGGCCGGGTAGATGCCGTAGGCCGCGTTCAGGGCGATCTGGTCGAGCGCCGCCGAACCGCCGGTGCCGCCGGCGAAGTCGATGGAGGTGATCCCCTTCATGGCGTCTGCGCTGGCGAGCAGCGCCGCCTTGATGAGGACCGGGGTGCTGGTGGCGACGCCGACCGAGCTGGTGGCCAGCTGCACCCAGACCTCGATGGTCGTCCCCGAGATGGAGACGAAGACCGCCAGGGTCTGGTTGTTGCGAACATAGGTCGGGGTCGAATCCGACACGCCAGCCCCGCCGAACTGCAGGTAGCGGACGGTGTACCCATCGCGGGCGAACAGCCGGATAGCAGCGTTGCTGGCGCCTACCGTGAGGCCGGTCGACCCATTGGGGATGACCTGCGAAGGAGCGCCGATCGCCAGCATCGGACCAAGCGCATTCAGACCGCCAACGCCGACCACCATTCCGCCGGGGCTGATCCCGGGGATGGAAGCGTCGATGCTGCTCAGCTTGAGGGTGGCCGCCGAGCTGATTCCGGTGATCACCCGGCGCTGCCGGGACAGCATGGTGCCGAGGCCCACGATCTGGGCTGCGGAGGCGAACGCCGAGAGGTCGGGGCCGCCGGTGTCAAGGACTTGCTGCAGGGTGCGGGTCATAAACTAGCTCCGTTTGCCGACGAAAATGTTGACCGTGACCTCGACGCCCAGGGGCCGCGTCAGGGTGAGGGCTGTGTAGGGGTTGTTGTCCGAGCGCAGCTCCAGCCGCGGCTCGACGTAGAAGTTCGCCACGCCCAGGTCGCTCGTGAGGGCGGCCTTGACGTAGCCGCCCTTGACGCGCAGGACGATGTAGTTGACCGTGGCGGAGACGCCCGACAGGTTGATGCTGAGCGGCGAGTCGCTCGTGAGGTCGTATTCCCCCACGCAGATGAGCTGCTCCAGCACCACCGAGCTGTCGCTCGGGATGATGACCGTGCCGATGCCGTCGTCGTCCGCAGCCGTGGGGACAGCCCGGCGCGAGCCGGCCGCGTCAAGCCGCCAGGACACCTGCTACTCCTGCGCCCCCGGCGCGGCGTCGTGCTTCCACATGACGCGCATCGGAGTCGGCTGCTCGCGGGCCGGGGCCGAGGTCGGCCAGGCCGCCGAGTCAAAGGTGCGGTCGAAGCGGGTCGGGTTCGGGGCGCTGCTCATCTTGTCGACGACGCGGTTGGTCGGCATCGAGCTGTTGCCAGCCAGCGACTCGGCGACCTTCTTCCCCATCCCCATGGATTTTTCCATCATGTGCGTGCTCCGTGGGCGGCCGAGCCGCCCGGGTAAGTTGTCGTTAGGCGCCCTGCACCTGGGTGAAGTCGATGGCGCAGGTCCAGTTGTAGGTCGTCGCTGCCACGCCCGTGGCCTGCACCGCCATATAGGTGGTGGTGAAGGTCAGGGTGATGTCGGTCCCCGCATCCACCTCCACATCGGTCCCGATGACCGAGGCCGCGGCGTTGGACGAGTCGATCGTCCCATCCGCCAGCACCTGGAAGGTGATGAGGCGGCGGAAAGCCGACACACCCGCGGCGCCGACCTTGGAGCCGATGAGCGTGAGGAAGCCGCTGTAGGAGCCCGGGAGCAGGTTGGCCGCGAGCAGCTGCGTGGTGCTCGTGGACTCGATGGGCTGGTCAAACGCGATGAAGGCGTTGACCGCGCCCACTGTGATGGCCGACCCCTTGAAGTAGTCACGCGGCGGCGACTTGGCGCTGATCAGAACCTCGGCCGGCACGCCGTTTCCGGTGAAGATCTCCAGCTCGCGGACGCGGCGCCGCGGGCCGGGCAGGCAGTCGAGGAGCTGCCGGAGCCGCTCGGGTGAGTAGCGCGTGTTGATCTGTTCGCCGCCCTTGAGAACCCCCGCCAGCGGGAAGGGGAGCGTGCAGGGAATCGGCTGATTGTTTTTAAGGATGCCGTAGCGAGAGCTCATGCAAGGAGGGTACGGAATACCCTGGGGGCGGGCGCGGGCAGGTCAGTTCGGACAGCAGAGGACCCCAGCCAAGCCGCTGCGGTTACTGAGCAGCTCGAAGTCAGCATCCCCGTTGCCTGGTGCCGCCGGGCAGCGCCAGACGTTCTGCGGAAAAACCCCATCTGGGCCAGCAATCCAGCAAGTATTCAGGAAGCCCCCGATCTGCCCGCAGTTGTCCCCTTGCACCGTGTCAGCGTACTGCCACGCGGTAGTCCCACACGCACCGAACAACCGACGACCTGTCTTGTTAGACCAGTCACAGGTCATCGTAGTTGGGTCGAGTGCTCCACCTTTACCTTGCGTGGCGTCGGAAGCGATCAGTTCGTAAGCAAACGCACCCCAACCCTTCCAGACTGGATTGTCGTAGGAGCAAATCTCGCGGTATAGGGGTTGTCCACCGCACAACCTGTAACCAACAGCACAGCGCTGCCGGATCACTCCAGCCGCGAACTCGCCGGGACACGCCCAGACGACCGACTGCGGATTCGGGTCCGGCTTGAAGCCTCCCTTGCCGGCGCAACCATACGCGGAACCTGCCATATCGGATGTGGTTCCACCATCACCACCAACGATACCGCAGTTGCTTCCCTGGCACTTCATGGAGATCCCGCCGCACGCACCAAGAAACACGGCGAAACACGCGATCAGAACTTTATTCATCAATACCCCCTGCACTGTTTTATGCACTCCGCAGCTGCGTTGCTGATGTTTCCACGACAATCACTTGGCGGGGGCAGAGAAGAAGCATCCTTGCAAGCTGCAAGTCCTTCCCGCCGCATCTCGTCGCAACCGTCTCTGCAGGGGTCGCTCTCATCCTCCTGCGCAGGCGGCTTCTTCTGCGGGGCCGGTTTGGGCTGCTCCTTGGGCTTGTCCGCTGGTTTGGCCGGCTCCGCAGCGGGCGGCTGGGCCGGTTTCTGCTCCGCAGGCGGGCCGGGCCACGGCTTCAGCTCGTCGCCGAGCGCCAGGCCACCCATCATCCCGAGCAGCGCCGCCAGCAGGATGTGCATCGGCCTCATGACGCCAGCACCACGAGCCGATCGGTGGGCGGCCGATCGAAGGAGACGTAGGCGGAGCTGCCGAGGTCCCCGCGGCTGGAGGTGCGGTGCGCCAGCACCTGCTCCATGGCCTTCTCGCAGGCGCAGCAGGCGGCCAGGGTCCCCACCGAGTAGTAGCGCTCGGTGGCGAGCGCCGGCTTGAACGCCACCGGGTCGCCGTAGGTCCCGAGAGCCAACCCAATCGGGTCCATGAGCCCCACGCGCGTCTCGGGGAGCGTGATGTGGGCAAGGACGTTGATCGGCCGGGCCGAGCAGCTGTCGCACGGCCTCTTGCCGAAGATCTCCTGCACCCACCACTCCCGGGCGGTGAGCTCCTTGTAGCGCCTCTCAGTGCATGTACCCATGCGCGGAATGTAGCGCTGAACGCGCGCTCAGGTCTACCCCGGACTTGCCGGCCCGCCGGGCGGCTTGGGAGCTTTGGGTAGCTTGGGGAAACCGGCCGGCTTGGGTGGCGCGCCACCGGGACCGGGTGGCGGCTGCCCGAGCTGCTCCGCCTGTGCCTGCTGCTCCTCGGCCTTCTTCTCCATCCGGGCCTGCAGCGCGTTCAGGTCGTCGACCCCGAGGAACGGGGCGGCGAACTTGGTGGCGGTCTTCTGGTCGACGACGCCCCCCTGGACGGCGGCGGCTGCGGAGGTGACGGCGGCCTGGACCTCGGCGGAGGTCGGGCGGCTGATCGGCGGCCAGGTCACGTCGAGGTAGCTGCCCTCAGGCCCCAGGCGCACCGGCTCCACGCGCTCGCTCTCCCCCTCCTCCTCGGGCTTGATGATCCGCGGCTCCAGCCGGACCTCCTCCCCGCGCGACTCCAGGACGCGGGCCGCCCGCATTGCCAAGTCGAGTAGGCGCCGGACGCCCTGCCCGTACTGCTCGCGGAACATGCTGACCTTGGACTGCTGCGGCCCGAGCTTGGCCCCCACCTCGAAGGCGGTCTGCGGCGGGCCGCCGGATCGGGTGAACGACTCCAAGCACTCGGCCTCCTCGAAGAAGCTGTCCCGCGCCTCCTTGAAGTGGTCCATGGCCAGCTGGATGCCGGCCCCCGAGATCTCCAGGTAGCTGACCTTACCGGGGATGCGGATGCCGATCCCGTGGCCGCTGCCCTTGCGGAGCTGCTGGGGGAAGACGCCGTCCTCGTTCTCCATGACGAGGGTGGGGTCCATGTTGGCGCTGCACGCCATCGAGATGCCGGCGCGGAGGCGGTCGAGGTCCAGGGCCTGCTCGTAGAGCCCGTCGCAGTCGGCCCGCCCGTAGACGCTCTCGTGGTGGGGCAGGTTCTGCATCCACACCACCGGGCAGAACCCGAGGTCGTGGCGGACGGAGCGCCCCTCGTCGATGAGCAGCCGCCAGGGAGGCTCCTGCCCGTCGCCGGCCTCCACCTTGGTCCCGTCATCCAGCGTCAGCGCCGGGCACTCCGAAGCCCAAACCGGCTTGTACCAGATCTCGGCCTGATCGGAGATGAGGCGCCGGACCCAGTAGTAGCAGGTCTCGGGCTGGCTGCGCTTGTTCCTGCGGATGGTGGCCGGCACCTGATAGCGGATATCCAGCGCCCGCAAGATGAGCGCCTCCTTGTCGAGCCAGATCGGGCGGCCCCACCGCACGTCTATAGGCTCGACGCGCGGCGCGCCCTCGATGTAGCGGAAGCCGACCGCCACCGCGCCCTGCGCCCCGCCGATGGTCCGCGCCAGCTGCATCTTGGCCCACAGCCGGCTCGTCGAGGCGAAGCTGGCGAGCCAGTGCCCGGTGTCCTCGTCGCCGACCACCCGGATGATGGGGTGGGCGTCCTCGGCGAACAGCAGCGAGGTGAAGCGGTCCACCACCCGGGCAACGAGGCGGTGCGGCGCGCTTGGCCGCCGCTCAGCCATCCGCGGCGGCGCCATGTTGGCGAAGCCCGGCGGGATGCCGGTCGACTGCGGGACGAGCGCCTTGGCCAGGGTGCTGGTGGGGCCGTCCAGCCGCGCCCCCTGCCAGTCGTAGCGGCACCCGGCGTACTGGCTGCCGGTGTACCAGGCCCACTTGGCGTTGAGCTCCTGCTGCTGGGGGGAGAAGTCCAGCCCGCCCTGCCCCGAGGGGTAGTGCCGGACATCGTTCCCGGTGAGGATCTTGGCGGAGACGGGGAAGGCGGTGGCGGTCGCGTCGGCTTGCCTGGAGAACATCATTTAAGGGCAGGATACAGCGCCGCCCTGAACGAATGTTCGGGATTGTGCGGCGCACGCGGATCGGTGAAAAGGGTAGAGCGCGAGGCTGAACAAGCCGCTTTTGCGGTGCCCAATGCCGATGGGACGACTTAGCGATCTGCCGAGGTGCAACCCCGCTGGACGGGTTCTCCTTCGGAGGCGAGAAAGACACGACCATGTGCGGTGGAAAGCCTGACCCTCAGCGGGGCTGGTTCGCGCGCTCTTTCCAAAAGGAGACGACACTATGAAGATCAGCGCAGCCATAGCCACCCTGGCCATCACCGGCCGCACCCCGGGCGAGGTTGACCTCGTGGACCGGATCAGCCAGTTCGTCACTGAGTCCCCGCACGCCTTCCTCGGCAGCGGAGCCTTCCTGGCGCTCGGGCGGCGGCTCGCGGCAGCCGGCGTCAAGCCCGTGGACGGCGAGCAGGTCGACATCACCCCGTTTGCCCGGAGCATCACGGTCGCCGAGGCCAAGGAGGCGCTCAAGCGGGTCGCCGCGCCGAACACCAGCTCGGTCATGGACCGGGTGCTTCTGGTGGTCGCCGAGCAGGCGCAGCTGCCGGTGGGCGAAGTCACCCCGGAGACCGTCCTCGACAAGATCGGCTTCGACTCCCTGGGGCTCGTCGAGCTGGTCCTGGCGATGGAGGAACGCTTCGAGGTCGACATCCCCGAGGACATGCAGGACCTGGAGGCGGTCAAGACCGTCGAGGACATCGCCCGGATCGTGGAGCGGGTCCTGTCACAGGGTGGTGCGCAGCAGGTCGCGGAGTACACGACCGTTGGCTGGGCACCAAGAGCGGTGGAGCACACCCAGCTCGGGCTGCCGCATGTGGATGCAGGCCCAGACCCGGATATGCACAACAAAGACTATTGGGACCAGCTGGCTGCGATAGAAGAAGCCAAGGACCCCACGGTCTTGTCGTTTACAGCATCAGAGGCAGAGGCTCTTAAAGCGGTGGTGCGACTGTGTATTCACGCGGGCATCAATGTTGCGGATCTAACTGCCGACGATCTGGAGCACACCGCCATAGCCTTTATCGCCAACCCGGAGAATCTCCAACGGTTTATCGCCAAAGTCGTAAATAACCTCTAACGCGCCGCAGCGTGCACGCCCTGCACAACCGTAGTCACGCCGCTTCCAAGACGTAGCCCCTCGTTGCTTATCCAATAAGCCATCAAGCGATCTCCAGCGTGCGCGCCGGGGTCGTACGTCATCATATTCTGGATCAGCTTCTGGTACTCCACGTAGTATGGATCTCCCTGCTTCACGTCTGGGAATACGTGGATTCCGGCGGACATTTCCGTACCTAGCGCCTCGACCCCAAAACGTGCGTCGTATTTGTTCTGGGCCGTTGTTTGAAAACAACGAACCGGGATAGGGTCTGACCCGTCCGGCCCCTGCTGCTTGCAGAAGTCGGCGATGAACATCTGGGCCGCGTTGACCTCGACCCACGGGATGGCGGGGTGAAAGCGGCGCCGCAGGTCCTTGATCTTGGCCACGATCTGCGGGCCGTGCAGCCGCCCAGCCTCCACGCACAGGAGCCGCTTCTTGCCGTCGGCCCGGTAACCGTTGACCACGAAAGCCGATTCGTCGGTCTGCCGGCGCGCCTGCGGGCGGCAGGTGGCCAGGTCCACGCCGATCGTGACCGAGCGGAAGAACTCCCCTTGGGCCTCGGCCAGCGAGCTGACCATCCGCAGCCCGGTCCCCTGCGCCTGGGCGATCTTTATCCAAGCCGGGTCCCACACACTGGCAGTGTCGTCGATGGCGATGCACTCGTAGACCCGCTCGAAGTAGCGCACATCGTCGGCGAACTCAGCCTTGCGCTGCTCGATGCGGGAGATTGGCCACTGCTCGGGCCACAGGGACACGAGCGGCCCGCCCGGGGTCTTGCGCTCCCAGATGGGGTAGCGGCGGTAGGTCCACATCGGCTCGTTTTTCAGCCGGTGCATGAGGTCGCGCGGGTGCCAGCTGTTGCTGACGAAGACCACCTGCCCCCTGGGGGTGAGCCGGGAGATGAAGGTGTTCTTGTAGAAGTTGAAGTACTCGGTCCGCAGGTCCTCGGTGCGGGTGTTCACCGAGTCGAGGATGTCGTCGAAGATGGCGACATCGACGCGGTTGCCGGTGATGGGGGCACCCTTGAACTGGTAGGCCTGCACCGTCGGGTTGCGCCCGTCCCAGCCGTTGACGCGGATGGTGTGGACGTTGTAGCCCTGCACCGACCGCCCCGGGAACACCTCCCGGTACTGTGGTGAGACGAGGATCTTGACCAGCGCCGACAGCAGCTGGGCGGCCTTCTCCTTGTTCTTGCTGACGATGACGATGCGGATCGTGGGGTCGAGGCCGATGAGGAAGGCGCAGTAGGCCAGGAGCTGCAGCGACTTGCCCAGCTCCGCCGCTCCTTCGATGATGAGGCGGTCGCCGGGCTGCAGCTGCGTGGGGAGGTAGCCGTGCTGGCGCTGGAAGGCCAGCGACGAGAGGCTGAGCAGCTGGTGCCATTCCCGGTGAAACGGCGCCTGCTTGAATGGCTGCCCCTTCTCGTCCCGCATGACGTAGCGGGCGAGCGCCGCCGAGCTGCGGCGCGCCGCCCCGAGCTCCATCCTGTGGATCTCGGCTTCCTGCTCAGCGAGGGATTTTCGGCGGTAGTCAACGGCGAGAGCGGGCATGCAGCCCGAGAGGCTACCCGAGAGGGAAACGGAAAGCTAGCTGGCCGGCGTGACGGTCATCTCGAAGAGGGATTCGGGATCGAAGACCAGCTCGACGCCGCGGGCGACCAGCTCCCCGACGACCTCCTTCCACACCGTCACCAGTCCCTTGGTCATCGCCAACTGGCCTGGTGACAACTCCTGCCAGGGCTTGCCGAGAAAGATCACCTTGTCGGCCGGCTTCCCGGTCGGGTTGGCGGCCAGCCACTTGCGCAGCGCCCGCGGGACGGCGACACCTTCGATGATCCACGGCGCGGGCTCCTGCATCCACTCCGCCACCTTCGCACTCGCCTCGGACCAATCAAGGCGACCAATCAGGTCATCGGTGTGAAGTGGCTCGCCATAGGCCGAGCCCAGCTGCTCGGCCAGGGTCGTCTTGCCCGTCTTGGGTCCGCCGGTGATGAGCACGCGCATCAGGTTCTCCTTGTTCATGCCGAGGGAGCCTCCCCCGAGTAGGTGGACACCTGCCCGCGCCCGCTGAGGACTAGGACCTGCCGCTCGCCGAAGTCCCAGGCCTCCACGCGGCAGCCGGCGGGGAAGTGCCGCTCCTTGGGCTTCTCCCGGTCGAGCGCGCGGGTGACGCGACCCCAAAAGGCCAAGATTGGCCGTGGCAGCTTGTCTCGGCTCACGGGAGGATCGCCTTCTTCATGCGCTCCAACAGCCACAGCACGCTCGGGCGGTGATGCTGTCCGCGGAACTCGACGGTCGACTCCCCGTCGTAGTTGCGGGCGATCACGAACCCGCGCAACTTCCCACTCTCCACCTCCCCGACGGCTTTCAGCAGCAGGTCGATCATCGCAGCCTTGTCGTCGGGCGCTGCCGGCTCCGGGGGCTTCTTAGCCAGCCGGAACGCCTCCAGGCTGACGATCTCGTTGTCGTCGCTCATACGGGTCCCTCGTCGAAAAGCGCGTCCACCGTCGGCCGCATGTCTACCACAACGGTCTCGGCGGGCTTGTTCCAGATGAGCAGCTCCCCCACCGGCCCGCGGCCCTGGCCATCGCTGTTGATGGGCCGCCCCACCTCCAGCTTGTCGACCTGCCAGCCCTTGAGGAGGCTTGAGCAGCAGTCCCTGGCCCACTCGGTGTCAGGCTGGCTGAGGATGACGCGAGCGCCACGCTCACCCTGTGTACGCAGGTCCTCGAACAGCTCAATGTCGTCGTCCGAGTGCCATCCCTCGGCGGTGTAGTCGACGAACCCCCCGGTGTAGGGTGGGTCGGCGTAGATCGCCCAGCCGCTGGCGTCGTCCTGCGGAATCCGCCCCAGGACGCTCATCCAGTGGGGCCAGACCTCAAACTGCGCGCCGACCAGCGCGGCTCGCACCCGGTCCAGGTGCTCGAAGTCCGGCTGGAAGCGGTAGAAGCTGCCGTCCTGCCGTCGGCCGATGGGGACGTTGAACTCGCCTTTGCTGTTGAAGCGGACAAGGCCGTTCATGCAGGTCTTGTTGAGGGTGAGGAGCAGCGCGCCTGCGTAGTCATAGGCTCCAGGCTGCACCCCGTTCGCCGCGTAGCAGTTCAAGGCCTCGCGATGGTCGTTGAAGGCGGCTTGTGGGTCTTCAAACGTCCGCTTGCTTGCTCGCTGAAGCAAATCGGCAAAGGCCACATTCCTCAGCCTCCCAGCCAGCGCCTCCCAGAACGCCCGCACCGGACCGCACGCCTCCCCGGCCACCAGCTGGACGAGCCGTCCCTCCCCGGCCAGCCGCACGCCGATGGAGCCGCCACCCCAGAACGGCTCGGCGTACTTGAAGCTGCCCGACGGGAGCCGCTTGTTGATCTCGGCGAACAGCTTGCGCTTGCCGCCGGGGTACTTGAGGGGAGAGGTGAGTGGCTGGGGCTTGGTCATGGCTCGCGGTGTACCCCGGCTGGCGAGCAGCCGGCAACCCGGAACGTGCGTTCAGCTGGCGAGCAAGAGGCGCAGCGCGCCCTGCCACGTCGAGGTGTCCACGCGCAGGCAGATCTCGGCGTCGTCGTCCCACACGAGCGCGAGGGAGAAGCCGGTGGCGTCGGTCGTCATCGCCAGAGATGGGTCGGCCGGCTTACCGCGGCCGATGGCTATCCCGGCAGCCATCGTCAAGGCATTGTGCGTGCCGATCTGGTGCGGGTAGGTCCACTTGATGATCTCGATGCTGGCGGCTGTCACGCGTCACCCAGGATCTTGTGGATTTCCACCAGGCGCGCCGTCTCGACGATGGGGAGGGTGAGCGCAGCTCGAACGCGAGCCAGCTTATCCTCCGCCTCGCTCGTGTAGGGTGACGGCTGCTTTGCCGGCAGCTTGAGCCCCTGCAAGCGGTCAAGCCAAACCTGCGCACCCTCGGCCCCGTATTTCGCGGAGTCGGCGAGAGCCTGCGCAAGCGCGCCTTCGAGAACGGACTGCGCTGCTTCCAGAGCTCGCTGCTCCGGCGTCCCGATGGCGTGCGCGATCTCCTCTTCGATGGCGTTTGCCGCCGCGTCAAGTTCCTTGCGCCGATCGCGCTCACCGTCGTTAGGTCCGCGCACTATCTCTGCGCGCAGCTTGGCAAGCTCGCCAGCGAGCGCTTGACACTTCATCGCTCGCACTGCGCGCGGTAGGTTGTCTAGATCTAGGTCGAACATGTTTAGCCTTTCTTCCAAAACCAAAACTTTTCTACGAAGTTGCAAACGCTGTCAGCTGTTATCGGTCCGCTGGACATAAGCATGTTACTTCCGTCGCGCATGCCGCCAACACCTTCAAAGCGTAGACGCTTTCCTCGGACAACAACTTTGATACTAGACCTTCCGTTTTTTTCGATAAAATCATCCTGATCTAGTTTTGCTCCATATTGAGCGAGCGCTTCATTCACGATAGCTGCAATTTCTGCGTTCATCCTTGCACGATCTTTCCTTCGCGCATCCACCGCGCGAACAACTTCGCCGGAACGTCTGAGTCCGTGTCAACGGTCGCAGGCTGACCATACAGGAACTTACCTTTGGCAAAGTCCTGCGCTCGCTTGATCTTGGTAAACCGCGCAGTGTGCGAGCAGTCGCCGGCCGGACCGCTACCGCGCGACTCGTCGAAGTAAACGACTGTGTGAACCGTTGCCATGTTGACTACTCCTTGTACTCTGTCCACTCAACAGGAAGGTAGTTAGCCGACGAGTCGCGGCTTGACAGGAAGTCCGCGAAGATCTGGTCTGACCACTCGTAACGGTATCCATCAAATACCGCTGTAGTCCGTTGAAAATGCTCGGCTACCTCATCTACTAACTGAGCCAGCGCCTTGCGGATAAAATCCGCTTGTTTTATTCTGTGAGCCATCACAGCGTCAAGGCGCTCGTTACCGTACGGCAGTACATCCACTTCCTTCGGAAGTACACGCGTACCTAGCGTACCGTACCACTTGCCGTTCACCGTGGTAACGCTGCTGTGCGTGCTGGCTAGGTCGCCAGGCTCTAGGACTTCCGCGACTACCGTAGGTGTACCTATGATGCGGTAGAAGTGGACTAGGCCGGTTTTACGTATGGCGGTCATGATGCTACTTCCAACCTTTAGCAGCCTGCGCACACAACCTAGTGACAGCTTGGTCAACCTTACCGTTTACGCTGTAACCGATCGGCGTGCGCCAACCTAGGCAAGTCTGGCGAAACACGCTCACAACTTCCTCACGCCGTTGCTTGCTTAAAGCCTTGAATTGCTCTAGTTTACTGAAGCGTGCCTCATGCTTGGCCATCGCTTCGCGGCGCACCTTAAGCGCTTCCTCGCTTGCGGCTTGCCGATAGCGCCAGGTACCGCTTATGATCTGTTCTACTTCTAGTGGTGTGAGCGACTTTGCCATGATGACCAAACAACATAGCAGACATCGTGCCAACACACGTCTTCACAAGCTCACCGACGGCTAGACAAAAGGTTCAACCATTTACGAACCGGCTAATCCTCAGTTTTCTGAGACTACTGAACGCAGTTTCAGTTACCTAACTTCCGAGTGTAAAAGTTGGCACGGTATTTGACCAGCGACGTGATTCTAGGAAACTGAGGTTGCGTATCAGAAAACTGTGGATCTGCGCAGGCTACACTAGATGAAGTCCTTGATCTTTGCGGACTTTAGGATCTGGCATGATGCGTGCTAGGTTGTTTGGACATCATGGCGAACAAGAAAACCAAGCTGGTCAAAGAAGATTCTTGGTCTAAGCGCGTGGCTGACGCCAAAAAGTCGCTTACCAAAGAAGAAAACGATTTTATCGTAGCGATGGTTAAGAAGTACAGCCAAGCTAATAAAAAGCGCTAGCTTAACCATGCTCACACCTAAAGAACAGAGAGCTCTAGTCCTCCGCATAGACCGCAAGCGAGCTAAGGCGCTGCGCCTAGTTCAGGATGCTGAGCGAGCGATGGCGGATGCGCGTGAGGACGTGATAACCGCTGGTTTTGGTCCGGAGATGAAGCTAGGCTTCACGAACGCGATAATCAAGCTAGGCGAAGCGGCTCAGCTGGTAGGAAAGGCTTAGGACTATGGCAAAAGCGAATGTAGGCGGATCTATTCTTCCTTCTAATAACCATGAGGTACTTCGCCTAAAAGAGCACGTCAACGGATCATTTCAGGTGCGAGTTCTAAAGGAAGCAGACACGCACGCGCTGTACTTCAAACATCCTGACAGCGCCGATTTTTGCATGCTCGCGTCGCATCCTAACGGATTTAGTTGCGACGAATTAGGTAAACGCATTATTGACGTGTGGAACAAAAAAGGAGACGTAGGCCGCGCGATGGCGCAGTTTGACTACATTCTTGATTGTGGTGGTTTAGGTATGAAAAGATCGTCTGTGGAAGCGATTATAAATCAGCTCTGGTAAGACCAATTTCACGATCGGCGGTCTTAATCGACGCCTGATCCTCGCACACCAAAGGATCAGGCTTTACCGCGTCTGCTTCCGCTTCCACCGCTACCGTCTGACACACACCATTCCTACATACGGCAGGCTTTACGCATTCCGCGTTGCTTGAACACACGGATCTACCTGCTAACCAGCGTGCCGACCGGCAAACCGTCCGGCCGAAGGTCGGCTTGAAAGTCGCCGATCGGAGCCTTCTTCTGGGCAAAGAGGCCAGTCGGCACCGCCTGCTGCAGCCGCGCCAGCACCACCCCCTCACCAGCGCGGTAGGCCAAGGCCGAGGTGAACAGGAGCAGCATGAGGGCGGCGAGCTTGCCGCTGGACGGCTCCTTGATCGGTGGCGGGAGCGGGTAGCCAGCCAGGGCCGCCAGCTGCTCCGGGGTCCGGCCTGGGTGGGCGATGAACGCCAGCCGCTTGTCGTGGTGCCGCTCGCGCGAGCGCTGGGTGTAGGCGTAGGTGGCGCACACGATGGCCAGGCCCAGGACCGACCAGGGGTTGAGGTTCGAGAGGAAGTTGAACAGCTCGGTGAGGTTCACAGCGGGGGTCCTTTCACCGGGTAGCCCCAGATCTCGGACTCCCCGGCGCGGTCGGCGAACACGGTGAGGCCGCCGTTCTGGGCAAGGCCCGTGTAGCCGGAGGTGGTGTCGATGTCGAAGTCCTGGAAGCGGGACCAGCTGTCCCCGCAGTCAGGGCTGGCTTATGTAGACCTCCCAGGGTTGCAAATTCCCCCGGTGACATTGTGCGAGTTGCAGATGTAGTCACGATCCTCGGAGGTGTATTCGACCGAAGTGCGACAGGTGCGATTTGAGGCCATGATCGCGTGCGACGGGCAGTCGCCCGGATCGGGCTCTCCGCCCAAGTGAAAGCCGCGGTTGGCCAGGACGTGCCCAAGCTCATGGGTGGTAATGTCGTCCAGTTCGTGGATGGTATAGCTCGATAGGACGAGCGAGCTGTGACAGAAGTAGATCTTGCCGCTCGCCGGGAGCGCGGCGAATGCCTCGACGCCCTTCTTTTGGCAGTACGATCCGTCGGTGTCGATCAACGTGATGACCTGGACGGAACCCTCGTCCACCGTGGTGGTGCCACCGGCGTGGCCAATGGCCCGGCGCATGCCATCCAGCACTAACTGCGCCTTCGGCATAGTCGAGGACACGTCGATGAAGAAGGGCCGATCAAGGCTCCACCGCGGGCTGCCGTCAAGCGTGTCTGGGGCGTAAATTCCGCATCCTGCGAGCAATGAAACGATCGCAGATACGCGCACTGTCAGTTGTAGCGACATTTGAACCGCACCCCCCCGAAGTACCCAAGCCCATTCGAGACGGTCCATTGCACCGTGGGTTGGATCCAATCGCCAGCAGCGATAACCCCGAGGTTGGTCGTGTCACTGCAAGTCGTGGTTCCGTTGGTGTAGCTGCAGGTCACAGAGGTCGAAAGGTCGCTCCATGACCCACCTTTGTTTGTGGACTTACGAAGGCGGTAGGTGACGGTTCCGCTACTCGGCGTGTCCGACTGAGCGGTCAGCAGAAAGCAGGTTCCTGCCGCCACGGACTGAAACAGCGGGGTGCCGACCGCGGACAGCTGAACCGTTGTCCCGTTGCCGGGATAGATAGCATACTCATTGGTTGTGGTTCCTCCGTAGAAGGAGAGATCGAACTCGAAGGGAACATTCCCAATTTGCAGTACGCCGGACGAGTCAACGTAAACGCCTTGCCCGAAAGTAAGCCCTGAGGCGACGCTCTGGCCGAATCCGCCGTTTGCCTTCGGCAGCGTGCCGCTCACATCTGAACCGAGCCGCACCGTGCATGTGTTGTTAGCGCAGTTCAGGGTCTTGTTTGTGAGAATCTGCGAGCCCGTCAGCGTGACGATGTTTGCTGACAGCGCTGCATCTGGGACGGCGGCGCAGGCAGGAGGAGACCCACCCACCAAGACCGTGCTGGCCGAGCTGCAGGCCGCAGTCTCAGCGTAGGCGCTACCGGTATCATAAAGCAGCTTGTTCGCGGCCGTTGGCGCAGGAGGCAGCCGCGTGTCGTTTCCCTGCGTCGCCGTGTTGCTCCCGGTCCCGTAGACGACCGCCGGCGAGATGGTCGCCCCGAGCGCCACGGTCCCGCACCCCGACAAGCCGGTGCAGCTGAGCGTGATCGAGCTGTTTGTCAGGGAGGCGTTGGCGATGTTGCTGCAGGTGTTGCTGCTGCAGTTGATCGTGACGCCGAACAGCGACCCCGTGACGGAGGCAGCCGGAACGCTGGTCAGCCCGGACCCGCTGCCTGTGAACGTGGTCGCTGTGACCGCCGCCGGCGTCACGCTGCCGATAGCGCCTGGGGAGGCCCAGTTGACATAGGAATTGCCGAGGGGTGCCGTGCAGTCGATCGCGGAGCCGCCCGAGGTGCGGCAGCGCACGATGGTTTGACCACCTGCGGGTGCAGCGAGTGCGAACAGTGCGGCGGCTGCGACTAGAAACAGCTTTTTCATCAAAATCCCTCCACCTGGCCGATAGACACCGCCAGATAAACCCCGTCGTAGACGCCGCACTCGCGGCTGAAGATCCCCGTCAGCGTGGCGTCGCCGCGCGGGACCATCCCGCCGACAGCGTTGGGAAACAGCGGCACATCCTGGGTCCAGCCCGTCGCGCCCACCGGAGCGAGCCGGCCCGGCGGGTAGTACTCAACGGTCGCCGCTGCCGCACCCCCTACCACGCACATCCCGCCGCCGAGGAGCGCGGCGGCGCTGGCCTCGGTACCGTCGTGTGCGGTAAGTCCAGCAGCCAGCCGGGACACGAACGTGTTCGGCGCGGTGAGCGCGGCCAGCTCCCCGGTCACAGTCAAGCCGGGGATGGCCACGGCCGCGGCGGCCCACTCCACCCCGTCCCAGCGCAGGAACTTCCCCGCATCTCCCGGTCCAAGGACGCCGGCCCCCACCGGGTTGTTGCGGATCCTCACCACCGTATTCGAGGCGGAGTTCCCCACCGCATCTCCGGCGAGCACCACGGTGGAGCCCGTCGCCGGAACGCCACCACCGCCTATTTCTGCTAGGCCCGCCATCTACTTGGCCTTGTTCGCGATGATCTTGATGGTGGTACCGGCCCCGCTGTCGACGTTGCGCAGGAACACCCGCGTCGCCCGCTCGTTGACGGCCAGCGACTGCCCCGGGCCGCTCACGTCCACGCTGCAGTCGTCGACAAGGCTGCTGTCCGGGTGCCTGCGCACCGAGTCGAAGGCGATCTGCACCACGCTCGGGGTATCCGCCCCGTCGTCGCTCCCTCCCTGGTTAATAAAGAGGAAGCTGTCGGGCGTGAATGGTATGACCACCTGCGGGTCGGTGGGGTAGGCATCGTCGGACACATCTACGTACGCTTGGAAGACCGGCATGCCACGAGGATAGGGCGGCGCCGCCCCGGCGGCCTAAAGACGGATGTTCAGGATTGCCAGCAGCACGCAGATCGGGTGATGTATTTTGCGAAAGGATCACACCATGCAAAAAACGATCATCGTCTACGCACTCCTGCTTTCCCTCCTACCTCTGGTCCATGCGGAGAAACCCAACGAAGACAAGGCCAAGAAGCAGTACATCGAGATCGAAGCGGCCCCGAAAGGATCTCCGGTCGGGACCAAGGCCAGCTGGGACAAGGGTAAGCCGACCCCGCCCGAGTCCACAAAGCGCAAGATCCGCAAGGCGCTCGGTTTCGAGAACTAGCCTTCCGCCGCCACCTCCGCCTCGATCGCCGACTCGATACCCTGCGACAGCCGGTCCAGGTCCTCCATGTAGCTGGCCACCTCCAGCGCCCGCTGCCGCAGGTCCGCGCTGGAGATCGCCTCCCCGTCGCTGCCTGTGCTTGAGGCGTCCTTGCCGCCGCCGACCGGCATCCCGCCCACCGACAGACCGAGGATCATGGTCCGGTCGCCGCCACCGATGAGGGCCTCGGTGGTGATGACGCTCGATTGCGCCGCCATGAGGGCCTGCTGCAGCTTGAGTATTCGCATGAGCCAGTCGTACTTCTTCTCGGGGCTGAGCTCCGCATCCTCCAGGTCGTCGGCGATGCCGCGCATGAGGGCCAGGGCCACCTTGTCCAGACCCACCCCCTTGTTGCCGGCGCCGGTCATCTCCGCCCGCAGCCGCCGGATCTGCTCCTGCTCCATGGCCAGGACGCCGATGGCCTTGAGCCCGTTGAGCGCCGCGTCGGCCTTCAGCCGCCGCCGCAGGGTCTGCGCCTCGGCGTCCGCCTGCTCCTCGCGCAGGGCGATGTGGTTCTGCACCTCGTCGCTGATAGGCGGCCGGACCTGCCTGAAGCCCCCATCACCGTCCGGCTCCTGCAGCCCGCGCGCCCACCAGGCTCGCAGCTGCTCGGCGTCCACCGGCTCCAGGTCCCGGGCCTTGAGCTCGCCGCCGAGCGCCGCCGCCACGCGCTCGAACTGCCCTGGCTGCTGCTTGAGCAGCTCAGCAGCGCGGTCGAACGTCCTCGGCACTCGCTGCTTCGTTCGCTCCCGGGCCGTCAACTGCCGGTCGGCGATCGTCTCCTTAATAGGTGGGCGAGCGACCACGGCCCGCAGGCGGACCTGGCGGACAAGGCCCTGCTCCCACCAAGTCTTGAGCTGCTGCTCGCTGGTGATGTCGAGATCTTCGCCGGCCTTCCCTCGCATGCGCTGCACCTCGGCCTGCAGCTGCCGCCTGACCTCGGGGAAGTCGCCTGGGTAGGTGTCGAGCAGCTCCACGGCCCTGTCGAAGGTCCGCTCCTCCCGCTGGTCTCGCTTGCTGGCGGTCACAGCGCACCAAGCCCGCGGCATGCCCGCTGCCGGGAGACCCAGGCAATGACGCTGCGCAGCGACCGCAAGTCGAGCAGCGGCTCGCGGCCGGGGACCTTGGCGGCGGCGCGGCGGACAGCGGACAGCGGCGCCCCGGCCAGCTCGGCGACAAGCGCCGCGGTGTAGTGGTAGCGGCGCGGCCCGCGCTCGCGGTGCTCGGCGATGACGGACCGGGGATTCGTTTTAGGGGGGAGGAGGCTGAAGGTGCGCACGGTGTGCGCAAATTGTAGGGGGATTACGGCTGCTGCGGCGAGTCGGGGGTGGTCGGGGTGTTGGTGGGCTCAGTGGTCCACGGGGTCTTCGAGACGTGAACAAACGGCCAGCCACGTTTCGGGAACCCCTCCAGCTCCACAGCACCTCCAGTCACACACTGCACCTTCTGAGGAGATCCGATGGCGGCCTTCATGTCAGGCTCAAAAGACATCTCGAAGTACTCGTCCCGCGGACAATACCCTTCCCATTCGCGGACGTAGACCGTGTCGCCGGGTGCGAAGAACGCATCGGGGGCGGCGGCCGGCGCAGGCTCGGAGCTGGGGCGGCGGACGAGATCGAGCTGGGAGGTGGGGATGACGTACGGAAGAACCCCCTCAAAGTCGGCAACGAACTTGCCCGGCTCGTCGCCCGTTTGAATGCTGGAGATGATCAAGTCCTTATCGAGAAGGGACTCCATCCCCAGGCCATTTTCATCACGCCAAAGTAGGCCCTCGACGCGACCCTCCCACTTCCGCACCCGGACGATGTCGCCCACATGGAACGGTCCGCCGCCGGTCGGCGCCACGTCCGCCTTCTCGCCCTTGTCCTCCTCGCCGAGGATGCGACTAACGCCGCAGTCGGGGTCCGTGCACTTCTTGGCGTGGTCCCGCATCTGCTGCTTGAGGTCCTCGGGCAGACGGCGCGCGAAGCCGCGCAGCGTCCCCATGCCGTCAAGGAGATCAGCAAACCCACTCATCGCCTCTTCCTTGAGGTCGTCAGTGGACTTCTTCTTCACCTCGTTCTCCTCAATGGTGCGCAGGATGTCCTCCCGCAGGTCCTCCTGGAACCACGCCAGCGAAGCGCCTCCCGGCACGAGGCGGGGGTTGTCGGCCAGCAGCTGGATCTCCTCGATCAGGGGGTCGCCATCCACTGGCACCATGACCAGCGCCCGCGTCTTGCCGACGTGCTTGAACACGTTCTTGGGGAAGTCGGCGTTGAGCGCGTTCAGCTCCTGCTCAACCGTAAACGCCCCGGTGATCTTCCTGCTAATTACGAATACCCACATCGTTCGTCCTCCTTGTTGGTTGTTTACTCTAAAGACGGTAGTAACGGCGGCAGATGCACTGAAGAAACTCCCGCCCGTCTACCTTGATCACAGACATCTCCTGTTCAGCGTGCTCGCAAGACACCTTTTCACCGCTTGCGGGAATCGCGATCGCCGTGTCGCGGCAATCAGGAGCCGAAGACTGGTACTCGTGCTCCGGGCAGCCACATAAAACTAACAGCAAAGCGATCAGCTTGTTTTTCATTATCATCGTGTAGCCCGACACCGATCTACAGCGCAATCCTGAAAGTTTGCTCAGTCCCGGCTACGGTAGACCGGGAGGCTGCGCACCTCGGCCCACTTCGCCCGCTGTCCCTTCTCAAAGAGACTTTTCGGCTCCGGCTCCTTGGGTACGCTGTCCATGAGCTGCTCGATATAACGATCAGCGTTCGGGATGATACTCTCGCGCGTCGCGGCTCGCTTTTTGCGGGCGGCTAAAACCAGTTCGTCAAGATCTTCATCCATTCTCTACTCATCCTTCTTACGCAGCGCAAAGGCTACGATGATTAACGCCACAGCTACACACACTTCCAAAAACGGGTTTACAGTTGTCGTGGTGGCTGCTGTCAAAAGAGCGTAAGTAGCCATCCCAAGGTACATAAACGATATCTTGCTCAAGACTTTCTCCTCGCCGCCCTTACCTGCAAGCGGCACAGCACCGGATCGTCGTGGCCGATGACCTCCCCCAAGCGCCGCCGAAGCGCGGCCGACTCCGCGTCATAACCGGGCCCGGTCTCGCACCGGCGCCACAGCTCGGTGAGTAGCCCGCTGAACGGCGGCAGCGGCAGCCGGACAACGCTGCGGGACTTGGACAGCGCCAGCTCCTTGAGTGGACCGGCCAGCTCCCCGGCATAGAGATAGCCACCGCCCTGCGGGAGCCACATAAAGACCCCGAACCCCAGATCCTGGGCGCAGCCGCCAGCGAGCCGCAGCTCCCGAAGCGCTGCCTGCAGCCCGCCGGTTACGTAGCTCCCGAGCTCGGCGCGGCGCTGCTCGATCCACTTGGCGACCGACGACAGCGACCCGAGGTCAACGTCCCCGCGCTTGGCCGCAGCCGCTGCGTCCGCAGAGCGGCACCCAGCAGCTGCTGCTACCTCGGCAGCCGTGAAGCTGCGGCCGGCGCGGCGGCAGGGCGCGCAGCGGCGCGGGTCGCCGAAGTGTTCAATATCTGACAGGTCGGCCCGCATGAGGCAGGTCGGCGAGGCGCAGCTCTCGACACCGAGGCAGCGGGGGCAGGAGTGGAGGTGCTCTGCGCTCACTTATCCCTCGCAGCAAAACAGATCGCAGCGATCGTTATGGTGCGGACAGCAAAACGAGCCCCAAGTCCGGCGTTGGCCGGCAAGCACCACATCGCCAATAGCCCGAGGCCGACAACTACGGCACCAGTCAAGAGATGCCAGAGGTCGGCGTAAATGGGGACACCGCCGATTTGACCCAGCTTGATCTCGCGCTTCACTTCTTCCTCCTGGGCGCGATCTCCCACCCGGTGTCGACTCCCACGGCGGCCAGCTGCGCCTGCAGGGCGTGGACCTCTCGTTCCTCGATGTCGCTGCGATCAGCATAGGCGTGCAGAACACCGAAGCGGGCCAAGAGCCGGTAGCGCTCGGCGCAGCCGTCACCGATGCAGGGCCTTTGCTGGCACTTCATGCACCACTTCAGCAGCTTCCCCAGCGGTGGCTTTGGGATGACGGGGCCCCTACAGCCGCTCGGCCGGTCCTCCGCCGTGGCGATCCGCTCCCGCCGGCACCACACCTCCTTAGAAGGAACATCGGTCGGATCGGCGTAACGGGCGCAGCGCTGGCAGCAGGCAACGTCCATGTTGACGACCCAATACCGAGTGAACTCCCGGCAGAAGCAGCACCGCTCTTGGATGTGCAGTTCGGCCAAGTCGGGTGGCTCGTGTTCGACGGTGATCACTTTCCCCTCCTGGGCGGCAGCGCCTTGGGCTGCTCGACCACGCAAGCCACCACCTCCGGCTCGCCCTGCTCGGGAGGCTGCCGGTCCTTGGGTGCGGCGGCACGAGTCGGCGGGTTGATGTCCTGCCCGCGCATCTGAAACAGGGTCATGCACTCGGCGACAGTCCCACGGATCTTGAGGATGACCTCGCACGGTTCGGAATCTGGATATTCCTCGCCAAAAGGCCGGGCTTCTCCCATGTAAAAAGGGTGCCGCTGTTTTTCCGTAATGCGTATTTCAGCCTCAGCAATCCTCACGGCTTCACCAGCTTTCGCAGCACCGCGGGCACCGAGGTGAGCGCCCGCAGCGGGACGTTGATCACCGCCTCGACCTCCCGCAGCCGCAGCTCAAGGGAGATGTTCCACCCGAGCAGCGCGCCGAACAGCGCTACAGCAATGATGCGAGCGGTCACGACTAACCCATCTTGGCGACTTCCTCAACGACCAGATCCGCAGCCGCCTTGGTCGCCCGCACCATCCTGCGCTGGAGCTGCAGCAGCCGGTCGGGGCCGGAGGCAGTAGCGGCGAGACGACCTACCGCCGCCTGGATACGCGCAAGGCGCTGGGCCGGGGAGCTGCGCACCCTTTCGACGAAGCTGACCGGCCACCAAGCGTGCAAACCCTCAACGATGCACCCCTCGAAGCTGATCGTGTCGTCCCACCTGTCGACCTCGCGCACTACCTGCGGCTTGTCACAGAACTCGCCCATCGCGTCGAGGAAAACAAGATCGCTAGAGTCGTCCTCGCGCCAACGCCGCGGGACAAGGACATCGCCTACTTTGATCTCATCAATCTTCATCACAACCTCCTTTTAGTGGGAGCCGCGGGAATCCAACCCGCACTACCTGCAGAACTGAACGGGTATGTCGGACCCACTGCCACCTCGCGATCGGCAGATTCTGCGGGCGAGAGCACTACTCCCAGAAACACGTAAACCCTAGATCGTGTCGGTAGGCAATCCTGAACGTGCGCGCAGCGATTAATCTTCTGGCTGAACGGGGCCGATGCTGCGGTGATAACGCATTCGAGGAGCCGGTCCACAGGCCGCCAACGCAGTTACGCACAATAACGCAAAGATGATAATCCTCATGGGTAGTTACTCTTTCCTTTCTTGTTTACTTGCTTCTCGCTCTCGCAGCAGCTTCGCCACCGATGCGAAGTCTGCCGGGTCAAAGTCGCCGCGGGCCACCCAGCGCTGGAGCTGCCGCTTGCTGCGCCCGAAAGCCGCCTCCAGGTCGGACCACGTATAGGTGAACGGGCGAGGACGCTTCGCCTTGCGGCCGGAGGCGAGCGCTTCCCCCTGCCTGCGCAGTAGTTCCTGCGCCTCTCTCAGCTCCCGACGCTGATCGCGGGTGAGCCCCGTCGGCGGAGGCATGGACTCAGACCACGCATTTTCATCCCGCTCTACGGTCAGCTCCCGGCTCATGTCGCTCGAATAGGCCACACCGAACGTCATCCTGTCAACCCTGAACGAACGTCTAGGATTGCGTTGCCGTCGCTGAACCTGTTTTATAGATGCATGCCCCAATCCGCATACGAATATCGCCTCAACGAACTGCACCGCGCAGCCAAGCTGACCCCCGATGAGATCACCGCCGCGAAGGCGAACTTGGGCGGGAAGACACCGTCGCCCAAGTACATGGGTAACGGGGTCTTGTGCGGCGCCTGCACGGAGATCTACCTGACGGGCACGAGCCTCGCCAAGCACGAGTGCGCGCCCTAGTCACCCTCAGCCCTAGCCCCGGGGAAGACAGCCAGCACCTTCTCGTAGTCCCGGGGGTAGCGATCGCGGACGACGGCCATCACCTTAGGGTTGCTCGGATCGAGGTTCGTCGTGTTGAGCCCCCCGAGCGGCGCGGCGGGAAGAACCCCCGTCGCTGAGCAGTAGCTGAGCACGTCCTGCGCCGTCCAGTCGTGGACCGGGTAGACGCGACGCTCCTTGACGTTGAGCCCCACAGCGCCGCCGGTGGCGATGCCCGAGGCGTCCTTCTGCTTGCGGAAGCCGCTGATCATCGCCCGCCGCTCAAGCGAGTCGCGGCTGCGCTGCCCGCCGAGCACCCAGATGTCCTGCCACGGGTCGACGGACAGCCCCTCGATATGGACCCTCGGGCGCTTGCCGTCCTCGTCGGTGGCATCGAGCGAGCTGTTGGCAGCCGCGCTCACGGCCTCCTCGGGTAGCCCCGACAGGTGCGCGGCGTAGTAGAGCCTGGCAGCGTCCTCGCACTCGGTGGCCTTGAGCGTCTTGGCCCTGGGGCCCGTCTCCCGGGTCCTCGGCCGCATGTCCCCGAGCCACAGGTGGTCGGGGAGCGTGTAGTGGGGGACGTAGAAGATGGGGCAGTCCTTGAACCGCCGACGAAGGACGTGGATGGGCCGCTCCACGCAGTCAAGGCCCGGCACCGGGAGGTACCAGTGGCAGGCGCCGAGCCTCACCGACGGGTGCTTGGCTTGCAGCTTCTGCATGAGGGGGAAGAGGACGTTGCTGTCCTTCCCGCCGCTGGCCATGATGAGGAAGTAGGGGGAAATGCGAAACGCGCGCTCCAGCAGGGCCAGGGCGCGCGTCGCGGGGGAGGGAAGCCGGGCGGTCGAGGTCATGCCTCAGGATGCAGCCTCGGGGCCGCGCCGGTCAACGGGTTAGCGGATGGAGCGCTCGGCGGCTCCCTGGGCCTTGCCGAAGCGGCCGATGACCTGCTTCAGGCGACCCGCGCCCCGGCGGCCAGCCGAGACGGCGCGACCGGCGGCGCGGCCCAGGGCCTCCTGCACGCGCTGAAGACGACCGGCCACCGCCTTGGGGGTTCCCCGACGAGCCGCCGCAGCGGCAACACCAGACTCTGCCATGTTCCTTGCTCCTTGCCGCCCGAGGCGGCGATGGGTTGATACGAGGTTCTGATTCAAGATACCCCCGCGCTGCCCGCCGCGCCTACTCCTCGTCCGCCACCTCGATGCCGAGCGCTCGCAAAAGGCGCCAGGCGTCGACAAACGGCTCCCCGTGGTCGAGCGGCATCCCCAGCTTGCCCATGATCTGCCGCCGCACCTCCACCATCCCCTTTGTGTCCGGCAATACAAAAGCGATCTGCCGCAGGATCTCTCGCTCGGCTTTCAGGCGCGCCTTCTTCTTGTGGTCGGCCTTCACGTCCTTGAGGGCCTTGATCTTCTCCTCGTCCTCCAGCACCTCCACCACCTCGGCGCTGTCCTCGGGAGGCAGGTACAGCTCGGGGCTGACATTTGCCTGCTCCAGCGTCGCCCACGAGAGGCCGAAGTCTCGCTCCAGGTCGGCGCCGGGCATCTCGGCGGCCCGCTCCCGCATCATGTCCTCGACGCGGGCCCAGTCGTAGTCCCCCATGAGGTCGCGGCTGTTGAGCTCGATGTTGATGCGCTTCTCCTCGGCGCTGTCCACATCAATCACCGCCGCCGTGATGGAGTAGGGCTTGCCCCCGTGCAGGTCGTCGAGCACGCTCAGTCGCTGGTGACCACCGACGAGGTTCCCCGTCCGCTTGTTCCACACGATCGGCTGCCAGAGCCCCTTCTTCAGGCTCTCCTCTAGCCGGTCGCGGGCGGCCCGGTCGATGATGCGCGGGTTGTAGGGGGCATCCTTCACACTGGCCCGGTCCACGCGAGCTGGGGTGAACGCCTCGTAGCGAGTGAGCGGTGCCGCAGCTGTCGGCAGGTCGGCGACGGCGGGGGGCGGGGGGCGCTGGAGCCGGGCCTTCTTCGGCTCCTTGCTCTCGGTGGATGCAGCGACGGGGACGGCTTCGGTGGCGGGCTTGTCGGCGGTCTTTCTCGGCGGCATGGCCGCGGAGCGTAGCGCCGCGGGGTAGGCGGCGTCTAGGAGTTCTGCGGCGGCTTACCGTCCACGTCGATGAGGCTGGCCTCCCAAGCGTCAGCGTCGTCGAGGTCGCGGTCCTGACGGGAGAGCAGCTTGTTGATCTCGGCGCTGCGCTTCCGGTAGGCGGCGATACCCACCTCCAGCTGCCTGATCTTCGCCAGCGCCGTTGCCAGCTCCTGGGCACCTTCGGCGCGAGCCACTTCCATATCGGCTACCCACGCCTTGATACCGTCAAGCAACTCCCCGCGGTGCTTGTGTGCGCGGATCAACTTCTCCGCCGTCTCTCGCCCCATCTGACTCGGTACGCCGCTCATGTGGCGGTCCCGCTCATGGATGTCATCGACGGTAGCGAAGTAGGATGGCAACCGAACCTCTTCGATGTTCGCTAGCCGCCCAAGCGCCTCCTTCGCCACCTGCACCGCGCCATAAATGCCCATCTGCAGAAGGAGCCTTCCGTCGCTGGCTCCTAAATCGAGCGCCGCTTTCCTCAGCTTATCCGGGTCCATCCTCTACCTCCTTCTCCGTCGACAGGGACATCACCTGCCGCTTGGCTATCTTCCAGGCCCTCTCGACGAGCCACGCTACCGACCTGTCGAGGCGCTGGGCCTCGGCCTGCAGCTCGGCGAGCATCTCCTCGGGGAAGTACAGCGACTGCTTGCCGCAGCGCTTCCCTCGGTAGCGGGTGCCGTGGCCGCTCACAGCTCCCCCTTGCACTTCCCGCAGACGGGCTTCTTCCCGCGGAGCAGCTCACCGACGGTACAGTTGACCCGGTTCTTCTGCCCGCAGCCCTTGCAGACGACGATATCGCCGGGCGGCTTCTTTGGCTCAGGCTGACTCACCGACGGAAACGGCATGCCGTAAAACGGATCGGCCGCCTTGGTGCCCCGGAGAAGCTCCTCGAAGAACGAAGCGCTCCTGTCCCTCCGTAGCTGCTCCTCGGTCTTGCCGGCGTTCATGAACTGCTCGGCCAGCTTCTTACGGGTCTCGTCGGACATGGTCAGCCTCCAGCCTGCTTGGAGATGGTCTTCAGCGACGGGACCTGCACCACCATGCGCTGCTTGAGCGCCTCGGTGAGCTGGGCGTGCGGCGACGCCGACTGCTCCAGGGTGAGGTGGTCCACGTCAGCCTCGGCACCGAGGTCGATGCGGGTGCTGTTGAAGTTGCCGGTGTTGATGGTCAGCCCGACCTGGGCCTTGAGGACTCGGATGCGCATGATCAGTCTTCCTTAGGTGGGTATTTCATCAGCGAAACATTGAGCAAGTCACAACCGGCCGATAAATAAGCATGAACGACTTGACGTTCCATGCGTTGCATGTGCTGCTTGTCAGCGGCCTGCCCAACTTCATGTATGGTCGGCTTCAACCCACACGCTAGAAGTTCCCTTATCCAGGGATCTCGCCTAGCACCTGAATTTGTTCTTGCTCCAGAGACGTGCCCTTCCAACCGTCTTTTGAATTTACTGACAGTTGTTGAACCAACGTACCTGATAGCCTCGATCCCAATAAAACGGGGATCTTTAAGAACGTACACGTAATAACGCATACAATTTTTTTCCTCATCAGTTCCATACCTAGCGGTTACTGCTTCCTAAAAGGAAGCGCCCGCACGCTACTTTTGGACGTGATACCACTCCACCTCGGTCTTGTTGTCCGGGTGCGGATCGATGTGAACGCGCTTGAACGCCTCGAAAGAGGGCCATACCTGGATGCACGGGGTGGCGCCGCGCCAGCGGACCACGCAGTCACCGGACGGGAACACGATCCCATCAAGGACGATCCCGGTCCCGCTCACACCCGTCTCGTCCGCCTTGCGAGTCAGGGCAAACACCTGCGGGTGCATCACTTTAGGACCTGGAACATCAACCATCGGAGAGCGAATAGCCATGATTTACCCTTTCAGCCCAAACGTCTTGCGAACCTTGCCCAGCGCCCCGAACGTGAGATCCCGCGCCTTGTCGAAGACGACCGCGTGGACCGCGTCCCGCAGGTCACACTCGGCTTGGTTAGTCACCCGCTCCCGCGAGTGGATCACTGGATAGTCGGCCATTTGTCACCCTTTATGCCGGTTTCAGCCAACCGGGTTGCTTTGCACGCCGTCTCTGGACCATCAACACATCTGCATAAGCACGCGGGTCCACCTTTTTAAGACAGCGCTCACACTTATCCTCGATAAATAAGTCAAGCGACCACCCATGAGACGGAGTGATACCGCAAGCCGATTTCCGATCCCTGATCTCGGCAAACTTCTCCGTGTCCAGGGCATCAACAGCGTGCAGGCGCCAACTACGCTGGCCAGCGTCGTACCCGGTACGAGGTGATCTTGGATTAGGCGCAGTGGTCAGCCACTGCCAAACACCTGTCATTTACGGGCCGTCAAATTACCAGCCGCAGTCTGAAGCATACCGGCCTGCCAGCGGAGGGTGTCGGCGCATGCCATACGAATGCGATCCTCGATCATCATCCGAAGCGCGTCCAGCGGGATGCTCTTGTCGCCAACAAGGTTCATCACGTAGTCAACGGCGGCTTTTATGTCTTTGTCCATGGCTAAGACTCAAACACCACCAGCCACCCAAAGTAAATACCTGACGTTCGTTCAGTGGTTTGCCCTTGCCACCGCAAACCGCAAGGTCTAACTTCCCCCACACACGAGAGCCGCACTTTCGCAGCTCAAAACAACGTAAATAAGAGGTTTCACATGGCCCGCATCCCCACCACCACCCCCGCGCCCGCCAAGAAGATCACCCGCCCCTACCCGGAGCGCTTCCGCGAGCGCATGGACCTCCACACCGCCGGGCTCGCGAGCCTGCTCGCCCACGCCGCCGCCGAGACCAAAGACAAGGGCTTTGCCGCTCTGCACCAGGCGGCCGACAAGCTGCTCCAGCAGTGGAAGGCCCCCTATCGCAGCCACTCAGGCATCGACTCGCTGCAGAGCCCCCGCCGCGGGCGCGGGATCGGCCCGGTCCTCGACAAGGGAGCGAAAGTCTTCCTCGTCGGCAGCGAGTACGAGCGCGCCTCGGTGCTGCACGGGCCCAAGGTCGCCCAGGCCCAGGGCGAGGTGCTCGGCGTCACCGGCGGGTGGGTCAAGGTCAAGCTCCCCACCGGGCAGGTCGCCGTCGCCACCTCGCGCATGCTGACCAGCGACCCGCAGAAGGCCAAGCAGGCGCAGGACGACATCGAGCAGAAGCTCGCCGCCGCCGGCCCGGTCTAGCTGACCAAACGTCCAGTCTGGACAGCCGACCCCACCCTCCTACACGATCTCCTTGCTCACCAAACAAGGAGATCGCCCCCATGAACCAGTCCAGTCCCGAAAGCATCCTGCTCGAAGCCATGCTCTTTAACATGGAGGGTAAGCACCCGTCCGCCGCCATCGAAGCGCAGGAGGCGCGCGGGCAGGCCGAGCTGGCTGCTGCAGCAGCCACCGGAAGCGCCCAGCTCCCCACCCGCTCGCCGTGGGACGAGCTCGAAAAGGCCGGTGTCATGCGCCTCGGCCCGGTCGACGGTGACGACCTCTTTCAGCGCGCCGAGCTGCCGGCCGGGTGGTCGATCAAGCGGACGGACCATTCCATGTGGTCGAACCTCCTGGACGACAAGGGCCGCAAGCGGGCCAGCATCTTCTACAAGGCCGCCTTCTACGACCGCGGGGCGCGCTTGCACATGGACACCCGCTTCAGCACCGACAGCTACGGACACCCCGACTACGAGAAAATCGCCATGTGCGTCGTCAAGGACGGGGACAAGGTGGTGTTCACCAGCGATCGGATCGAGATGCTGACCGACGCAGACCGCTACGGCTGCCGCGACAAGGAAACCGGCGTGGAGACGCCCAGCAAGCGGGAGGTGGCGCAGAAGCAGTGTGAGGCGTGGCTCGGGGAGCACTACCCCGACTGGCGCAGCACCTCTGCCTATTGGGACTAGATCGTCTACGATCGGCACCGTGTCCCGCCCCCGCAACCCGAACAAGAAGGCCTGCCGCGCCGCCTGGGCCTCCTCTGCCTACGCGGCCCGGGTAGCAGCCGGTCTCTGCGTCGAGGCCGGCTGCGGCTCGCCTCCCGCTCCTGGGAAGCGCCGCTGCCCGCCCTGCCTCGAATGCCAGCGGCACAAGTCCAAGGACCGCTGGGTGCGGCGGGCCGCCCTGATTAAGTCGGGTCCCCGAACAGGTGATAGTTGATGTAGCCGACCCCGGCCTGCATCGCCGTGGTCTTGAGCGAGATAGCTAGGATCGGGGTGCCGCCGCTCGCCACGGGATTGGCCCAGGCGAACACGCCCCCGTTCGGAATGGTCTGGCTGGTCGCTGCGGCGCCGTTGATCTTCACCTCCAGCGGCTGCCCGGTCCGGTTCTCGATGAGGCCCGCCTCGGCGTCCACGGTGATCCCGCCGAAGGGGACGTTGTAGACGGTGGCGGCAGCCGTGGCGTCGGGGATGTCGATGGAGCCGTGCTCCTGGGCCTGGTAGCTCGACTGGATGGCTCGCTGGGGCATCACCACCTGGTCGCCGTCGGGGCCGACGTAGGTGAGCTGGAAGGTCATCGTCGCGGTCTTGTTCGACATGGGCTTGCGCCTCTCCTCTAGGGGGTTTGTTCTGGAGAGGATAGCCCGCCCGCGCTACCCTGCGGCGCATGTCCCCCTCGAAAGCCCCGCCCCGCCCCATCCAGCTCGTAGTCCCCGTCGCTGATTGCCAAGACACACCGACGGACGAAAATCCCAATTCGATGGATGAGGCATCCTTCGCCGGTCTATGTGAGGCGGTGCGGCGGCTCGACTTCGCTCAGGCGATCACCCTCCGAGCCCTACCCGGCAAGCAGTACGACATCGTCGACGGCAACCACCGCCTCCGAGCTGCCCGGGTGGCTGGCCTTGTCGAGCTGCCGGCGCTCGTTTACCCCGAGTCGATGACCGACGCACAGCTCCGGGCGCTGCGGCTGGCGCTGAACCGCTGGCGCGGGGAGCCGCGGCAGGACGTGGTGGCCGCCGACCTCAAGTTCCTCCACGGGGAGGGTTGGTCGCGCGAGGACCTGTACGCCGCGGCCGGCTGGGACCGCGCCGACATGGACCTGCTGCTCGGGGTGGAGCCGGGAACCGACGGCGCCGGCGCGCAGCTGCCCGACCTGCCGGACCCGGACGCCGGGAGCGGCTCGAGAGACGCTGACGCGCCGGCGGAGCGCAGCGAGCAGTCGCCGCTGCTGGAGGTGAGCTGCTCGACGGCGGCCGGGCAGCGGGAGCTGAAGGCGCTGTTGTCGCGAGCCTGCAAGCGGGCCGGGGCCCGAGGGAAGTTCAAGCTGGAGGCGGGACTGCGGTGGGCGCTGAAGGAGGCGCTGGGGGAGAACTAGCGGAGGATGGTGGCGATCCGCGCCTTAAAGAGCTGCGCCGTGCGGCGGCCGATGGCGGCACGGGCCTCCTTGCTGACGACGATCTCGCCCGCCGCCTCGCGCTCCACGTCCTCCACCATCGCGGCGATTACTTTGGGGGTGGCTCCAATGTCGGGTACGGGGCAGATCTTGTCGATGACGTGCGCCAGCCGCATCTCCGTCACCCACTCGGCGGCGATGGCGTCCGCATCGGCGAGAACCTTCAGCTTGTCCGGGTCGATGACCTTTTGCGGTGTGGCGCGCTCACGGAACTCGTCCCGCTTGTGCTTGGCGATGATCCGGTCGCCGTTGTTCTTGGTCAGCTCAACAAGCGGGCGGAGAACGACACCCTCTTTCTTCTTATCTAACCCACATCCGCGATTCGCCGCCAGGATCGATGGGGCATCCCGACACCAATCTAGGTTGGAGAGGTCGGTCGGTAAGCGGACGTATGGGACGAACTCCAGCCCGAGAGCTGTAGCGACCTGCTCCGCATCGGGCACCGATAGCCAATACTCGCCAACCTTCACGTCAAAGGCGATAAAGCGCAGCTCGGGACCGTAAGTCGCGGACATACCCTGGCACTTGCCGCCGTATGCCTCACCAAAGATGGTGATGTCTGGATGCGTGAGCGCCCGGAGGCGATTCGTCAGATCATTCTGATCGAAGAGGGCCTTGAACCTCTCGTGCGACTCACCACCCGAGAAGAAATTAAGGACGCAGCCCTCGCTCCACTTGACGTGAGCGCTCGTGCCGTGGACTTTCTCCAGGGCGTAGCACTCCCGAAAGAGCAAGATGTCCTGCGACTTATACAAGTTTTCAATGTGTAGGTATCCCATACGCCGCATTGAAACTTGGCCCGGCTTGAGATTGCAATCCTGAACATACGTTCCTGATTGCCCCCGGCGGCGGCTGCGGGCATGTTGCCGAGCATGAACAAGTACAAGCACCACCCGATGCGGGCCGAGACGACAGCGCTCGGCTACGAGGGGATCCGCAAGAAGTACGGCAACTACTGCGCCGCCGCCCGCCAGCTCGGCGTCACCACACAGACACTGTACGCCTGGTGCCCGGTCCCCGAAGCGGCCAAAACGTGGCACCCGCGACGGGATTCGGTCAGTCCTGACCCCGCCTACCCGGATCTGGCGCCGAGGGCCGCCATCTACCTCCGCAAGATCATCGAGCTCACGCGGCAGAGCGGCGGCAAACCCCCGACCCTGCGCGACCTGGGCGCAGCCCTCGGTGCCCGCTCTACCAACGGGGTCAACGACCACATCAAGGTCCTCACCCACCACGGCTACATCGAGAAGGCCGGCGGGCGGTACAAGAGCTGCGGCTACCGGCTCACCGACAAAGCGGTGCCGCCGCTCCCGCGCGAAGACATCGAGAAGATGGCCGACATCATCATGTACTACGAGGACCCGACCTCGCCGCACTACCACCGGGCCAGCCGCGTGCTTGACTGGCTCAAGGCTACGCTGCCCTGACCGCACGTTCAGGCTTGCCCTCCCCCGCCGATGGTGCTTACGTCGGTGCATGGTCACTCCCACCCAGCTACGCGCCGAGCTAGCAGCGGCCGAACACGCCAGACGAGACGCAAAAATTGCCGCCCTTGAGAAGCACATCGACGACCAACTCCGAGCCAAATTCAAAGGGTTTGGCGATGTCGTACATGTAGACCTCCCGATAAAAACCCGTGTAGCACTGCTTCATCAGGTAGTGCGCAAGTACGTCGAGACCGGATGGATGTGGACACCCACCGAGGGAGACGGGGTCTACGTTCAAGAGATCATCCTCCGTGGCCCGGCGCCAGTCACCTCTGAGGGCCTGTGATTCTCCAGGTCCACCCCGCGATCGTCCGCGCCGTCGGCAGTCCCGAAGAGCTGCAGGCGCTGCACGAGGAGCTGACCTACGACCTCGGCAAGCGCCGCGGGCGGCCCGAGCGAATGTGCCTGTACGACCCCATGACCCGCAGCTTCCCGATCGGGCTGCTGCAGGAGGCTGAGTCGGCGCTGCGCTCGCGTGGGGTCGGCGCTGCCAGAAACGACTTCCGCACCCTCCCTGGGCGGCGGCAACTGCCGCTCGCCTGGCTGCTCCCCCACCAGCGCGAGGCCGTCGAGGCAGCGCTGCGAGCTGTCGTCGGCTGCATCGACGTGCCCACCGCCGGCGGCAAGGGTGAGATCATCGCGGCCCTGGCCATGTCGCTGCTCGGCCGCGGGCTGGTCCTCTGCGACGACATCGGCGGCGTCCACCAACTCGGCGACCCGCTGCCAAAATACGACTCCCGCGCAATACTCGACGGTGATGGGCGCACAAAATCACCAAAGCCCGGCCGCATCGCGCTGCGCAGCGGGGAAGATCCTGGCCTCATCGGTGACGGGCTGTGGCAAGGGGACCGGCGAATCACGGTCGCCAGCCCCGCCACCATCGACCAACAGTTTGACGGGGACAGGTGGTCGCCAAAGGCTCTAGAGCTCCTCGGGCAGGTCGGCTGGGTGCTGTACGACGAGGTGCAGATGAGCGGCTCGCCGCGCAGCCAGCGCATCCTGCGGGCGATGCCCCGCTGCGTCGTCCGCATCGGGCTATCCGCCACCGTCGGGGGGCGCAGCGACAACCGGGACGCGGCGGTTCGAGCGCAGTTCGGACCGATCGTCTACCGGGTGCCGCGAGCGGAGCTGGAGTCGCAGGGGATCATCTCCGAGTGCCGGGTGGTCATGGTCCGCTGCGACCAGCCGGATACCCCGCACTACAGCTCCGACGGCTACCAGCGAGCCGTGTCGCTGTCCAAGGCTCGGAACGCGCTCGTCGCCGAGATCTGGCGCCGCAAGAAGACGGGCATCCTCACCTTCGTCCGCGACATCGACCACGGGCGCTACCTCGCCAAGATCGCCGAACACGTCGGGATAAAGTCCGCCTTCGTCTTCGGGGATGACAGCTCGGAGGCACGCAAGGACCTCATTGAGCGCTTCGAGCGCGGGGAGATCGACAACATCATCTGCTCAAAGATCTTCAAGCAGAACACCGACATCATCCACGCCTACTGGTGCATAAACGCTGCCTCTGGGCGCAGCCCCATCGAGGCCATCCAGCGCGGGGGGCGCGGGGGGCGCATCTGCCGCACCGAGAACTGCCGGCGCTGCGCGGAGATGGGGAAGAAGGAGTCGGTGACGATATTCGACTTCGCCGACGAGGACTCGAAGGCGGAGGCGGCCAAGCGGCGCAGCCTCACGCTGCCGGGGCAGTGGCTGCGCCGACACGCGGAGGCGAGGAGGAGGGCTTACGAAGAGAAGGGGATGCGAGCGGAGATCGTGGGGATCGGGGAGATCTAGGTCTCAGGAGGACGGCAAATCGCACAGAAGCCCCGGTCGGCATAACCGTGGTCACATGTACTGTCGATTGAACCGATCACGACCTTGACCTGCGCGGGCTTGATCTTCGCTGGGTCGATCGGCAGCTCGCGGTAGCCGCCTCTCGGGAAGGCCTTCTCCAACCACTTCAGCGAGCGCCTTCCATACCACCGCCTCCACTGCCCGTAGCCGACGAAGATCACCACCCCGGCCAGCGCCGCCCAGCTCCGGTGCAGGACGAAGTAGGCCGCCCAGAAGCATTCAGCCAGCAGGAAGTAGATGGTGTTCCACCGCCAGCACTCCACATGGTGCGGGTCGACGGGGTTTGAGTGCTGCTGCGCCTCAGTGAGCCGGAACATCACCGAGTTCCGCCCGTGGGCCAGCGTCAGCGCGGCGAAGCCGACCCACTCCACCGGGTCGTTGCCCGACAGGAGGACGACCGCGGCGACAAGCGCGCAGACCGCCAAGGTCTCGTAGTGCCACATGCGAAGGCTGGGCTTATCGTCGTGGCGGTGCGCCCAGATGTACTTGAGCACCGCGTCCTTCGGCCCGAGCAGCAGGATGCCGATCGGGACGTTGATGCAGACGGCCTTGAGGATGAGTGACTGGATGGGAGTCATGGTGTTCCTTTCGGTGGAAGCGGGATGCTCACGATTGATATTTCCTTCAAAATAAGCGCCGCAAACCGCTCTCTTTTCTCATGGTCAGGGGCTTGTTTCCAAGCCCTTCGCAATTCTTCAACTTCCCTTAGCGCTTCAATAATCGGTGCCGCTTGTGACGCCCACGCGCGTAATTTTACAAGTTCCTCTTCCATACAATTTCTCCTTTCCCACCATTCGCCCAGATCTCCGCCCTCGCCGCAATACTGAACGTGCGTCAAGCGCTGCTCCCACATTCAGCATTGCCAGCTCGGCAGCACCCGTGTTGTGCTTGTGATCGTCAACAAACCCTTGAGGAAGCGATCACCCAAAAGGAGCCCAACATGCCGCAGCAGCTGCCAAACCGTCACCCTCCAGGTTTCCTCGTCCTATTTTTTACCGAGCTGTGGGAACGGTTCGGCTACTACCTGCTGCGGGCGCTGCTCGTTGTCTACATGACCAAGCGCCTCGGGATGACGGACGCGCAGGCGCTGGAGATGTTCGGCACATTCCAGGGGTTTGTCTACCTCACGCCGCCCTTTGGCGGGCTGCTGGCCGACCGGGTGCTCGGGCTCAAGCGGGCCGTGCTCATAGGCGGGTGCGTCATCGCCGCCGGCCACCTCATCATGACGGTGGAGTCACGGACAGCGCTCATCCTAGCGATGGGGTTCATCGTCGTCGGCAATGGGCTTTTCAAGCCGAACATGCAGTCGCTGCTCTCCGCCCTCTATAAGGAGGGCGACCCGCGGCACGAGCAGGCCTTCAGCCGCTACTACCTGGCGGTGAACCTGGGGGCCATGGTGGCGCCGCTCCTCGGGACCGTCATGGTCACCCGGCTCGGGTGGGGCTTCGCCTTCGGGTCGGCGGCTGTCGGGCACTGCATCGGCCTTGCCACCTTCTGGACCTTCCGCCGGCACCTCGTCGACAACCGCTCCCCTCTCGCCCAGGCCCTCGACCAGCCACTCGACACCGACGCCACCAGCGAGAACCGTGGCTCGTACCCAGCGGACACCGGGCGGCGCGTGGCCGCGATCGTGGCGGTCTCCGTGGTGGCGTCTCTCTTCTGGGCGGTATACCTCGCCGACGGCGGGTCGCTGACGCTCTGGGCGAAAGAGTGCGTCGCCGGGCTAGCCGAGTACGCGACGCTGACGAACGCCATCAACCCGATCGGCATCCTGGTGCTCACCCCGGTCATCGAGTGGGCAGTCAAGGCCCTGAACCGGCGGCGGCAGGGCGCACCGATCGGCCCCATCCACATGCTGCTCGCCGGGTTGCTGCTGTCCGCGGCGGCGGCGGCGCTCCTGCGGGTCGGGGCGGCCGGCAGCGCCAAGGGCGTCAGCATCGCGTGGCTCCTCGGCTTCTACCTGCTCATCACCATCGGAGAGCTGCTCGTGAGCCCCATCGGAACGGCGCTGGTGGCGCGGCTCGCCCCGCAGCGGCTGCGTGGGTTCCTGCTCGGCGTGTGGCTACTTTCGAGCTCGGTCGGCGGCTTCGTCTCCGGGCAGATCGGCCGGGTGGCGTGGCCGGCGCTGTCGCACTCGGGCTACTTCGCCGTGCTGGCCGGGGTAGGCCTCTCCGGCGCCGCGCTGGTGGCGCTCCTGTGGCGCCCGCTGTCCAGGCTCGTCGGCTCGGGGCAGCCACCCAAGGAGCTGGAGGCCGTGCAGCGGTGGGAGGCGGCCGGCAAGCAGATCGCCAAGCTGCGGCTGGTCCCCAAGATGAAGAGGGCGGCATGAAGACCCAATGTGCAGAGATCGGATGTCCTGACCCCGCGACCACCCGCGTGGTGCTGGTCGACCCTTACCTACACATCTCCAACAAAGACTACGCCGGGGACGCCTACTACTGCGACCAACACAAGGAGAAGCTGCCGCCGCTGTTCAAAGAGCGCCGCCGGATGGTCCCCTCGCCAGGATCATCGTGGAAACCCGAGGACGACCCGCCGCCCTTCTCGATCCGCGCGCCGCTGCACCCCGACAAGGCGTTCATCGACACCCTCCGGGCGCAGCACGGGGAGTTCAAGGTAGCTCTCCGCGACTGGGACGGAAACACCGAGTCGATCTGGGCCACCGGGGAGCTAAAGGAGGGGCTGTGCCTCGTCCACCTGCTCAACGACTCGGTGCTCTACCCCTTCAGGTGGGGGCAGCCGGTCTTGGTCAGGGTGCGCGGGGACAGCCGGCCGGTAGCCATTTCCAGGGAAAATGGCGATCGCGCCTGAGCCACCCCCCTACCCGGGGCTGCTCCTGCACCGGGCTCGCATCGCCGCCGGCGTCAAGCTGCGAGCTGCGGCGCGGGTGGCCGGGTGCAGCCACACGCTGCTTTCCCTCATCGAGACGGGGAAGCGGCGGATCTGCCTCGCGGATGGGCGGCTAAACCTGGAGGCGCTGCTACTCGTGCTGCACGCCACCCCGGAACTGAGGGCGGCGCTGCAGCGGGCGGAGCCGGTGGAGATCTACTGGAGGCGGGACAGGCCGTGGGTGCAGCGGGAGCGGATGAAGAAGCGGATCAATTCACGAGGCGGGGCCGACTAGCTTCTCAGCCTCGCAGCAGCGGCAAGGCGTCCGATGACGGTGAGCGTCCTCGTCGCAGTCCCACCCGTCGCGGATATTGAGGACAAACCGGGTCAGAACGAGGACTCGCACATCCCGCTCGGCTAGGGCCTTTTCGCATGCCGCCAGCTGCTCCCCGAGCTGCCGGATGCGGATCTCGGCGAGGCCCAGCGCCTGCTCCTTCTCTTTACGGGTGTTGAGGTAGGCCGCGATCTCGTCAGCCAGCTTCTCGTGGTCCTTGTCCACCTGGACCGCGGCAAACTTCTGCCCGTCGGCGAAGCGGCACTCCAGATGCCAGAAGTCCCCGCCGTCGCGGACCCCACAGAACAGCAGCTTGGGCTCGCTCACGGCTTCTCCTTGGGTGGTGGCTCCAACAGCGCGTTTATCCCCGCCCCGAGCAGCAGCGGGGCCAGCAACATGCTCATGAGGTGCAGCGGCCGGCGGCGAAGCTGGAGTGCAGGTCGCGGCGGCGATGGGGCCTCCGGCTTTAGCGCCTCGTCGGCCTTCTCCACCCGGGCCGCGAGATTGGCGGCTCGCCGGGCCTCTATCATCTCGCGCTGGCGCTGCCAGCTGGCCTCCTCGGCAGATTGGCGGGCCCGCAGATTCTCTTCGTGGCGAGCTGCCGAAGCCGTCGCCTGCCTCTGCTCTTGGGCCTTCTGCGCCCGCCGCTTCTTGGTCTTCTTCCAGGTGGTCATGTGAGGGCCTTTGAGGTGTAGCGCTTCTCGTACTCGCGCCAGTGAGTCCACTTGCCGTCCTCGACGAAGCCCCACTCCCGCAGCTTCTTAGAGGTGAAAACCAGCGTCCAGACGGGCTTGTCGAGAATCAAGCGGTGTAGATCAGTCGCCTTGCGGCGAACAATGCTCCAGCGGGGCCAGACCCGCATTGTGGTCGCGTTGTACCCGGCGGGTCGCAGCTCGGTGTAGCCACCGGAGAGCAGGTTGCTGGTGAAGTTCCAGGGGTGATCATGGAACGCCCTATCACCGTCACTGCGCAGGATGTGGTGAAGGTGGATGGTGCCCCATGGGGTTTGGAAGATCCACCGGCGCATGTAGTCGCCCAGGTGGTGCTTGTAGAGTCTCCACTTGCCCATTAGGTGTTCCTCCAGGTCCTGGGGTCCCCGACGCACAGGTAGCCGGCCGGCAGCGGCGCACCCCCCTCGTCGCAGTGCTGCAGCTGCTCGAAGGCGTCACACAGCTCGAAGGTGACAGCCAGCTCCCCGCGCTCCGAGATGATGGTCTTGAGGCCGCCGGTGCCCCAGCCGCCGCCAGCGCCGATCTTGCCAGAGGCGAAGTCGGAGACGGTGCAGCGCAGCAGTCCGGCGGCCTTCTCCCTGATCTGCTCGACCGTGGGGACGCCACCCACCGGCATGTCACTGCCGCCCCAGCGCCAGTCGAGCATCGTCATCACCTTGTGAACCCGCTCGGCGTCGAAGCCCTTGACGATAGCGGCGATGCGCGACTCCAGGTGCTCGGGGGCGTAGACCGGGACATCGAGGCTGAAGGGATGCTCGACGCGGAGCGGCGGGATGAGCCGGCCTTGAACTTTGTCGAAGCGCAGCCGGCCCTGCGCGACAAGGTGATCGTGATGCTCAAGGCTCGGGCAGACGCAGTCTCCGCTCTGACCCATCACGATCCGACCGCAGCCCTCGCGCCGGCAGTCGGTACAGGTCCCGCTCAGGTTGGCGGTGCGCCGACGGCACCCACCCTTGCAGTCGAACTCGCTGCCGTCTGTCACAACGCCACCCGCGACTTGGGTTCGAACACAGCGATCAAGCACTCCTCGCCATCGGTCGCCACCCAGCCGGTCATGGCGACAACGCGCAGGTGCAGATTGTCCTCCAGGTACTGCCTCAGCTTGCTGGCCGGGCTGTCGTCAAACCGCTCAACGATCTGGTCCATCTCAACCTCCTTGTAACGAGGGACGTTACCCGCAGGCAGCCGCGGCCGGCAATCCGGCGCGTTTGTTCAGCCAGCACTTGTCGCCGCGCCCAGGGCCGCTCGACAAGACGGAAACATCGACCTGCAGCTGATCCTCGACGATCTCGATGAGATCTCCCGACTTGCACACCGGATGGGCAGCCGCGACCGCACGACCCAGCCCCTCTTGGTAACCGAGGTCTGGGCACTCCGACCGGCGCAACAGCGCACCGCCGAGCTGGAAATAGCGCTGCGACACCGGGGAGTACGACACGCAGGCGGTCCCGTATTTCGACCAGCGGTCCGCGTGGGTGAGCGCCAGCGAGTCGATACCGCCGACCACGGAAATGGCGTAGCGGAGGAGGACCAAATCGAGTATCCCGTGCCTGAAGTCCCCTGCCCATGGGGTCGTCTTGTTGTGGACCTCCTCGGACGCCAGGGTGCGCAGCTCCGTCGGCATCGGACCCTGGCCATGCCGCGTCATGTAGCTGCGCAGAACCCCGATCCGGTACTTTTCCCCGCCGTACCCCAGGTCCGACAGGATGTCCTCGGCGTTAGCGAAGGTGGTCGTGCTGCCCGTCGTGTGCGGGTGGAATCCCCACGTCTCGTCGAGCAACACACCCTGTGCCCCTTCGAAGATCGTGGTGCCAGACTGGAGACGATCACCCAAGTACCCGCTGTCGACCAGGCCGTACTTTCCAAGGGTGGTTTCCTTACCGATCTCCGCGTATCGCTGGCGCAGCGCGGGCAGGTCCAGGTCGTCGAGTTCCTGATAGACCTTCTGAGCTGCGGCGTGCCGGGGCGTCTCCCTTGCTGCCACCACGTCGTCGCACACGTCGTACAGCATCTCCAGGCGCAGGGCTTCAATCTTCTCCATGAGAAGGTCGATGTCCTCCAAGTCCCCAACCCGCGGGGCGATCTTGGGGTTCTGCCGAGCGATCCGCGTTGTCTCCCAGATGCCCATCCCGCAGGAGCCATGCCGGTCCTGGCGCGCCAGCTCCCGCACCTGGCAGGCCAGTTTGTGCACCGGCGTCACCAGCGGCGCCGCCCGGTCGATCGCCACCATGTCGAGGGACCGACGGATGCCGATCGCGTCCAGCGCGGCGGCCTCAGACTGCAGGCGGAACGGGCAAACCAGCATGTGGCTGCTGAGGTAGGTCCGTGCACCCAGCAGCGTCCCTGAGCCGAACTGCGCAAAGACGTGGTGCCGGCCCTTCTCCACGACGGTGTGCGCCGCCTGTGGGCCGCCGTTATAGCGAACGACGGTGTGTGCTCCGAGCTGCTCGGTCAAAAAATCCACCGTCGTACCCTTCCCCTCGTCGCCGAACCCGAGGCCACAGAGCAGAACGACCTGGGGTGCCAAAGTTTTTCTGAGCATGAGCGCCTCCTTGTGGGTGCGCGGATCTCCCAAAGATGAAGATCCGCGCACCGCTTCGCCCTTACAAACGGTCGATGCTGACCGGGTTGTTGGTGGACGGGGTGAGGCTGCCGGCCGGAACACGCGCCAGCGTCTGCCCCTTGTAGGTGGTCGACACGCCGCCCGTCACGGCGGCCACGAGCGCGTGGGAGTGCGCACCGGCGCCGTGGATATCCACGATGTCGCGGGCGATGGTGTCCAGGTCCGTGCGGTCCTCGCACAGGCCGATCTGGGCGGCGATAAACTCACCGGCGGCGTTCTCGTCCGCCAGCTCCAGCACATTCTCCTCCCCGAGCAGCACCTTCCAGTGGTTCTTGATACCCGGGTTGCCGCCGTTCTGGGCGTTCTTGGGGAGGACGAAGAAGATGTGATACCGCTCCTTGGCCCGCTCGTAGACCTGCTGGGTGGTCAGCTCCTCGGAGAGGCCCCGCTCGTCCGCCGTCCCGATGAGGTCGATAAGCTCCTGCCGCTCGAAGCGGTGGTTCATCTCGTCGCCGATGATGAAGAAGTAGCCCTTCTGCCCGCGCTTCTCGAAGTGGTCGGTCCGGGTCTTGAAGCCGGCGACGTAGGCGGCGTTCTGGTAGCTCTCCTTGTTCTGGCCGCCGCCGTTGCCCTCGATGTAGATGCTGTCGATGCACGCCTCGATCTTGTCGTCGCTCTCAAACTGGCTGACCTGCAGCGGGGCCGCCTCCATGTTGGGGCTGTCACCGATACCGATCACCATGATGTGGGGGTGGGGCAGGTAGCCCTTGTCCACCAGCAGCTTCATGATCGGGGTGATCGACTTCTGAATCTGCTTGACCACCCGGCCCATGGACCCGGTCTGGTCCAGGCCAATGATCACCGGCACCGACTCGGGGTGGTTGGCGCTGTCGCGGCTCTCGCGAAACAGCATCCCCTTGGGGTCGAGGTCCTTGTGCGCCTTGGCCGGCGCGGCGCCGCTGCGCACGTCCGCCGTGTAGCTGGCCACCGCCGGCTTGCCATCCGCCACCCGGCTCGTCACCCGTGCCGCCGCCGCATCGTCGCTGTAGTTTGCGTATCCCATGGCATCTTCTCCTTGTCGTCTACCGGGCCCAGCCCGGGTTGGTAAAGGGCACGAACTTCTTCGGCCCGTAATGCGCCTGCATGTAGGCGCGGAACTCTTCGTGGGCGGCCCAGGCGCCCTGGGGGCGCTGCCGCGGGTCCGGCAGACAGCAGCCCGTCAAGAACCGCCGCAAGTAGTCGGGGGCGGCCGACGGGAGCCAGTGACTCGCCTCGGTGCCACCCAGGACGTAGCCGACGAGCTTGGCCGCCATATAGATGTCGGTCGCCGCGGTGGCCGGCTGCTTCCCCAGGACCTCGGGCGGGTAAAACGACCGCCAGCTCGGGGAAATCGCCTTGACGCGCTCGCCGACCTTGCCGGCGTAGCTCCAGTCGATGATCTTGCACAGGTGCCCCATGGGGTCGAGCCAAACCATGGCGTTCGACGGCACGAGCGCCCCGTGAACGTGCCCCTGGCGGTGCGCATAGTCGAGGCCCTCCAGCAGGCGGTTGAACATCCAGACCCCATGCTCCAGGGCCACCCCGGCGGGGAAGTGCGACCGAACCTGCTCGAAGGTGGCGAAGTCGGCGAGGTAGTCCAGCACCAGCACCTGCCGCCGCGTCCCGTCATCCACCTGGAAGCTGTCGTAAAACTTGGGCAGGTAGCGGACCCCGGGCCCCATCGGTGAGGCAGCGATCGGGAACAGGTCCTTCAGCCGCGCAGCCTCGGCCGCCAGGAGGTCGTTCACCGCGGGCGACCGGGCGACCTTGAGGACGACCTGCCACCCGTCCGCCTCGCGCTTGGCCTTGTAGATGTCGGCGAGGTCCCCGGAGGCGATCTGGCCCTCTATCAGGTAGCGGCCCTTGCGGCTGGGGATGACGATCGGGGCCGCGGTGCCGAAGCGATCGTAGTGCTGACGCTTGGCGGGGTCGGACAGCACCTCGTAGGCTGCAGCGGCCAGCTTGAACCGCTCCTCGGCTGCCCTGTCACCCGGGTTTCGATCGGGGTGGTTCAGCCGGGCCAGCCTGCGAAAGGCGGCCTTCACCTCCTCAGCCGCAGCGGTCTTGGCGATCCCCAGGATCTGGTAGTGGGTCGGTTTCATGAGCTGGACGCTACAGCCGCCCGATCAGCCAAGGCAATCCTGGACGTTTGGTCAGCATCCCAGCTTACCCAGATTGGACACAAACCCACCCAGACACACAAAAGATCGTGGTCACGCAAAACTCACCGACGGGGACATCCAAAAAGAAGTCACCCTACTAAACGGGACGAGGTGGTGGTTGGGGTGCAGCCGGCAGGGTGGTTAGAGCCCCAAACCGCAGGGGACAGGAGTCCAAAATGTAAGGCGAGACACAAAAACCGGAGACCCAGACACCCTAAAACTCGGCCACCGGGCTCTGCAGCCCTTAAAACGCCCTGCCGGCTGCCCGCCGCGCCTCCGGCCCCTTGCCCGCCCTAGTCCCCCTAGATACCACCCACCACCCCCGTTTAGTGTGTGACTTCTTTTCCGGTAGTTCCGTCGGAGATTTTAGTTTGACCAGGATTTTTGTACCCGTGGTCGTACCTGTGGGAACGGCTCGGCTGGGTGGATGTTCAGGATTGCGATCGGGTGGGTAATCAGATTTGGTGGGTGCTCAACCTTTGAACGTGGAGATCGTGAACATGGCGAAGTCGATTAAGAAGCTAACCCCGGAAGTCCTGGGTGTGCTGAGCCGGCTGGTGGTAGAGCAGGGTCCGATGTGCTGGGTGGCGCGGATCACCGATGGGCAGCTAGACCGCAAGGTCTACGTGGCCTTCAACGAGGCGGTGGAGGCCCTGGGTGGCAGCTGGAACAAGAAGGTGAAGGGGCACCTGTTCGATCACGATCCGACAGACGAGATCGAGGCGCTGCTCCTCACCGGGGAGTTCAAGACCAAGTTCGCCGGGGACTTCTTCCAGACGCCGCCCGAGCTGGCCAAGCGAATGGTGGCCTGGGCTGTTCGGGCAGGCGATCTTGTGCTGGAGCCGTCCGCCGGGCTTGGCCGCATCGCGGCGGAGGCGAAGGCGATCACCCCTCAGGTTTATTGCTACGAGCAGGACCCAGCTCGGGCCGCAAAGTTAATCGTGGCGGGGTTCTGCACGCAAGGCGGCGATTTTCTTCAAAAGATGCCAGAGGCGACCTACGACGCGGTGGTCATGAACCCGCCGTTCTCCAAGGGGCAGGAGGCTCGCCACATCCTGCACGCGATGAAGTTCCTCCGCCCCGGTGGCCGGCTGGCTGCAATTGCCTCGGCCGGCGTGACCTTCCGCGAGACCGCCCTTTATAAGGGGCTGCGCGAGGCCCTGGCGATCGGCGGGGAAATCGAGGAGCTGCCGGCGGGGACCTTCTCCAAGGAGGGGACCGACGTTTCGACGGTACTCATCACCTGGACCAAGCCCTAGGAGGGAGGCGATCAGCCCCGGCGGCAACTCGCGCTACCGCCGGGGCCATAACCGCTGCCCTTGCTGAAGGGGACTTTTGGTCGTTTGACCCTTTACACCGAGCCGAAGATCTTGGTAGATTCCGACCCGCTGCCTCGTAGGTAAAGATGTACTCGAACCTGGACCCTGCTGTCAACGGGTCAATGCCAGCGGTGTGTTTTGTAGTCGCTGGAGAAGACCGAACTAAGCGTCAAAAAGACCTCGCCGAGGCCGCGCAGAAGCGCGCCGACACGCGAGAGAAACTATTCACCCGCCACCGAAAGCTGTTCATCAACTCAGACCTGTGGCAGATGCTCCACACCTTCTATCCGCTCCTGTTTCTCGGGGTGGGTAAGACGTGGCGAACCACTACCGATGCCGCCAGGGCGAGGTTGTACTTCGTCCAGGACATGATCTACGGGCGATCGGCTTGCCGCAGGCACAAGGGCTACATGCGAATGCAGGGGCTCAGCTACCTGTCGCCGCTGCTCAGTGAGCCGAGCCCGGCCGCAGCCCTCGCCAAGCTCGCCGGCGAGTTAGAGGTGGCCGGGCTCAAGCTCGACGTGAAGGACTATGAGCAGCCGATGTTCGGGCAGCACGGGTGGTGCCGGTCTGGTGCGTTGTCCTGGAACGAGGCGCTGGTGGCGGAGATCAAGCTGTTTCGGGAGAAGCTCAAGCGCGGGGTCATCGACCAGCCGGTCCGCATCGACAGCCCCACCGGCAAGCCGAGAAAGACGCTCCCAGTGGAGAAGGTCCAGAAGCTGCTCGATCAGGTGGACGCCCAGATCGCCGCCTGCAGGAACCCGGTGCGCAAGCGCCGTATGCAGGCGTACCGCCCACTCCCCTCCTTTAAGGCGCAGATCGCCGAGCCGGCCAAAGCCGCTATCACCCAGGCGCTCGCGGACAAGGACCTCAAGAGTGCCGCCACCATCGCCAAGGTCGCCGCGGTCGGGCGGTCCCTGGTCGGCGGCAGGCCGGACAGCGAGTCCACCCGTGTCGGTGCCCTCAGCTCCCCGGGAAACATCAAAGCGCGCTACCGCCACATGGTGCTCCCCGACGCGGTGGAGCTGGACATGGTGGCCTGCAATCTTCACAACGCCGCCATGATCGCCGACGCGCCGCGGGCTCGGGATCTGCTGCAAGGCTGGGCCGCCCGCGGCCTCGACCCCTACATGATGATCGCCAGCGAGGCCCTGGCCGCTGCTGGTGTGCCGGTGGCCACGCAGCTCAAGCAGCCGACGATGCTCCCGGCGGCCCGCAAGCTGGTCAAAAAAACACTGACACCGCTGCTCGGCGGAGCCAAGCCGAGTCCCTACCCGGCGGCGCCGCTAGAGTACCCGGTCGGCAACACCAAGCGGCAAGTTGCCGGCTTCGTTGAGCAGGTCCTCGCGCACCCGATCGCTGACATCCCGGTGGCGCTGTTCGGCGCGGACGGCAACGGCGGCCTCGCCCGGAAGCTGATCGCCCGCGGCAAGGTAGCGGCGGCCAACGGCACTGAGCTGCGCGTCGTCATCGATCCCCAGGACACCCTTCAGACCGCGGAGAAGAAGGCGCGCAAGGCGATCTACCTCGCCCTGGACCACATCGAGGGTGCCGGTATCGTGGCCGGTCAGGACTTCCTGCGGGACAAGTGCGCTGGAAAGCTGCGGCTCTATTTCGATCTCTCCGACGGTTTCGCCATCAAGCGCATCGGGCAGAAGAAGACGAATTTCGCCCTGGTCGAAAAGGTCTGCCGCGCGATGGAGGAGGGGATGAAGGAAGCCGGGGGTTTTGGCCGCTGCAAGGTGTCATTCGACGCGATGCGCGAAGGAGAGCAAGCCGACGAGGTCACTATCAAGTGGTTACAGCAGGGTCTACCGTTCTACTTTAACTAAGGGATTGCAGCTATGCTTGAAGAGTTTTATTCCGCTAAAGAACGGAGGGAATGTAAGGCTTATGAGACAGCTCAAGAGCACGAAATTGCAAACAACTGCTGGGCTGGTCCGGCCATAGCGAGTTACTTTCTAGCAAGTTGTAAAGGACAAGAGGCCAAAGCACGCAAATGGCTTGCGGGGGTTATCGCTATGTCCAAGGGGGACCATAAAGTCCTCATGATACGCCTTGAACAAGAAGCGTGTGTAGTGGATGTATGCCAATATGGGATTACTAGGTACAGAGACATAAATAAGCCTAGGGCCTATATGTTGCTTAACGAAATTCAAGCGTATAACGCCATGAAGATGGGTGCTTTTGATGCCAAGAAGTTTGATGCTGTTAGCGACTCAGGGATGATACGCGCATTCAGACATCAACAAGACGATAATGGGATGTTAGACAAGTGGTTTGAAATAACCGACATGGTTATCGCTAGTCAAATGAAGATGGGTTGTTTTCCATGAGCACCAAGATCTACGACGCCTACCTCTACAAGGGGACGCTCCACCAGCTCCTGCCGTTCCTCGGCCGGATGCGAAAGCACCTGTGGGACGAGTTCATCTCGAATGTTGCTGCGGAGTGGTCTCCGAAGGACTTCGACTTCGGCGCGTTTACCGACGGCCTCCGCGAGATGTTCAAGCGTGGGGAGCGGTTCGCCGTGATCGACGGCGCGGCCCTGGAGAACCCGGCCTGCAGCGCCGTTGTCTACCCGACGCAGATCGATCGGGAGGACGTGCTGCTCGTGCAGTTCTTCGGTTTCGGCGGCGACACCCTCGACAAGCTGCTCCCGAAGACCAAGTTCAGGGACTTCCACTACCAGAACTCGTCGGACACTGCTGTCCCGGCCAAGGAGTGGGCGCTGCGCAAGCGGGTGTGGGATCACATCTTCCGCGCCGCTCGCACGCCAGCCGAGGCGGGGCTCACGTTTGACCTGATCGGCGAAGGCACCGTGTACGAGCTGGCGATCCGGGTCTCGGAGAAGATGCACGGCCACAAGATGGGTCAGGGTGAAGGTTGCGAGGTCTGTGCGCACCGGCAGGCGCTGGCGGCGGCGAAGCGGGAGGAGAAGCGGTGAGTGAAGAAATTTCTGTTCAAGATCTTGTAGCCCTGGTGGAAGAGAACGACGCTGCACGTGCGGAGCTGGCCGCAGTGCAAAGTAAATTCAAGGCGTGGGTAAAGGAACGAACCGTGACCCTCCAGCAGATCGCCAACGAGATCGTCAAGAACCCCAAGCTGCGGGTGCTGTTCATCGCTCAGAATTTCCCGCGGGCGGCAGAGCGCTTCCTACAGTCGGTGTGCGAAAAGCTACCCGATGGCCTCCTGGAATCGGTCACTCGCGTGCGGCTGTGCGTCGCTGGGTGGGACAAGACCAACCCGACTCTGACCGTCACGAGACAGTGCGGTGCGGTGGCGGGACTGCGGTCGGACCTCATCGTGGTGGAGGGTGACAGCCTGCCGCGCGGCTTTGACGAGCGGTTCCGTTGTCGGCTTACCGTCAACGGTCGGGTGGAGTTCTTCAGCTGGGACGCGGAGCGCCGCCCGGCCTGACCGAACGAGATCACTAAAATATTTTCGCCAATTTCTGCCCCGATCGCGTCCTTAACATCCAGAGGTGAACCATGGCTTGCGCGTATGTGGAGAATTATTTCGGACCCAAAAGGCAGCACAAAATAGAGGACCATTTACGGGCGGTGGCGAACAGTGAGTACGTCTTCTGGCGTGCTCGCGGGCGGTGGTGGTCGGGCACCAGGACTGACCGCATTAAAGCCGATGAGTGCGGACACTACACTGAAGTAGTGCTCGACAACGACAGCTTGAGTTGGGGCTTGGAGCAAAACGGCAAAGGTTACGTGCTGACCTCGATCCTTTTGACCAAACCCTACAAGGTCGAGCCGAGTATCGGCTATTTTGACTGCCCTGATCAGGAAGTTCCGACCCATGAACCGGGATTAGACGGCGCGTGTCCGGTGTGCGCATTGCCGTTGCGCGATAAGCCTGTTCGTACTGTGTCCGTCACCCCACATGATCCTGCTATCCGTGTGCGCTGCGCCTTTTATCGGATGCACTCAGCCTGCGCAGGTAAGACCACCGACAGGCAGGCGCAGGCACTTGACTCTTTCGCCTTGGTATGGGCCCCGCCGAACAGTCAGGCCTGACCGAACGTCCAGTATTGCCAGCCCGACCGTGATCTGAGCAGATCTTCCCCAGGAGGGACAAACCATGCAGGTGATGCACTATCCGGTCGGGACGCTCTGTCGGCCCGGCGCGGTCGAGCTGTTCGTGGGAACCACGTATTGGGTCGCCTACCAGGACCCGGCAATCGCTGCCCGGGTGCGGGCGGCGCTGGCGAGCCGGTTCACGACCAAGGAGGCCGTGGTCCGTCAGTACCTACCGATCGACCAACTCCGCCTCAAGGGCGGCCTCTTCGTTCCTGGGTTCGATCCGGGCGTCGACCGCTTTGTGGGGAAGGTCGTCATGGAGACCGACTTCAGCGCCATCGAGATGATGCTGCAGGCCCAGCTCGCCCAGGAGATTCGCGATGGAAAGCTCTAGCCCGGCGTGGCTCGCCAAGGACCCGGCGGCCCAGAAGCATTTGGGTAAGTACAAGGAAGACCTGCAAGGGCTCGTCTGGTACGTCTACGCCCTGGACACCAGCCGTAAGGGGGATGTGGTGCGGCTGCGGCGCGTCGGCCGCGTCAATGTCCGCCGCAGCGTTCCTCTCAAGAAGCTGGAGCGGGATTACAAGGACGTGGCGGACGACGCTGGGCTCAACAAGATTGCAGAAGAAGCGGACGCCTCGGTTGACCGTCTGATGGCCGGCTTCTCTGCGCAGCTTCGCGGCGTGCCTGTTGGTCGCGGAATAACCGCCATAAAAAGGAAGTCGTCGTGACCGTTCCGCCCACTTTCTTCGTCGGCGGTAAGGAGGACGGCGGTGATCTCGTCGGGGTTGTCGTCATCCTTGGCGACCGGATGGTTCGCGTCGGTAACTGCTGGTGCAAGGACCCGCTCGACCCGGAGAACGCGCCGCAGATTCCAGGTGTTGAGCTGGTCCCGCTCCGCGAACCAGGAGAGCCCGGCAAACTAGTACCCCGAGAAGCAACCTCCTCGCACAGTCCTCTCGTGGTGCTGGCTTTCCGTAATCCCGGTGCCATCGCCACGTTCATGGAGGCGCTCGATCGGGTCGAGAAGAAGCTGACCGGGGAGGTGCCCAAGGTCGTGGTGCAGTATGAGAAGCCGCTCTACCCGCGCGTCGAGGTGCCGACCGAAGCGGGCTGGTACTGGCGGCAGCACCGGCTTTGGGAGGTTGCCCCGTCCAGCAACCGACTCGTCTTCCTGCATGGCGGTGTCGTGCGGTCCGTGGAAGATGTCAGCGGGCCGTGGTTTGGTCCCGTTCCGCCGCCGGAGGATTGGAAGTGACCAAGAAAACCGATTGGGACGGTGTAGAGCTGCTCACCGGGTCGGGTCCGCAGCGGGTCCAGGTCTGGGAGCCGCGGTGGTGGCAGCTCGGCCGCTGGCTGCACTGGTGGAAGTTCCGCCGCTACCACGGGTTCGTCAACATGTCGATACCAGCTGGAGCGCATGGCGGCCCGTGCAAGCTGCGGCTGCGCGTGGTGCCGTCCCGGAGGGCTGACGCGCCGGAAGTGCCGAACTCATGACCCGCGTAGCTGTCATTGGCACCGCGGGGCGGAAGACGGATGCGGCGCGGCTCAGCTACCCGATCTATCTCGGGATGGTAGATGTGGTCCGCCAGCAGCTGCAAAACATCCCGCGCCCGTGGGATCTGGTGAGCGGCGGCGCTCCTTATGGGGACCACTGCGCTGTAGACTTGTGGCTCGCGGGGGAGGTGGACAGCTTGACGCTGTGGTTCCCGTGCGCGGTGTGGGGTTCGCGCGGGACCGTCAGTTATCCAAATACCGACGTGGGCAACACGGCGACCTACTATCACAAGAACTTTTCGCATGTCCTGCAAGCGGTGGGTCGGCAGAGCAGCTTTGAGGATCTTTCTGACGCCGATGAGAATGGCGCACAGTTTTTCCACGATGATGGCTTTTACGCGCGCAACCTTCGAGTGGGTGTGGTTGACATTGTAATTGCTCAGACCTTCGGCCGCGGGTCGGTTCCTGCAGACGGGGGCACGGCTCACACCTGGCGGAACTCGGCAGCGCCGATAAAAATCCACATCCCGATTGGCGAGCTGCAGAAGCCGGCGCCAGCGCAGCAGAACCTGTTCTGAACAAGGAGAAGGCCATGGCCTACAACATCGGAAGCATCGACTACCTGGGCGAGGAGCGGCTGCGCATAAACGCGCAGGTACGCAAAAAGTTGCGTGACGAGCTGGAGGGCCAGCTGCCCGAGGCAAACTTCCTTGAGGACGATGGAAGCGTCATAGAGGTCGAAGAACTGCCGGGGCGGACCGAGGAGCTGGAGATAACCCGGGTGCGCTGGCGCGGCGAGGGTTCTGGCCGCAGCGAGGACAACCTGCGCAAGGCGCTCGCCGCCACCTGGGGTTCGGCAGACCTGCTGCTGACCTGGGAGGACGGAGACAGCCACAGCGGGTTGCGCGTGGTGGACGGGAAAGTGACCGAGCATGCGGTGGAGTTCAAGCTGGGGGCCGAGGTCAAGTAGCCCGATGCTCCACCTCGAACCGCTCCCCGAGAGCTGCATGCTCCCTATCCCGACCTGCGGGCGCTGCGGGAGGCAGGTCGACCTGTTCACCCAGCATGCGGCTGGAATCCTGCGGACTACCTACGTCTTTCGGGCCTACTGCCACGGAGAGATGGAGGAGACGGTCTTAAGGGAGATGGACATCTTTCTTGCGGGCCGCGAGGGGATAAAGGCCGGGGTGGCTTTCAAGCAGGCGCCGGCGCTGCCGGCAGAAGGGTGCGCGGAGAAATGATTGAGCAGATCACCGCCCAGGCCCAGCTGACCGCCACAGCAATTGCTCTCGGCGCGGACCCCTTATCTGCCGTCGGGCACCTCCTGCGGACCGGGCGCATGCCGATGATCGGCGACGAGGTGAAGCCCTGGCGGCTCAAGGGGTGGCTGCGGCTGCTGGTCCAGGCGCTGCACGCCGAGGCCGGGAGCCAGACCGGCTTCCCCGACAGGTGGGGCTACCTCGCCCGGGTCGTCGATCTGCGCGGACTGCCCGGCGACCCCATCCCGCAGGTCGACTTTGATAACGCCGACCCTGCGGTGCTGCGGCAGACGGAAAAGTGGCTGGAGCTGTGCGACAAGAGCGGCGGGCAGTGGACGAGCTACCGGGACTTCGCCCGGTTCCTCGGCTGGGGTCTGGGCGTCCACAGCGCGGACCCTGGGCTCTCCGACGATCTGTCCGAGCAGCTGTACCGTCAGGTGGACCTCGGGCAATGGCTGCGCCGGCCGAGCGACTACCTGGGTGAGCTCGGCGCCATCCGCTACGGCGGCGGCCCGCACAAGTTCTTCCCGACCCCGCATCCCATCTGCGAGCTCATGGTGCGGACGCAGATCGGCGGCCGGGAGGACACGCGACCCAAGAGCGTCTGCGACCCGGCCATGGGCTCGGCCCGGATGCTGCTGCACGCGAGCAACCGCTGCTTGCGCCTGTACGGGCAGGACATCGACGAGGTGATGGTCATCATCGCGAAGATAAATCTCGCGGTCTACGCCCCGTGGGGTCTGTTCAACCTGGACTTCCTCGAAGGTGAGGATGTGGTCGTCGAGCTGCCGCCGGGGCTTGTATAGGAGTTCGACTCATGAAGATCGTTGTAGAAACCCGGTGGGGAAGTGGTGACTTCCGCGGGTACTTGTGCACGGTGTGTCGGAAGCTAACTGGTGCAGTACACCCGCAGCCAGATCCATTCCCACATCACGCCGACTGCGAAATTCTCGCTTTAGAAAACGAGATTGTCGATCTGCAGAAGAAGACCCCGGAATCCATTATCAAGATCGCCGACGAGTGGCTGACCAAGCTGGAAGGGACCGGGCTTCCCTGTGGCCACAAGCTGGCGGACCTGATCGGCGGGAAGGACGCGGTCACTAAGTGTGGGGCCTGCTTGGCGGAGCTGAAGAAGCGGCGGGATGACGATATCGCCGTGAATCACCGCCCTTACTGCAAGGCTAAGAATCCTTCGGTTTGCACCGGCGGTTGCTGGTAGCTGAACAAACGTCCCGGCTTGCGGGTCGTGGCGATCGGATGAGATAGCTGGAACTCGATGACCCCAAAACGTGTGAAAAAGGTGGCTGCGTATTCACCGGACGCGGCAGAGAAAGCAGCCGTTTCTAGCAAGCGGATAAACGAAGAAATAGCGCGCGTTAACAAGGCCCTCGCGCTGGGTAAACGGACTGTCTCTCTCGCTTCAACCGATGAAAAAATGGCCGATCTGTTGATTGAAAAGTACAAGTCCAGCGGATGGCGGCGAGTCAGCTCTATGTGGATTAGTAAACGAATCTGCTTGCTGCTGAATAAATAGGGACAACTGTGACCGCCACCAAGCCAGCAGCCTCCCGCAAAAAATGCCTCCAGTGTGCGGGGAACCCCCTGCTCATGGCGAGCTGCCCGGCCTGCGGCGGGTCGGGCTTGGCGGTCAAGGCACCGAAGGCCAAGAAAGCGGCGGCAGCGCCACCAGCGGAGCCGGTTTTCTCGCTGGAGCTGCCGCCAAAGCCGGGACCGTTCTCCGATCCGCTGTCGGCGCTGCGCAGTGTGTGGGGCTTCCCCCGGTTCCGGCCGGGGCAGCAGCAGATCATCGACGCCGTGGTGGCGGGTGAGGACATTGTAGGCATAGCGCCCACATCGTTTGGCAAGACGGCCTGCTTCCAGGTGCCATCGGTGATGCGGGTGGACAGGCCAGTTTTGGTGATGTCCCCGCTCATCTCGCTCATGCGGGATCAGGTGACGCAGGCGCTAGACCGTGGCATCCCGGCAATCGCCATCACCTCGCAGTACACCCCAGGAGAGCTGACTGTCGCCATTGCCGCCATGCCGGGGGCTTCCCTCATCTACGCGGCGCCGGAGCGCTTCGACGACCCGCGCTTTGCCGCGCAACTTCGAGCGAACCCCCCGTGGCTCGTCGCTCTGGATGAGTGCCACGTTGCTGGGCATGAGGCCGGGTTATCGTACCGTCCGGCCTATCGCTTCGCCCGCGACCTGCTCGACCGGCGCAACATCGGAATGCAGACGCAGTGGATCGCCATGACGGCGAGCGCCACAGAGGACACCGTCGAAGACATCCGCGAGCGCTTCAGGATGCGCAACGCGCGGGTGATCCGACTGTCCTGCGACCGCCCAAACCTCAGCTACCGCGTCCGCGCTTGCGAGGGGGGCAGCAAGATCATCGCGGTTCGGAACCTGCTCGACAAGCACCTTGCGGCCGGCGGGGCGGGGATCGTCTACACGCTCCGGCGCCAGGATGCTGAGGACATCGCCGACTACCTGCGTCGGCAGGGCCGGGAGGCGCGACACTACCACGCCGGGATGACGGGCAAGGGTCAGCGGCGGGAGGTCGAGGAGCTGTTCTTCGGCAAGAAGCTCGACGTGGTGGTGGCCACCTGCGCCTTCGGGATGGGGGTGGACCGGAGCGACGTGCGAGTGGTCGTCATGCACGGGCTGCCCAAGAGCATCGAGGACTTCTACCAGATGGCCGGGCGCGGGGGCCGGGATGGCAAGCCGTCGGTGGCCGTGGCGCTGTACGACTCGGGGAAGGACTACCGGACCCGCAAGTGGCTCATCACCTCGGGGAAGGACCTCACCCAGAACAGGTACTCCGAGAGGTACGGGTTTACCGAGGACAAGTTCGAGCAGAGCAAGGAGCGGCAGCTCGGGCTCCTGCGGCAGCTCGACGAGTTCCTGCGCTCCCGAAGGTGCCGCTCGCAGCTCCTGCGCTCCTACTTCAGCGAGGAGGCCGGAAAGCCCTGCGGGAACTGCGACAACTGCGAGCTGTTTTCCAGATAAAGGAGGGGACGATGAACGGGTACACGGGAAAGACAAACGGGGTCAGCTTCCGGCTGTCGGCCGGGACGCGGCGGCAGGCGCGGGAGTACCTGCTCTCGCGAGGCTTCGACAAGGCCGCCAACGAGAAGCTGCAGTGCGACGCCTTCGCCCTGGCCTGGCGCGACGGCGGGACCTACGACCTGGGGCAGCTGTCGGCCAAGGCCGCCTTCTCCGCTCGCACCACCGAGCGGGCCTTCAACCGGCTCGTCACCGGCGGGCTGTGCGATGTCGACCCGGCAGCTGCCAAGCCCCGGCTCGCGCGGCTGCGGCTTGCGCTCCCGGTGGTCAAGGGCTACTACGGCAGCTCCGACTGCCGCTACGTGCGGATCGAAGACGTGCGTCCCAATGAAGGGAAGTCGAGCGGCCCTACCCGCCGCCGCGCCGTCCCAAAGTGGTTCGTCGGCCGTTCCGAGGGTGGGATCTTGTCCTTTGTTCCCGTAGGCTGCCCGGAGTTACTGGTGGCGGTCATTTTGCAGGAGGTAGCCTGGAAGCACTTCGCCAAGCTGCGCAGCGTCGAGGGGGGTGCCTTGTGAGCGGCGGGGAGAGTCAGGAGCTGGCCACCGATAATAGCAAGCGGGAGCCGACCACCTGCGCCTGCTGCCGCGACATCCTCGAAGAGGGGGAGGCTGAGACGTGCCACGAGTGCGGCGGGGTCTGCTGCCGTGGCTGCTGCGCACTCGGGGAGTGCAAGGACTGCGAAGACCCAGACGAGGAAATAGCTGACGACGACGAGACGGATGAACCTGGAAGATACTGCGACTGCTGCGGGGAGAAACTTCTTGACGATGAGGATACCGAGGTCTGCAGTGTCTGCGACGACGAGGTATGTGGTGGGTGCATCATGTCCAGTAAGTGCAACACCTGCCTGCTCAACGACGACGATCTCTGGGACGATGAAGATGAAGACGACGATCTAGAGGACGATCTAGAGGACGACGGGGAGTTGGACGACAGCGATGAGGACTTTGACGATGACGACTTCTAGCCGCCTCGTCGGGGCCGACGCCGTGCTGTACGCCCGCGCGCACTGGCCGGACCTTCTTCCTGAGCTGCACCCGGTGGTGGTCCGCGCCCCGCACCCACCGATGCTGGACAGGAGCTGGACCGAGGGGCAGCGGGTGGCCTTCCTCGTCGAGGCATACCTCAGCTTCGCGCAGCTGCACTGCCCGCCGCTGCTCCTGCCGCGCGTGCGGATGATGGCCCTGGCCGCCCGGAAGGGGGAGGGCCGGGCGGCGGCCGAGCGCGGGAAGCTGGTGGCCGCCGCTGCGGTGATGGCCGGGGAGGCGTGGGGCGAGCTGGAGGAAGTTGTCGGCGGTGGGAAGCTGCCGCGCGAGGTCGCCCCGCACAGCTGGCTGCTCTGGTCGGTGGCGGCCAAGCTCGGGGTGATGGGCGCGACGAGCTGGCGGCCCTCCGGCAGCTTCCCGGCGATCGGCGCGATCTTTAACCCGGGTCGGCTCCTGCGGGCGGATACCCTGCGCGTGTACAGCCACACCGCCGCAGACCTCACCGCCGGCGCCGCCCGGCCTGGGGAGACCTGGGCGAAGAAGTTAGGCATCACCCCGGCCTACGACGCGGCCAAGGCCCGGGAGGCGGCGATCTACCGGCTGGGCTTCTCGAACCGGGAGAGCTGCGAGCGGGCGATCGGGTCGGTGGGTGCGTGCCTTGCCGGCGAAGACCTGCGAGCGCTGGACCTGCGGGAGCGAACCGCGGCGGCGGGCATCGAGCGGCGGATGGCGACCATGGCCGAGCAAGGGACCTGGGTGTGGGGCTGCTGGCTCAAGCCAGCAGAAGTCAAGCCTCGTTCTTTGGCGGCCCACGCGGGTATGGTGCGCTGACCTCATGAGCCTCACCGCCGACCCAACCCGCATCCCCTACGAGCTGCGCCCCGAGCTGGAGCGCGAGGCGGTGCGGCTCGCCGTGGTCTCCGAGACCTTTTGGGAGCGGGCGGGGAAGTTCTGGGTGGCGGAACTGCTCGGGGCCGACGAGGCGCGGCTCATCGTCGAGGCGGTGGGGGAGATAGCCAAGGAGGGGCGGCACCCGGCTCGGTGCGGGGGGATCACGATCGTGCTGCAGCGCGTGCAGCGAAAGAGCACCGAGGCGGGTCGCATCACCAGGGCCAGGGCCGCGGCCTGCTACGACTACCTCGTCTCGGCCCCGTGCGAGGTGGCCGAGGACCAGGCGGTCGCCGAGGTGGCACCCAGCATCAAGCGGCAGCTGCGGCAGCTGCAGGTCAAGCACGCCGTGGAGGCCAGCTCCACGAACGACCCCGAGAGGCGGGACATCGCCGACGCCAAGCTGCGAGCCGCGACCGCGGCGCTGGACGTGGTCGGCGTCGGGAAGGCTACCTTCGGGGACAGCTCGGTCACTGTCGACGACATCGGCCGGGCCCTGGCGCTGGCTCGGCTCCCGCGCGTGCCGTTCGGGGTGCCGGAGCTCGACGGCCTCATGCGAGGGGGTCCGCAGAAGGGAAAGTTCGGCTTCGCCGTCGGATACTCGGGGGAGGGCAAGAGCATGCTCGCAAACCACCACGCCTGCTCGGCCGCCCGGCGCAAGCAGTTCGCGATCTACCTCACAGGGGAGGTGGTCCGCGGCGACGAGGTGCTGCGCATGGTGTCGAACCTCACCGGGGTGCCGATGGACGCGGCGGTGGATCAGCCCGAATGGGACGAGGAGATGCAGGTCCGGTACAAGTGGCTGCTCGACAACAAGCAGATCGTGGCCCCGAAGCTCCACCACTTCAAGTCGACGGTGACGACGGCCAACGAGCTGTTCGAGATCGTGGCGGAGGAGGAGCGGCGGGCCGGGCAGCGTGCGGACCTCATCTACATCGACGCCGACGAGCACGTCAACTACACCAAGATCGACTTCCCGGGCCTCGACAAGCTGGCCAAGAAGGACACGCAGAACACCTACCAGGGCTTCGGGCTCCTGTACGCCTACTTCGCCTTCCAGGCAAAAGGGGGACAGGAGGACCCGACGGAGAACCCGAGCCTCTGCCGGGTGGTGGCCACGCTCAGCCAGGCCAAGGGCGCCCGGAACATGGCACGGTTCAAGGTGCTCACCGGGGAGGAGGCAGCGGATTCTGTTCGCAAGAAACGGATCGCGGACTGGTGCTTGACCCTCAACTGGCACCCCATCCAGCACGGGAACGTCTACTACTTCGACAAGGGGCGCCAGGGGGGGCAGATGGGCAGCTCTACTCCAGCGCTCCCCAAATATTACGAGTGCGCGCAGGTGGTCCGCATCAAGGACGACCCCTACCCGTGGGTGGAGAATCCTCGCGGGTGGAAAACCAAGCAGCACCAGTTCTGGCCGGGGGTGTGACCGTGCAGATGTGTATCGAAAATTGCGGGAGACCTTCCCGTCCGCGGAATGTCATTCACAAGCCGTCCGGGGTTCTTCCCAAGCGTTGCCACGAGTGCGAGGACAAGAAATACAGGGAGAAGCTGGCCCGGCAGCAGAAGCGCTACCGCGATAAGAAGGCGGCGGAGAAACAGGCGTGAGCCACCCTATTGTCGCAGCTCTGTACGTCCAGCCGAACGGGTGCTACATAGGCCTCGATGACGTAGACCCGTGGGACGAAAAGCGAGACGCGCGACGGTATGCGGGACCCCATCCGGTGGTTTGTCACTCGCCCTGCCAGCGTTGGGGTCGGTATTGGTACGGCGGTCCGTCTTGCAAGGTGCGGAAGATTAAGGGCGACGACGGAGGTTGTTTTGCGTCGGCGCTGGATGCCGTGCGCAAGTGGGGTGGTGTTCTTGAGCATCCCGAGGCCTCGGCTGCGTGGCCCGCGTTTAAGTTAGACAAACCACCGCGTATTGGCGGCTGGGTTCCGGCAGGCGACGGGATCGGCTGGACTTGCTGTGTTGAACAAGGGCACTACGGCCATAAAGCACGTAAGGCGACGTGGCTCTATTCCGCGTGGTGTGAGCTGCCTGAACTCCTGTGGGGAAAATCAGCCGCGACAGTGAGACTCGATCAGGGCTTTCACAGCACGGAGGAGCGGCGGCGGGCCGTCAAAACGGGTATCTGCCAGCGCATGAGCGGGTGGCAGCGAGCTGCCACCCCGATTCCCTTTCGCGATCTTCTGCTTGGAATCGCCCGAACAGCGCTTCAAGGGCCGATATGAGCCACCCCCTCGTCGCCTCAATGGTTGCAGACGCTAAGGCCAGCGGAAACTCGCGTTGGCTGCGCGCTAATTGTCTGGCCTGCCCCGAGCGAGCGGGCAAGACAGACACCAAAAAAAGCTGGAGTTTCCACTCCCCCACCGGCTTCTATCACTGCAAGCGCTGCGGGCTGCGCGGGCGGGCCGCTGGCTATCTCGACCTCATCGACGATCCGGTGCGGAGGCAGCTCGACCACCTAGCGGACGACGGGGCGAAGGAGTCTACCGAGCTGCCTGCCGGCTTCTACCTGCTCGACGAGGAGCCGGGGAAGTCATCACGGAACGGCGCGGAGGCGCGGGCGTTCCTCAACCGGCGCGGGATAGACGAACCCAAGCGCCGCCGGTACGGGATCGGGGCGGTGTTGGTACCTGGGAGCAAGTGGTACGGGCGGGTGATCATCCCGCTGCGGGCGCCGGACGGACAGCTTCTCGGCTTCATCGGCAGGAGCTGGCAGAAGAAGCACCCGCTTCCTTACCTTTATAGTACCGGACTGCAAAGGGGCTTACTCCTTTTCGGCGGGGAGCACCTGCACCGGGAGACCGAGGAGCCGCTGGTCATCGTCGAGGGGTCCATGGACGCGATGTTCCTCATGGACCGCGGGGACGCCGCTGGCGCGCTAGGTATGCCGAGCTCGGAACAACAGCTCATGCTGCTGGAGGCCCGGCGCCCAGTCGTCTTCGCGCTGGACGGAGATGCGTGGCTGGCCGGCTGGGGGCTTGCCCAGCAGCTCCGCATGCTGTCCCTGTGTCAGGGCGGCAGCGGAAGATTCTCGGCCCTGCGGCTGCCGGGCGGGACGGACCCAGACGAGATAGACCCCGACCGCCTCTTCGAGGCGGCTCGTGAGGCGGCGAAGCACTGAACAAACGTCAGGGATTGCGAACTGCAGCCCTGAAAACATAGGGAACGGTTAAACAAACAGGAGGACTAGAACATGGCGATTACTCTTCACCCCGATGGGGGCTTTATTCTCACCAAGCTGGTGGCCGGTGGCCAGCTGGAGACCCGGCTCAAGTGGCGGCAGCACGTTGACGGTATGGCGGTCGAGATCATCGGCGGGGGCAACGGAACGTCCCTGGTGGCGATGCTCGTCGATCTCCTCGGCGGTGGTCTGCAGGTTGAGTTCGACCAATCGCTGCTGGGTGCGGGGCAGGATTGCGGGCAGCCGACCAGTCAGCGCGAGGAGACGCTCCGCAAGCGGGTCCGCGACCTGTCGGGAGACATCCTCAGCATCGCCGGGAAGCTGGACATCGAGGTTCCCGAGCTGCTGAACCCTGGTGACCCGGACGCCTTTTCCATCGTGCAGAACGTCCTGCTCCAGATCGGCGAGCAGGTGACGGGCGCGCAGGCCGCCGAGCTGCGCCCGCTGGACGACAAGGGGCCGACTTCACCGTTCAAGAACGAGCCGCAGCCGACCAGCAGCGACCCGCTCCTCAGCGAGCCCAAGCCGGCCACCATCGCCGGCGTGCCGGTGGCGCAAGCGCAGCCCGAGCAGCCCAAGCGCAAGCGGCGCACCCGGGAGCAGATCGCGGCGGATGAGGCTGCGGCTGCAGCGGTCAAGCAGGCGGCGCAGCAGCTGTCCCCAGAAGAAGCGTATGTCAAGGCGGTGGGGCAGGCGGCTCTCGCCAAGGCGGGCATGCTCCCGGCGCAGCCGACGACCCCGGACCCGGTGGCTACCGCGGCGTTCCAGGCTGACATGGCGGCGCTCAGCGGGAAGATCGACGAGCTGCCCAAGGCCTCGATCGTGCAGGTCAAGCCACCGGCCACCGCGGTGCAGCAGCCCGAGCAGCGCGTGGAGCCGACCGGGGATGCGCTCGACGAAATGGTGGACCTGCTGAGCAACCCGCCGATGCCGGTCGACATCCACCCTCTCGACAGCAAGCGCAATCCCAGCGACGCTCAGTTCCTCGACTCGGCGCACATCCGCCTCTACTACGGCTACCCGCTCGTCGAGGAGTACGCCAAGGACCCCAAGTTCAAGCCGGGCAACCCGCCGGCGCCGGGGGTCAACCTGCGGACCGACGAGGGGGTGGTCGCGGCGGTGCAGTGGATGGCCAAGATCCATGAGCGCGCCGGCCTCCGCGGGGTCGCCATCCCGCAGCTGGACCTGTTCTTCGGGCTCGGGGAGCTGCCCGAGGTGATCGAGGCCTCGGTTGTCAAGGTGCGGGCGCGGCGCGAGGCGCAGGCGGCGGCGCTGGCCGGGCGGCGGTAGCCCATGCTGACCGACGAGCAGCGCCGGCGGGTGGGGGAGACGGCGATTCGCGAGGCTGAGATCGCCGCTGTCCTTCAGGACAAGATCTGGAAGATTGTGACCCGTGGGGTTCAGCTGTCTGCGGATGAAATTGTCCTCGTGACTCCAGATCGGCACGCCCCCATTGAACGCATGATCGCCGAGTTCATCGTGGACGCCGCCGAGTGGAAGCGCCGTGCTATCGAGCGCGGGTACAGCGAGAGCTAGGCCGTGAAGACCCTTCCGCTGTTCCCCACCGGGCTGCCGCCGCAGGCGCTGGACCTCGCCGGCCCGCTGCGGCGAAATCCGCAGTGCAGCCGCTGCCAGCTCGGGGAGCGGACGACAAACCGCTGCCTGCCGCCGGCCGGGGAAGCGGGGGGTCTCCTCACGGTCGGCTCGCACCCGAGCCAGCTGGAGAACATCACCGGGAAGGTCATCGCCGACGGTCCCCGCGGGGCGAACCTCCTGCGGTCGGTGCGCAAGCACTGGACGGGGCCGGTGGCTAGCGCCTACGCGGTGGGCTGCTACCCGGGGCCGGACGGGGAGGACCGGGCGGAGCCGAAGCACGCGGCCTCGTGCAGGCCGTACCTGCGCAGCTACGCCGAACAGATCGCCCCGTCTCGCATCTTGCTGCTCGGGGAGCTGGCGTGCTGGGGGGTGCTGGGGCGGGCCGTATCCACCCGCTCGGTCCGCCGGGGCTTTGCCTGGGTGCGCCTGCCCCACGGGCGGGTGCCGGCGCTGATCCTCATGAACCCGGCGCAGCTCGACGGCCGGCACGCCAGGGCCGCGTGGGAGACCGATCTTGCGTGGGCGCTGACGACGTCGGACAGCTTCTTCGAGGAGCGGCTCAAGTTCCTTGAGGCGGGGACCTACTCGGTCATCGCCAGCGCGGAGGAAGCCGCAGAGGCGGCACGGGTGCTGCACGAGGGCAGCCTATCACTCGTCGATGTCGGCGGCCGGATGGAGCGCCGCGGCGTCTCCTGGGACGTGGAGAGTCGCGGGAAGCTGCACGACGACGACTTCCGGGTCATCTCGGCGGCGGCATGCGTGCGGGGCAGCAACGAGGCGTTCGTGTGGGACCGCCCCGCCTGCGAGAAGCCGGAAATGCAGGCCGAGATGGTAGGCCTGCTGCGCGACCCGGCCATGCTGTTCATCGAGCAGGGGAGTTACGATGAGCGGGCCGCCATGTGCTATTTCGGGACCCCGATCGCCGGGGACCGCCGCGACGTGCGGCTGCCGCGGAAGCTGCTCGACTGCGCCGTCCCCAAGGCCAACCTCGACACCATGAGCGAGATGGTGGGGATGGGTGGCTACAAGGACGAGTTCGCCGGAGAGCTGGAGGCGGTCAAGAAGCAGGTCAGGGCCTGGAAGCCTACCCAGCTGGCGCTCTTTGACGACTGCCCCGACCCCTACGCCCGCAAGAAGCTGCGGGAGATTTACGACTCCAAGGATAACCGCCTCATCGACGACGGGGAGGACAGCTACCGCTACGCCCTGGTCCCGCGGCACCGCCTCTCGCTCTACAACGCCCGCGACTGCGTGGCTACGGGGCTTCTCGACGAGCTGCTCTGGCCGCAGATCGTGGCGGACCCGGGCCTGGATCTCCTTTACGAAGAGGTGACGGGACCGGCGAGCCGCAGCTACGCCCGCAGCGAGCATTGGGGGGTCCCCATGGCGCGGCCGGCGATCGAGGGACTCATCGGCTACGCCAAATCGTGTAAGGCGCAGATCGAGCCGCAGCTGCGGGCGCACCTCACCCCGGAGTTCGAGAAGCTGGACTTCGGCAGCCGCGACCAAGTGGCCCGGTTCTTCTACACCCCGCGCGAGCTTGGCGGCCTGGGGCTCCCGGTCCCTAAGAAGACCAAGCACAATAAAGACGCCCTGGATAAGGAGGCGGTCGACGCCATCGCGCACCTCCACCCCTGCGCGGCGCTGTACCAGTCGTTTACGGCGCAGGACGTGCCCCTTGAGAAGGGGGAGGAGTTTCTCACCTACCTGCGCGCCGACAACTGCGTCCACCCGTCCTATCTCCTCGACGGGGCGGAGACCGGAAGGCCAGCGTGCGTGCGGCCGAACCTGTTTTCGCTCAAGTCCCCCGAGGACTGCGACGAGTGCCACGGGAAGGGCTGCGCCGCCTGCGACTGGTATGGAACCGACGAGGAGAGCCGCCGCATCCGCGCCTGCATCGCCGCCCCAGAGGACTACCTCATAAAGGAGACGGACCTCAGCCAGATAGAGATGCGCGGGATGGCCGTTTTGTGCGATGAGCCGGTCTTGATTGACGCCTATGTGAACGGCCGGGATATCCACCAGGGGACTATCGACTTCGTATTAGAGAAAGCCGGCAAGCGCATCCCGCGGCGACAGGCAAAGGTCGGCAACTTCATGATTCCGTACGGGGGGACCGACTTCACCTTTGCGACGAGACTCAAGCTGCCGCCGGAAGAGGGGAAGATCATCTTCGACTCCATTGAGAGTCGCTACCCGAGGGTGAACGCGAAGAAGCGGGAGATGCTGGAGCGGGCGAGGCGTACCGGATACACCTACAACATCTGGAAGGGGCGCGTAGCGCAGAAGCGCCCGCTGTGGAACCTGGACTCGCGGGATAACCGGCAGAGGCGCAAGGCGGAGAACGGTGTTTTCAACACAGTTGTGCAAGGAAGCTATTCTGGGCTGCTGGTTCTTGCGTCGCACGCGAAGATTACTGAGTACATCCTGCGGGAGAATCTGCAGCACCTCTGGCGCCCCGTTATCTGCATATACGACTCCATCATATCGGTCGTTCACAAGTCCATCCTCCCGCTGGCGGCGCGGATGACCGAGGACGTGATGACCAGCTGGGAGATTGGGCGGCTGCCGGACGGTCGCGTGTTCCCGCTGCAGGCCGACTGCAAGGCCGGTCCGAACCTTGGTCTTGCCAAGAAGTACAAGCCCCCCGAGACCCTGGCGGCGGCGCTCGCCGAGTCTAAGAAGCTGGGGCTGCTGGAGGCTCGCCGCGACCCGCGGCGGGGCCGGATGGGGCTGCTCACGGCCTGAACGAACGTCCAGGATTGCAGGATTTTGAAAACCCTCTAGGTACAGCTCACACAAGGAGACCGCAGATGAGCCAGACCCCCCAGCTCCCGCCCGCGCCGCAGTGGCTCGACCACACCCAGATCGGCGCCGCCCTCATGTCTGTGCCGGCTCGCATAAGTGAGGTCGGGCGCCAGCTCGCCGAGGCGCAGTTCCTGTTTGCCGCCGCCAAGGAACACCGGGAGAAGGAGGAGGCGTTCCTCTACCAGGCCGCCCGGCTGCAGCTGGAGGAGGGGGCGGAGCCGGTCAAGGATGCCAAGGGTAACCTCAAGGACCCCAAGCCTCCGACCGAGGCGCAGGTGCAGGCGCTCATGCGGACCGACGAGGTGCTGGCCCCGCGCCGGGATGCCGCGGTGATGCAGGAGGCCATGGCGGAGGCCCGCTACGAGGCCCTGCGGGCGGACTACCGCGCCGTCTGCACCGAGGCCGACATGGTGGCCGAGTCCGCCCGGAACACGCGGCAGGAGCTGCAGAACCTGGACCCCACGGTGCGGCTGGCGCAGCTCGGGCGCAGCTGGCCGAGTGGCGGGGTGCGGCAGGAGCAGCTGCTGCCGGCTGACCCGCGCTTCAGCGGCTTCGCCCCTCCGGACACCCGCGCGCCGTCACAGCGGACGATTACAACAGGACTCGGCGGCAACGCCGAGGATGAGGGCCCCGTCTAGAGGGCCGATCAGCAATCAGGAAGATCAGGAGACCAACGTGACCCAAGAAAATCAGAGCCCCGGAACAGACCTCACTGCCTACGCCCTGCCGGACGCCGCGGACTTCGAGTCCAGCGCCACGAGCAGCGCCAAGAAGTACTGGCGCACCGGCGGGAAGAACCCCGACTACCCCGGCGTCTACGAGTTCGTCGGGCGCCCGCTGCCCGCGCCGCAGGGCCGCAAGCCCATGGTGAAGATCTCCCGCCACCTCTACCAGCTCCCCAACGGGCAGTGGTTCGGCATCTTGTGCCCCCTGGAGATGCGGGTGCCGGGCGGGCGGTGCCTCGTCCACGAGCAGATGCGCGACATCGCCCAGGGAAACCCGCTCGACCTGGAGATCGTCAAGCAGATGGAGGCTCGGCAGGTGGACCTCGTCTGTCTCATCCTCCGCAACGACGAGGAGCGCGGGCCGGTCATCCACGAGGCCAACTACGCCTTCGCCAAGCACAGCCGCGACATGCTGGCGCAGGGGGTCAACAGCTTCGACCCGAGCGCTGCCGGCTTCGACCTTTCGATCAGCGTCCCGCCCAAGGGCAGCGGCAAGCGCTGGGAGTACAAGAACCGGCTCCGCCCCTCGCCGCTGCACACCGACCCGCAGCAGGTCGCCGACTGGATCGCCAACGCCCCGGACCTCGCGGCCGAGGCCCGCTGCCTGACCTACGATCAGCAGGAGAAGGCCTACCAGAAGGCGCTCGACCGCGGCAGCTTCCCGCCCGCGCAGGCAGCCCCGGTGCAGCACGTCGCAGCCACGACCCACGCCGCCGCTCCCCGCCAGGTGGCCGCCCGCACGCTGCCGGCTCGCAGCGTGGGCCCGGCCGACGACGGCCCGGTGTAGCATCTCCACCTAGGGCAGCCGCGCCGCCAGGGGCCTCCGGGTGGCGTTTCCCTCCTTGTCGCCTGCCGGTCGCCGGTGGCGCGGCTGCCCTTCTCCTGCTCCTTCGGGAGCGCCTTTTTGCCGATCCGAGTGAGGAACCATGCCCACCGAAGTGAACATCCCCGAGGACAGCGCCACGCTTGTGTGGCTCCGCACCCTTTCCCCCGACCGCCGCCAGCAGCTCGACGAGCGCATCGAGCTCGCCATGCAGATGGCCATGAAGCAGGACGCCGCCGCCAGCGTCAGCATCACCATCGGCATCATCCCCAACCTTGAGCAGGAGCGGGCGGACCTCGCGACCAGCTTCAACGCCACCCTGCCCAAGGTCTCCGGCGCCGCCGCCATCGTCTCGGTCTTCGCCCCCACCGGCAAGATCGCCGTGTTCGGCGAGAAGGTCGCCAAGAAGGGCGGGCGGCTCGCCAGCGTCTCCCGCCTCGAAGCCGGCGAGTAGCCGCTACCTCAACCCCTAGAACATTTCGAACAAGGACAGCATGACCCAGATCAACACCGTCGAGACGACCGAGACCGGGGCCAAGGCCCTGGTCGATGCCGGCATCTTTTCCGTCTCCATCGACAAGCGCGTGGACATCGACTCCTCGATGCAGGAGCCCATCGTCCGGGCCATCGGCCGGCACGGGGGCGTGGAGTGGCACATGGAGCTGACCAGCGCGGAGCGCAAGGCATACAAGCGGCCGCTGGTCGCCCGCGCCTCGCTCAAGCTCGCCCGCGTGCAGGACCTCGCCGAGTTCACCAAGCGCTTCGCGCTACCGGGGACGGTGATCTTTGCCGTCTCCCCGACCTCGGGGCTCGGCGACATCGGCTTCACTACCGTCGTGGACTTCAGCGAGAATTCCGAGAGCCTGGGGTGGAACCGGCACCGGGCGTTCGTCGCCTGTGCCCGCAGTGCCGATGTCCGGCTGTGGAACCAGCAGGTCGGGCAGAACGAGTTCGCCGACCTCATTGACGACTGGGCCGACCGGGTAGTCCCCTCGGGTGACGCCACGGCGGCGAACCTCCTGGCCATGGCCAGCGACCTGGAGATCGAGGAGAACCGGGTGCTCAAGGTCTCCCGCGACCCGAAGACCCGGCTGTTCACGGCGCAGCTCAAGGAGGGCGCGACCGCCAAGACCACCATCTACCCGCGGTTCAAGGTCCGGCTGCCGCTCATCGAGGGCCGCCCGGAGCGCGAGGTCGAGGTGCGGCTCAAGCTCGTCAAGGTCGGCGGGTCCTTCCTCTTCGAGCTGAACATCCACGACCTCGACCGGCTCATCACTGAGGAGTTCGGGATGATGGTCGCCGAGCTGGAGAAGGACGCCGAGGTCAAGGTGTGGCAGGGCGCGCCGCCGCCGGAGATGTCAGTCGGCGTCTAGCCGGCCTGCAGTCAGGGGGTCGGCGGGCGTGGTGCCCGGTGGATGCACCGGGACGGGGTTTTCAGTTGGGCCCTCATGAATCACCGCCGATCCTCTGACACTCGCCGCCTGCGCTGGAAAGGGCTGACAGGAGCCCAGGAAGGCGCGCGGCGGCGTTTTCTCCCTTTTTGCTTGCATTGGTTTTCAATGTGAATGTAATTTTTTCAAATGTTAGCTTCTACTCGTCGTAAATCACACGAACCACGCCTATGCGCATGCGGGTGTGGTGAATTTACGCCAAAAGATAAAAAGTCTCCCGGTTATTTACTTTTTGTGCGAGGACATCGTTATCCGTCTATTGGTCCACCTCCTCTTTGTAAATGTGGGTGTGGTTCAAATGTATCAAAAAGGGGACGGGTGTGGAATATATGGATAAAGGGTCATTCAAAAGGTTGGAAAAGCCCACGGACTGAAGAACAAAAAACAGCCCAAAGCATTAGAGTCAAAGAATTTTTCGCCAACAATCCTAACCCACGCTTAGGCACTAAATGCCCGAAAGGTGCGTTAGCAAAAAAAGGTAGCAAAAATCCCGCTTTCGGGAAATACAAGTCGATGGCGACACAGTGGAAGGGAGGACGCACTGATTCTAATGGCTATACCGCTATATTAGATCGTTCACACCCTAGAGCGCATAGAAGTGGTTATGTGTATGAGCATATTTTGGTTATGGAAGAGTATTTAGGAAGATACATAGATAGGAAAGAAGTTATACACCACATTAATGGAATTAAAAAAGATAATAGGATTGTAAACCTATGGAAGTGCAACAGCTCTACCCATCGAATAGCCCACGAATCTGCATTTAGGTTAGTAATTAAAATGTATGCGTCCGGTTTAGTAAAATTTGATCGCAAAAAGGGAGAATACTACCTTGCGGATCGCGCTCCTTAGCGATGTACATCTAGAAAACCACCGAGTGCTTGGCGGACCCGTCACCGCCGGGGTGAACCTCCGTTGCCGACTGGTCGGGGACACCTTCGCTCGCGGGCTGCAGCTCGCCGGCAAGATCGGCTGCGACCGGGTGGCGGTGCTCGGGGACCTGTTCAACACCGGCAAGCCGAGTCCCGAGGTGATCGGGGTGGCGGCCGACGCCATCGCCGGATCTCCGGTCCCGGTCTACGTCATCCCCGGCAACCACGACCGGAGCAGCGACGAACCCGGCAACAACGCCCTTGCTGCGCTCGTCGGGACCAAGAACTGCATCGTGGTGGACGAACCGACCTACCTGGAAGACGGGGTGATCCTGGCGCCGTTCTCACCCCGCCCTCCGGTGGAGTACTTCACCGAGCTGCTGGAGCGCGCCGGGAAGGGTGACTGGTCAATCCTGGGGCATGTCGGCATCGTTGGTCCAGGCACATCGCCGTTTTTGACCAGCGGGCGAAACATCATTAGCGTGGAGCAGATTTTCGAGCTTGGCCTAAAAGCTCCCAAGAACTGCAATTTACGTGTGTTCGCAAGTGGTGACTTCCACCAGCACGTAATTCATGAAGGCGTGTTAGGGGTTATCAACATCGTACAAGTGGGCGCACTGTGCCAGGCAAACTTTGGCGACCAGCCGGAGGTCGGCAAGCTGTGTGTGCTTGACGGAGGCGGAATCACCGAGTTTCACGACGTACCGGGGCCACGTTTCATTACTGAGGACTTAGCGGAGCTGAAGCGAGTCGAATACGGCGGGGAAGAGGGCTTCACCTACCTCAATACGCGGGAAGAACTGGACGCTTGTGATCTGTTTTTCAGCATCCGCTGTATGAGCGAAGCCGAACAGCGCGAGGCGGAAACGATTATCTCCGAGTGGGAGGGTGTAGTCGGCTGGAAGACCGAGCTGGTCTCCACCGTCAAGCAGCAGACCGAGGTGGTGGAGGCAGTCCAGGGGGCCGTGCAGGTCGAGGATGCGCTGCAGGAGTGGGCGTCGGCGCAGCCGGGGGTGAGCCAGGCGGTCAAGGTTCGAGCGGTGCAGATCGCTCTGGAGTGCCTGCGGTGAGCCATGACTTTTGGCTCGGCTACTTGACGGGTGCTGGCGTGGCTACCCTCGCGGGAATGTGGGGTCTGTACAGGATGGGTTTCTTCGATGCGAATTGAGGTCAAAAACTACGGCGGGAAGGTCACGCGCAGCCTTGAGCTGCCGGAGCGCGGGCTGGTGCTTCTAACCGGGCCGAACGGCTGCGCTAAGACATCTATGGCGGCCGACGCCCCGCTGCTGGCCATGTTCGGCCACACCGGCTCGCGCGGGGACGCGCTGCGCCAGGGTGGCGAGGTGGACTTCGAGCTGGGAGACCTGCGGGCGGTCCGGTCCCGCGGGAAGGCTGGGCAGCAGGTGCGGGTGGCGCTGGCGCTCGCCGGTAAGAAGGTGGACTGCGACTCGGCGACCAAGGCCGAGGCCTACATGGTCGAGCGGTACGGGCCGGCGGAGCTGTGGGCGGACCTACTCGTGTGGCGCCACGACGACCCGAGCGCCTACAGCTGCGGGACCGACGCGGAGCGCAAGCGCCTGACCGAGCTGCTCGTCCCCACGCTCGCCGGCTTCGACGATGGACTGACACTCTGCCGGTTCAGGCAAAAGGCGCATGAAGCGGGGGAACTCCGCGTCGCCGCCGCGCGCCACAGCGGAGCGACTCGCGACCTTGAGCTGGCCGAGCAGGAGCTGCAGCGGGTGCTGGCGCTGCCGGACACCGCGGATGACCCGGCGGTGCTGCGCGGGGAGTGCGTCAAGCTGGAGAGCCGGCGAGCGGCGCTCCACCAGCGGGTCGCCCAGCTGGATCAGCAGCTGCGGACGCCGGTGGCGTGTCCAGAGCTGCAGGCGGTCGAGCAGCAGCTGCGGGACGCCCGCTATCGGGAGCAGCAGGCCTCGGACGAGCTGCGCCGCTGCGGGGACGGGACCTGCCCGACCTGCCGCCGGCCGCTCGGGGACCCGGCAGAGGCAGCACGCGCCCGCGCCGAGATCCTCAGCCGCCGGGAAGAGGCCGGCAGGCTGAGCGACCAGCTCGCCGTCGAGGTCCAGGCCCTGCGCGCCCGCGCCGCCTCCGACCAGGAGATCCGCGGCGCCGAGTTGCGCGCCGAGATAGCCGACCTCCGGCGCCGCTGGGACGCCGCAGACGCCGCCGTCAAGGACCTTACCCGCCGCATCGCTACGGCCGAGGAGCGGCAGCGGCTGGGGGCGACCGAGGCGCAGGCGCGGGAGAAGGTCGAGCAGACCAGGGTTGGGCTGGAGCTGGTCGAGCAGGATCTCGCCCGGGCGGATGAGGAGCGGCAGGCGCTGGAGCTGGCCGAGCGGATGCTCGGTCCCCGCGGTGCTCGTGCCGGCCTCCTTGAGCGGGCCTTCCAGGTGGTCGAGCAGCTGGCCAACGCCAAGCTGGCGCGGGCATGGCCGGGCTCCCGCATCCAGATCGCCAGGACCTCGGAGACCGCCGGCGGCAAGGTCCGCGAGGTCTCGCGGGTGCTCGGCGCGCGGCCGGACGAAGGCCCGGAGGAGATGGCGGAGGTCGGGCGCTACTCCACCGGGCAGCTGCGGCGGGTCGACCTGGCTCTGCTGCTGGCCCGGCGGCAGGTTCTGGCCGCTTCGGACCGGAACCGGCTGGCGCTGCCCTACCTCGTCATCGACGAGGCGCTTAATGGTTTAGACGATGAAGGCCTTGACGGGATAGCCGCTTTGCTCGTCGAGGAAGCCAAGGACAATTTGGTGGTTGTTCTCTCGCACGACGAGAAGATGTCGAGGGGGATACCCTTCGATCAACACATCCAGCTCGGAGCCCAAAAATGAAGATGATCTTGGTCTACGTCGCCGGCCGCTACACGGCCCCCACCCCAGCCGGCGTCGAGGAGAACTGCCGCATCGCCCGCGAGGTCGGGGTGCAGCTCGCCGCCTGCGGGAAGAACGTCTTCCCGGTCATCCCGCACAAGCTGGGTGGCCCCGCCGAAAACGGCATCGACGAGGCCGGGATGTACGCCGGGACGCTGGAGCTCATGAGGCGGTGCGATGTCGTCTACGCCTGCCCCGGGTGGGAGACGAGCAAGGGGACCCTGGCTGAACTGGCCGAGGCCGAGCGGCTCGGCATCCCCGTCATCCGCAACGACCTGACGCTGTTTCAGTCGGGGCTCGTCACCCGGAAGCTGGGGGTGCGCCGGTGAACACGCATTGCGGGCTGTGCGGTCAGCCGTTCAAGACCGGGGACAGCACGGTGATGCTGAGCGGAGCGGCGGTCCACAGCCCCTGCCCTACCCAGCGAAAGCAGGAGCCGGCACCGCTCGCTGAGATCATGCAGGCGCCCCCTGTGATCGCCTACGAGCGCCCCTCGAAGCTGAACAAGACCGAGGCCGCGTACTTTGAGCACCTGAAGGCGCGGCAGCGCATCGGCGAGTTTCGGCGCGTAGACGCACACCCTGAGCACCTGCGACTCGCCGACTCCACGTTCTACGTCCCCGATTTTAGGGTCGTCACCGTCGCTGGTATCATCGAATTTCACGAGGTCAAGGGTTTCCTCCGCGACGACAGCTGGGCGAAGCTCAAGATCGCCGTCGAGATGCACCCGTACAGGTTTCTGATCGTGCGCCTTGCTAAGGGCAGTTCGCTCAAGGCCCCGCGGTGGACCGTCGATGAGGTCGGGGAGCGTGCTCCGCGCTGAACAAACGTCTGGTATTGCGCGCTACTTGCACCCGGCGTAGGTAGAGATCGTTGAGGTGGGCTGCTGTTGGGTTACGTACGGCCCGGCGAGGCTTGGCCGGGTATGGCATGGCGCTCCAATCCAAGGGTTTTATTGAACGCACACAAGGAGATCACAGATGCTCGACCTGAACGAAAAAGAGAAAGAGGCGTGGGAGAAGCAGGGCTGGACCCCGGAGGGCGCGGCGCACGTCGGCGCCAAGGACCTGGGGGAGGCGCTCGGCATCCCCATCGGGCGCGCCGCCACCATCATCGCCGAGTGCAAGGGCGGCGGTGCCAAGGCCGACGAGGTGGAGCGGGCACTGGCCGGTGACTCCGACGCCCGCGCAGCGGTGAGCCGGATCGTCCGCGGGATGCCGTGGGTGGTCCTGCGCAACGGCCAGCCGGATCTGGCGGAGACGCGGGCGCTCGTCAAGGACCTCAAGGAGCGGCCCGCCCAGCGCTCGACCTGGAAGGGGCTTTTGGTGGTGCAGCCGGCCGCCATCTCCTCGTCGACCGCTAAGCTGCCCCGGTGTCAGATCACCGGGAACGTGCTCGACGACTATGACGGCAAGCTGGTCGACGGTGTGACCGGGGCTGACTGGTCCGGCATCTGGGTGGAGCGCGGCAACAGCCGCATCCTGTGGCTGGCCCACGGCCCGCGGAGCCTGATCCCAGCCTACGCGGTCAGCGACCCGGCGCGGGCGGCCAAGGAGCTGGCGGAGCCCGAGGTGTCGGTGCAGTGGCGGCGCCTGGAGGCCAGCTTTGCGCAAGCAAGCCACGTCGAGAAGGCGGCTGCGGCTGAGCGGCTTTTTATTGAGCCCGTGGCTGAGGCGTTTGCGCAGCCCGCGGGTGACAATCCTTCGCCGGTGCCAGCCCCGATAGCTAGGTTGGACCGCCCTGCCCTTCGCAGGCGACTTGAGCAGGTCAGGGATTCAGATCTCGTGGCGCTGTGCATCGACTACTTCCCCGAGGTGGCCCGAGAGTTCTCTAGCGGAATGACCGTGACTGACAAAATCTCTCTGCTCCTGCAGATGGTAGATCCGGGCCGCGTGGCTGCGGCGCTGGGCACCACGCGCGGGTAAGCCATCTCACGCGCACGTTGACCCTACAGCCTGCGCATCGCATCCTCTGGGCTCATGCAAGAGCCCGAGCCCTCCTACGTCATCATCCTCGTTCGCCGGTCCGGCCTGTCCACGCGCCGGCCGGTCCGCCGCCGGGCTCCGCCAGCGCCGCCACCTACCGCCGCCAAGCCGCGGCGGCGGCTTCCTGTTTGGCGACCCACGACAAGGGCGGACTGCATGCCCGGCGGCAAGAACGCCGCCCGCCCTTGTCGCTATGCGACATGCCGCCACAGTTTGCTCGTCGACATCGACTGCGAGACAGCCGAGGTGCGGCAGACCGCCGAGGACCCGGCCGAGCTCCCCTACAGCTGTGCGCTGGACGTGGCCGAGGTCGTGGACTCCGGGGACCGGACCATGATCCTGCGGTCGCTGTCGCCCTTTTTCGGCGTCACCCGCGAGAGGATTCGCCAGCTGGAGCTGCGGGCGGTCGAGGCCTTCCAGCGCGGAATGTCGAGAAAGCCCGGGGAGAAGCTGCCCAAGGTCTTGGCGAGCCCCTGGGGAACCACCCAGCCGCGGGCGCACCGGAGGCCCAAGCCCGAGGAGGACTAGCGGGCCCCGGGCGAACCGAAGAGGCGGAAGGGGCTCGTCTCGATGATGTAGTCGCGTCTCCCGTCGCTGGCTATGCGGGTGAGAGCGTAGAAGCCGCGGGTAAATTCCGTCGACTTCCGACGGGTCAGCTCGGCGGCCAGGAGCAGGTGCCAGATGTTGGGGCCCTCCAGCGGTGCCGGGGCAAGGTCGATGCGAAAGACGCGCTCATCGTCGACGGTGGGGGTCGGTCGTACGGTGATCTGCACGGCGTCGCCGGTGACGGTCTGCACCGGGGTGCCGCCATCATCGAGCAACTCGAAGTAGAAATCGCTGTCCTCCCCAGCCCGGACCTCGATGGTGCGGCGCGGGTCGGGAGGGGCGTTCAGCGGCAGGTGGGCGCTGGCGCGCTGCAGCACAGCGATGCGGCGGAAGATGGGCATCAGAACCCCTGCCTGTGACCGTCGAACTCCACGTCGCAGTCCCCAAGGCGCGCCTGCACCACGATGCCGACCTGCCTGGAGGTGGCGCCGGGAGCGGTGTCGAGGAGCCCGGTGTTGGAGAGGTAGATGGGGTCCCCGAAGGTGGTGCCGCCTATAGGCACGTTGTAAGCCACCCCGTGGATGCGGGCCCAGATCACCTCGCCTGCCACCGGCGCCGTGAGGTTTATGACCCCGCGGTCGAGCAGGTACAGGTCCCCGTGCAGGGTGGCGGCGGAGTTCGCGAGTGCCTTGCCCATGGTCGGCAGGTAGAACGAGCCGGGGAGCGTGGCGAGCAGCTGCTGGGTCCCGGCGACATACAGGACCGAGCTGTTGGCCGCCGAGCCGTTGAAGTTGATGACCCCGGCCTGGCGCCCGGCGTCCTTGCGCAGGTCCGATATGTCGGTGAGCTGCTGGTTGACGTTCTCCGCCCACCCGCGGACCATGTTCTGCTCAAGCGTCTCGCCGGCGGCGGGGTTGCGGCGCCCGTCGAGCAGCCGCAGCACGTAGAAGACAGCCATCACCCGCTGCTCGGTGTTGGTCCCGGCGTTCACCACCAAGAGGATGAGGTAGGTTCCCTCCTTCTTGGGGGTGATGGTCGGGGTGGCCGTGGTCGGGCCCACCAGCGCGTCCGCCGCCCCCTCGGGCTGGTCCAGCAGAGTCCAGTTGTAGCTCAGCCACCCACCGGCAGCCTCGGACAGGGTGACGACGGAGTTGACCGGCACCGCCCGCGGGGTCGCCAGCGCGTTGACCAGAATGGAGGCGGTGGGCATGCTGTGTATCCTACAGCCACTTTAAGGAGACCCTCATGAAGACCCCGCACCTGCTCCTGGCCCTGCCGCTGCTCGCCGCCCTTGTCGGCTGCCACCGCGAAGACTCGCCGGCCATCCGCGCCCGCGCCGCCGCGGTCGGCGTCCACCCGCTCATCACCTCCATCGACCTCGCCGGCCGAGACCTGGCGCTGGCCGACCTCACCCCGCCGCCGGACCTGATCCCCACCCAGATCCCGCTGCAGCAGCCGCGAAACGGGGTGTGTCTCCGGCAGCAGTGGCTGCTTTTCTCCGACGGGACGGTGCGCGCCGGCGGCTTCAACGACACTTGGTTTGACGCCTGCCGGGGCTTCTACTGCACGCTCGCCGCCGGCCACTGCGCCCCCAAGGCCTATCAGGTCTTCTTCACCGACTCGTCCTGCACGATCCCGCGGGTGATCTTGACCAGTGGCGACGACGGCTTGTCCATGAACCCGCTGTCCGGGGGCCTCGCCAAGTTCATCGGCGGGGACGGCCGCTACTACACGCGCGGGAGCATATCGACAAAGCCCGCCGCCGGGGCGACCGTCTACTACCGCACACCCATGGGCGGCATCTGCACGGCGTTCAAGTACGTGCAGATGGGGGATGTGTACGCGGCTACGGTTGTCACATCTCCGGCCACCGGGCCTGTGTCATACATCAGCACGTACGATCAAACACCCTGAACAAACGTCAGGGATTGCGCCGCAGCACGCAAAAGCACTAGTAGTTCTCCAAGCAGCGGAATCATCTGCGAGACACGCGAAAAGGAGAACTACTATGCACGTCTTGAATCTTCCCGCCCTCCTTACGGTCCTTCTCGTCGGCTGCGCGCCGACCGTCCACTTCACCGATGGGCCGCCCCAGCAGGTCGCCGACATGGCGATTACCCCAGACCTGCAGCCGCCGCCGGACATGATCACCAAGCCGCCGGTGCGGATCAGCAAGCTCGACGACGTGGAGTTCTGGTGGTGGTCCAACCCCAACAGCCCCGGCGAGCCGGACTACGCGACCTACCTCAACGGCCCGCTGTGGATGTGGGAGAACTCCGAGCCGAGCGGCTACAAGCCCCACTTCGACAACCAGCTCCGCGCCAAGTGCCTCTTCTACTGGACCGCCGACCAGAAGTGGCGCTGCCTCCCCGGCTGGGCGCAGTTCAAGGCGAGCCTGCCGCTCAACGGCTACTACGAGACCGGGAGCTGGACGTGCCCGCTCGTCCCGCGCGACAGCTGGGTGCAGGCCCTCCCCAAGGCCGCCAACGAGTCCAACCTGCAGCCCTACCTCGTCGTGTACGACACCCAGGCCAAGGGCTTCCGCGCCTACAAGAAGATCCCCGTCCACACCGACGTATGGGTCTACATCCCCGGCAAGTACTGCACCAAGGCCTGGGACGACATCAACGACACGCTCAGCTTCTACGAGATCGGAGACGAGGTTCCGCTCAGCACGTTCGCCGAGCCCGTCAACCCGGGTACGCCGGAGTAGCGTTCAGTAGAACAGGTCTACGGTGAAATAATATGTGATCGGGGTGATCCCAGCAGGCGGATTGATGAACTCCTGCGCAATGGGGTCCCATGTCGTGCTCTGCACGATCACGTCGGAATAGACTGTCCCCTCCGCAAAATTTCCAGACGGTGTTGTCTTTGTAGGGTCCGCTAAAGTCGTCGCAAACACGTTATCTACAATCGCGTTTGCTTCGACCAGGCGGACCATCGGCGCGTTGTAGGTGTACCCTGATATCGGATTTGGCTGCAGGAGCTGCACCTGCGGAACAACCGCCGTGACGCCGCCCCCGGTCGCAATCACGATGCGGGCCTGCGCTCCGGTTGGCGTCTCCCCTACAACAGCGACGTTGATGCCCGGCGGAGCCTGGATATTCACGCCGGTGGGGGCGAATGGTGCGCCACCCGTCGACTTCATGGTGAACGTGCCGGACACGCGGACCGGCCCCACCTGCGGCCGGGTGTCGACGATCTGGCCGGTTCCGATGCTGGTTGCCCCGTTGGTGACGAGAATGCGTGCGACCAGCACGTAGCCTGGGGTGACATCGGGTGAGAGCTGCGTCCCCGTAGGTGCCGGTGTGCCGATCTTGTAGCTGAGCGGGGCGGTGCTGAGCACCGGGGCCACCACCTGCCCCACCTCGGTCTGTGTGGAGCCGAAGCGCAGGAAGGCCGGGGCGGACTTGGGGACGAAATCGTTGACCGCCTGGTCGAAGCGCAGGAGCTGTCCATAGTCGGCGAGGTCGCGGCGAGGTCGCACCTCGATGATGTCGTAGCGGGACTGCCCAGCGGGCGGCGGGGCCGGAACGGTCATCGTCACGCTGGAGCCGAGCACGATCGGGCGCCAGGGGGAGACGTTGCTGACCCCCTCGAAGCGGCCGACGATCGAGTCCTGCGCGATGACCAGCGGCACGCTCGGGTCGTAGTAGTAGCCCATACCCGCCGAGACCTCGATGACGAAGCTGGCCGGGCTGCTCGGGCGGACCTTGAAGCCCTCGCCGATGAACGCCGTCTGGAGCTTGGCCCGGTCATTGGCGGTGGCGGTTCGCACCGCCAGGAGCTGCTGGTAGAAGAACGACAGGGCCAGCCGCTCGGCGGTGAACCCGCGGTTGAGGGCCTCGGTTGAGGGGCGCTCCGCCGGGGCTAGCACATCCTGGTCAAAGGGCTCCATCTCAGGTCATCTCCCCGCGCACGCTGTAGTAGAGGGTGGCGTCCGCCGAGTCGGCAAAAGTTAATCCGGTCCAGTTGGTCACGATTCCGTACAGGGCGAAGACCGGCTGCAAGAGCGGCGTGGCCTGCGCTGGGAAGGTGACGGTAGGGTCGTCGATGAGGAGCTTGAACGGCCCGTTGACCACGGAGTTGGGAAGTTGCTCGCCGCGGACAAACTGGAAGCTGGTCGTGGGGTTGATGGCCCCGAGCAGCGGGCTCTGCACGGTCATTTCGCAGTCGCGCAGGTTGTTGAGGACGAAGAAGTAGAAGTCGGGGATGGCGGGGCCGGGGACGAACGGCCCGCGGGCGACCGCCACCCGGATGCCGGGCGGCACCGCGGCGTGCAGGATCGTGGGCACCCCGCCGGCCAGCTCGAAGCTGCAGGACACCGAGAAGCTGGCTGACCCGCCGAGGAACAGCATCGGGCGGAAGTCGGCGATGTGCTCCTGCCGGATGGTCCCGGTGGGGTTGTCCACGACGTTCTGCACCAGGATCTGGGCGATCTTCACGTAGCCGGGGCTCGTCGGAGGCGGGCTCGGGGCGGCGGAAGCCTGCCCGATCTTGTAGCCGATGGGCTGCGTGCTGTTGGTCGGGTCGGTCACGTAGCCGACCGGCAGGGTGTCGAGCGCGTAGGAGAGCGTCTTCGAGACCGGCAGGTCCACCCGCGACCCGGCCGGCAGCGACAAAAACGCGGTGGCGTTCACGTCGTACACGTCCCGGCGCAGCGCCACCTCGATGATGTCGTAGCGACTGTTCGGGGCGGCCGGCGGCACCGGGACCGGCACGTCCTTGTGGTTGCGCAGCACGATCGGCTTCACGTCGGACAGCTCGCTGAGCCCCGCCACGCCGTCGATATTGGTCGGCAGGTCCCCGTCGTCGCGCTTGGCCCCAAGGCCCGCCAGGATGCGGACCGTGGTGGTCGCCGGCGACAGCGGCGTCACCAGGAACCCGGCACCGTAGAAGCCGAAGAAGCTGGCGAGCGTGTCGGTGTTCGCCAGGGTCGCCTGCGGGCCGCCGACCGACCGGAGCAGGTGCATGAGGCCCGCGTTGGCGCCCTCCCCGGTGGTGCGGTTCATGTCCACCTCGGTGAATCCCTCCAGGGTGCGGAAGATGTCGCGGTCAAAGGGGCGTCCGGCCATGCGGCGCATCCTACCGCGGACCGCTGAACGAATGTTCGGGATTGCCGAGCCGCCGCCATCGCGGGCACGATGATCGGCATGCAGACCATCCAGATCGCCGCTCTTGTCGTTATGATCCTCTCGCTCGCCGCCCTGGCCTGGCTTTTCGTCCGCAAGTGGAAGCAGCTCGACCTGCTCGGGGAGGAGCTGGCCGCCCTGCGGCGCAAGTTCGACGAGGTGGTGGACCGGGTGGACTTCGACTACCTCACCGGGGCCTTCTCGCGGGCGGCCGGCGAGCGGCGGATGCGCGAGGCCCTGCGGTGTTACCCCTGCGTGGTCGTCTTCATCGACCTCGACGACTTCAAGCTGATCAACAAGGCCCACGGCTGGGCGGCGGGCGACGAGGCGCTCAAGGAGATCGTCGCTTGGCTGCTCACCCGGTTCCGGCGGGCGCACGACACCGTCTACCGCATGGGCGGGGACGAATTCGTGCTGGTGCTGCCGGCGCCGGTGCTGGAGCCGGATATCTACGCGGCCGACCAGCCGCCCGCCGCCGACCCGCTGCACCTCGTTGAGCAGTTCGCCCAGCAGAACCTGCGAGAGATCGCCGAGGAGTGCAGCGTCCGCTTCACCTTCGGCCTCGCCACCACCAGGCAGTTCCCGCGGCATCGGGTGCTGCTGGAAGCCCAGGAGGAGGCGCTCATCGCCAAGCGGCGCCGGGACGCGCTGCGGGATGCTGCCGAGAAAGTCGACCCGGCCCAGGCTGAGGTGGCCTCGTGACCGCGCCAGCCGCCGAGCCCGTCCTAACCGACCCGGTGCAGGACTGGATCGCCTGGTACATCTCCACCGCCGTCCGCCACGAGCAGGGGGCGCTCATCGGCATCATCCAGGCTCACGCTCGCGGGCGGCTCGCCGGCGGGACCGAGGTGCTGCACAAGGGCATCCAGGCCTTCGTCGAGAAGGCGCCGGCGCTGTTCGGGGCAATGCCGTCCGCCTACCTGCGCACCTACCTGGAGATGATCGGCTGCCCGCGGGAGGAGATCGCCGCGGTGGAGTCGGCCGTCCGCATCGAGCTGGTCAACGCCCTGCTGCGTCACCTCACCGACCACGCCGCCGAGCTGCCGGACTGCACCGGGCAGCTGCCGCCGGCGATGCTGCTACCTCCGAGCTAAGCCAACCCGTCGAGCAGCGGCTGCACCCCGACCCCTCCGGCCCGCAGGTCGTTTGCCAGCTTGACGCACGCCGAGTAGGTGCCGGCCGCCGCCGCGTCTCCGGCCCCCAGACCCCAGCGCAGGACCTCGGCGGGGAGGTCGGCAGGGAGGCTCAAGAAGGACGCGGCGCGGCGCCCGCCGTCGGTTCCCGGGGTCGCCCGGTCGGCAGGGGTGACGGCCGGGTCGGCGAGGAAGAACGCCTGGTCTTGGAGGCAGGGGAGCTGCGGCAGGACGAGGTAGAACTCCCCGCCGTTTGCCCCCTCGTGGGTGAGCCAGCGGTTCTGCGGCTCCGGCGGGCGCGGGTCGTCGTAGACGAAGGTGGTCGGCGGGAAGTGGCTGGCCGCCGGGATCGGGCAGTCGTAGCCGGTCTGCAGCTGCCAGTCCCAGCTGTCGATGACGGCGCAGGAGAAGTAGGGGGACCAGCGCCGCAGGATCGAGTTGATGCTGGCCTCGATACCGGTGGGGGTGAGCGCGCGGATGATGCTCTTTATCCGCAGGCGGAAGGCGTCCACGCTCTCACCTTCCAGCCGCGGGGCGATGCCGCGGTCCCGGGCGAGCTGCTCCAGCTGCGGCTCCTGCCCGCCCTCCATCGGCCCGGGGTTGCGGACCTTGATCGAGGTGTCCCACAGGTCCGGCTCCTCCAGGAGCAGCCAGATCGTGTCGATCTCCCCGGGGATGGCGTCCCCGTAGGCCACCGGCTGCTCGCCGTCGACGTTGTACTCGATGCCCGGGAGCACCGCTTCGACCGCCACCGGGAACGGTCCCACGTCGCTGTCCCCGAACTCCACGTCGCTCTGGGTGCGGAAGCCGCGGCGGTCCTTGGTCCCCACGATCGTCCCGGCCTTGACCTTACCCGGCCCGGCCGCCGCGGTCGCTCGGTACAGGTACACCCAGCCCCTGGCCTTCTGCCCGATGGTGGCGTAGCCGGCCAGCGTCGCTCGATCCCAGCTCGACACCATGCGGGCGACCCGGGCGGCGACCGCGGCGTCCCCGCGCAGGAGCTCGTAGCCGCCGCCGGCCTTGAGGCTCTGCACGTAGGCCGACGGCAGGTCGCGGTCGAGCATGCGCAGGAAGTAGTCGACATCCGGCGGGGGCGGCGGCTCACCGAAGTCGGCGGTCAGAAGGAACTCCCGAGCCTCGGGGTTTGGGTCAGGGAGCGGGGACGGCAGCGGCAGGAGCGGCATACCCCGGAGGATAGCCCCGGCGGCCCACTGAGCGCACGTTCAGGATTGCATCTCGTCGCGGCTCCCTCTAAGGGTTCGTGACATGCTTGACCCTACCCGAGAGACCCCGATTATCCCCATCGCCAGCTTTTTCGCCCGGCGGGCTGCGGCTGCCGACTCGGCCATAACCAAGTGGACCCCCGGTGGCGGCTACGGCTACGCGCCACCTGCTCCGCCGCCGGTCGAGATCACCGTCATCCCCATGCCGCCGACGCTCACGGACATCGGTGTGGTGGTCTCCCCAACCCGCGCCGTGATGGTGGCCGGGCCCGGGGCGGACCTGGATGACGCTCACCGCGTCCAGCCGATCTGGACCCCCTCCCAGGCGCGCCTTGTGGCCGAGCGGCTTATCGCCGCCGCCCGCGCCGCCGAGTGCCCGGAGTGCTGTCGCCGCCTGCGCGAGGCGGTTATCGAGGTCCCGCCGCCGCCTTGCGCGGGCTGCGAGAGCGGGGCGGCCGGAGAATGAGCGCCGACCTCGACGATCTGCGCACGCTGCAGCAGGCGTTGACTGACTATGATGCTGGGGTTATCAACGGTGCTGAACTTGGTGGGGCGCTGTTGACAGTGAGGGAGGCGGTAACGGCGCTGGTCTCAGAGAAGTTGAAGGCCAGCGAGTGCGACTTTTGCCATGGCGCCAAGGTCGTGCACTGTGGCCAGTGCAGCGGACGCGGGTACCGGGGCTACGAATCTGACCCCAGCTACTGCGGATTCTGCCGGCGCAGCGGCAATATCCCCTGCCTGGGTTGCAGCTAGACCGGGAAGACCGCCGTGCCGCCCGCCGTGTCGTAGGCGACGACCTGAACCTGGGGGTTGTCAGGCCAGCCGAAGTCTCGGCGGATGATGAATTGGTAGCCGGTCCCTGATCCGTCGGTGAACGGCGCCCGGAGCGACGAGGTGTAGGGCGGGGTGTAGCCGGTGTCGTTGGGCGGCGGCGAGATGGCGTCGCTGTTGTTGGCCTGCTCGCTGCGCCCGAGGCCCGGGAACTTGATGGTGAGGATGACGCGTTGGAGCGCCGGGGTGTCCGCGGTGACAAAGACCTGGAGGTCCTCGCTCCGGGTGATCTGCTGGGTGCTCGGCGGGGCGATGATGGTAATGGCCACGAGGTCAGCCCCCCACGATATAGCCGTCCGCCGAGTACAGCGTCGGCAGCGGCTTGTCTACGGCGGTGCTGTTGGCGGTGACGAAGCGCAGGTCCGTCCCGAGCTTCTCCAGCACGCGCGGCACAATGTCACCCGGTGGGTAGGCTATTTCCCGGCCGGTGACGACCACCCCGGGGACGATGCGTAGCGCGTCCGCCGCCGCGCTGCGGATAAACGCGGCCCCGGGCGGCAGCGCGTTGATGTAGTTGACCATGGCGCTGCGAGCGGCCACCGAGACCTCGAACGGGTCGGCCCCGGCGGTGAAGGTGAGCACCAGCTCGACCGGCTGTAGGATGACGCGGCAGACGAAGACCCCCACGTAGATGCCGGCGGCGCGGACATCGCGCAGGAACGCCAGCACCTCCCCGGCCAGCGCCTGGCTGCGGGCGGCGTAGGTCGGCGGGACGCTGTTGGTCTGCACGTACTGGTCGGTGTACTGGTCGGCGATGGCCAGCAGCACCTGTTTAGTCTGGCGCCCGAGCAGGTCGTAGTACTCAAGCGCCGTGGCGGCGATGACTCCGCCGCCGTTGGCCGGATCACGGTAGCGCTTGGCTCCCTCTTCGAGAGCTGCCAGCGTGCCCTTGGTCGCCGTCCTGAAGTAGTTCCGGTAGGCGCTGCGGAGGCTCGGGTCGGTCTCGGCGTCGGTCCCGGGGCTCGTGGCCAGCTCGTTTGTGACCACGAGGTCGGCCGGCGCCCCCGGGATGACCGAGGCGATGGAGTTGATGCTGCCGATGGCGGCGAGCACGGTGCTGCCGGCCCTGGCGCTGCGGACCGGGACCGACAGCGGGCCGACCGTCGCCTTGGGGAAGGTGGCCGCGAGCGTGGTGACGAACTCGATGCCGTCGGGGGTGGACAGCGTGGTCCCGCGGGGGATGAGCAGATCGGCCACGAGCGCTGTCGTCAGTCGGAACTGCACCGTCCCGCGCGAGACGCCGGCGTCGTGGCGGACAAGGCCGATGACATCGAGCACGCGCTTATCGAGCTGCTCGTCCTGCGCCGAGTCGATCCACCAGCTGGCCACCGCGCTGGTCGTGGAGCCGGCCACCTCGTCCCCGCAGGCCGCCGCGCCCTCGCGAATAGAGGACATGTCGGTCCCCGGCGTCTCGATGGCGGCCCGGGTGATCTGCGGACGGACGCCGCCTGGCGGGTTGAGCGCGGCGACGAGCCACGTCCTGCGCAGCTCGTCTCGGGAGGGGAAGTCGGCCATCTGCCGACCATCCTACCGCAACCGCTGAACGGACGTTCGGGATTGCCGACCGGCTCGCGGTCAGGAGATGGTGCCTCTAAAGGAGCAAGTCGATGACGATCAAGGGATGGGGCGATCTGCAGCGCAGCGCCACGCGGCAGGGTTGGAAGCTGGAGATGCGCGGGCACCACGTTGCCTGGGTCGCGCCGGACGGGCGGAAGGTTTTCTCGTCCAAGACCCCGAGCGACAACCACGCGCGGCAGAACCATATGGCCTTGCTCAGACGCGCCGGCTGGCGTGACGATACCCGGAACCACAAACAAGGAGCGAAGGTATGAGCAAGACTGAGATCAAGACGATGTCGCTGGGCGACCACATGCGGCGGTTTGACGAGGAGGTAGACAAGCTGGCGGAGGTTGCCCACCGCATCGACGAGGAGTTCGTCCGCATCGAGTTCAACAAGCCGCTGCGGGACCGCGCGCGCCCGAGCCGCTGGCCCGGTGCCTACATCTCTGGCTACCAGTGCGCCTGCTTCCAGCAGGGAGGGCTTTGGGCTGGTGCCCCTCAGGAGTGGCACGCCGCCTGGATCGGCGAGGTTGAGGCGCGCTTCGACCAGTCCCCGCTGCTGCGCCCGCTCCTCCAGCAGTACGCCGAGCGGCTGGCCGCCATCGAGGCGATGCTCAACATGGGGCTGCAGCTGGTGTCGCAGCAGCTGGAGTGGAGCCCGCCTCCACTGCAATCGGTGCCGCAAGCTGTCAACGAGTTGTCGTCGGTGAGGCACCCACTTCACGGCCGCCCCGTCGAACGGCGTTCGGTGCACCCGAGCCCTGGCGTCGAGCCGCCGGCCGCCAGCGATTCCGACCCGCTGGCGTTCAAGTCGCTGGCCGAGCTTGATCAGGCTGCCGCGATCGAAAAAGACACCGACTAAGCCAGACTGACCCCCGCATCCCCCACCGCCAGGGTGGCCACGTCCTGCCGCCCGTCCGTCATCTTCGCCTTCACCGTCAAGTAGGCGACCCCCTCATCCTTCACCTCCAGCGACACCGTGGCCGACGCCACCTCCGGGTCGCGCACCACCTGCGCCAGCACGAGCGCTTTCTGCCCGGCCGGGTCGCGGATCAGCTCCCCGAGCGCCAGCAGGCACCCAAACGACGGGTCGGCCGGGTCTGAGCCGAGCGGCGTGGTGACGATGCGGAGAATGCGCTTGCGGAGGCCGCTCGCCCCGGTCTGCGTGGCGTAGCTGCCGCCCGAGTCGGTGCGCAGCGCCACCCCCTCCCCGAAGAAGCTGTCGTTGCGCAGGTCCACGATCCGCGGGCGCCGGGAGGCCGGGCCGAAGCTGGGCTTGTCCACGTCGACCCCCTGGAAAGTGACCATGGTGGGCGGCGCCGCCGGCAGCCTCCCCGAGGTCTTGAGGCGGCTGCCGCGCAGGGTGTGCTGGACGGCGAACGGGCCGAGGTTCGAGAGCAAAACGAGTTTTCGCTCCTCGGGTAGCCGCAGCCGAATCGCGCCGATCACCTCGATGCGTTCGCCGGTATCGTCGCGGGTTAAATCCCAAGTCTTGCGATTTTGGCAGTCGCCGTCGGAGACGGGGCTCCTGTCGAGGGGCTCGGTGTTGAAGCGAGCGTAGAGCGACCGACTGCCGAGCGGGTAGCACTCCAGAATCGAGATGGTGACGACGCCGCCAAACGGGGAAATTCCGTAGGGAGATACCCCAAATGCACCAATGGCCATGAAGTAGTTATACCTCACAGCCATTGGGTTGTTACCCTTGGATTACCACACCAAACCCCGCCTGACGGGACCGGGCCGTACCACACCACGCAATGCCAGGCTATACCGTACCGAACAGTAGCTAGCCCCACTCTGCCAAGTAAACCGACTTTACTACTTTTTCTTCTCAGGGCTCCACAGCGTCACGGTGAACCGTCCGAACGGACCACGCCGGTCGGGGCGGAAGTCGCCGAGGCCGATTTTGGAGCCCGCGATATCGAACAGCTCGCGCACGATCGCCGCGTCCAGCATCTCGGTGTCGTGGGTGAGCGAAAAGCGAAGCTGCCAGAAGTGGAACAGCGGGCGGTGGCAGACCATGCGCCCGCCGGTGGCCGGGTTCACCACGCCGCGGGTGTCCACCTCGTAGTCAGCCATGATCTTCGTACCCGGCTTGAAGATCGGCAGCTGCATCTCGACGATCTCTACCGCCGCTGGGATGAGCGAGGACTTCATAGTGGATAGCTTGGTCCGCCCGACCTTGATCATGCTGCCGGCGCGCACGAGGCACGCCAGGACATTAGCGGAAGGGATGAAGGGACGCGGAGTCGCCTCGTCCGTCCAGTAGATCTTTTTTGTCGCCGCCTCCCGCGGGGTGAGCTGATTGCGCGCTTTGACCGCGCCGCTACTCCCCTTCTCGATGCTCGCCATCACGCTGTCGGTGAAAGCGTTCATCAACATCCCGGGACGCGATCCGGTGATCTCTACTTCAATACTACGATTGTCTATCTTCACGTAAAACTCCTTGGATTGCGAAACCTTGCTGCACCCAACATCATCTGGCGATACCGGGCACCACGCCGAACGATTTACGTGAATGGAGTAGATTCGTAAATACTGAACGTATGTTTTTTACAACAAAAAATATAGCCCGCCGATCTTAGGACCAGCGGGCTATTTACCACCCTTGGATCACCTTACCGGGCCGAGCCAAACCGGACCGAACCTTAGCGTACCGTACCAAACCAAACGCCACCCTACCTAACAAAACAAAAATTGTTCAGAAACACAATACTACGCCCCCTTCGTAACTGTTGTCAATGAGGAAGGGTTGGCGGGGGTGGGTATTTGTAAAGCCGTGAGTAATGTGGCTGCCGCTACTGCAATTTGGGCTGCGGTTGTCGCAGTGCTCGCAGTGTTCGCGAACGCGACGAGGGCTAGATAAAGTGGGCGTTTTACTAAAAAATCCAGGCCTGCGCCACCATCTCCTTCACCCAATAGCACGTTTTTACCAAGTGGCGGGACTATAGAAACGGTCCCGTCCGCGGCGATGTCGATCAGGGACTCCTGGGCGTCGTCGACCTGATTCGTCAGCTTCAGCTCGGCGCCGCCGGTCCAGATGGCGAGCCGCCGGCCCTTCTTGGCGACCCACTGCTCGTCGTCTGGGTTGTCGACGATGACCTTGGGCGGGGGCTCGGCTTTCTCATAGAAGCGGCCGATGATGTACAGGCCATCCCCGGGGTCGCCGTTCGGGCAGCAGTAGAGCACCGTGTCGTCGACCTCGTAGGGGAGGTTCATGCCGTAGTTCGGCCCGCAGCTCGGGAAGCTGACCCGGGCGGGCCAGGGCCCCTCCCCGACCGGCTGGCAGGTGACGAGCGCCACGATCCCGTCGTCGTTGGTCCCTATCTCGGTGATGGTGCCGACCCCGAACTGGCTGAACATGGAGGTGAGGATACCTGAGCGAACGTCCAGCATTGCAACCTGATCGGCTCGCTGGCACGGTGGCGGTCAAAAGGAGATCGCCATGTCCCGAAAGAAGACGACCCCGACCTCAACCCCCGTCCCGGCCATCACCGCCGCTCCCGTTACCCACGCGACCACCGAGCTGGACGACGGCTTCCCCGAGCTGCTCCAGGCCGTCCGTGCCCGCTTTCAGCGGCTTGTGATCGACGCGGCGCCGCCGCGGCTGTTCCGGGCCGATGTGGCAGGCCTGTTCGAGCTATTCCTGCAGAAGTTGCCGTCCAGCTGGCGTCAGCACTACACCTGCAACGCCTGCCGGGATTTCATTGAGCGCTACGGTGGACTCGTGGTGGTCAGCGCTACTGGAGTCGCCACCTCGGTGATGTGGGATGACATGGTCCCGGCGGAGCGGTTCAACGATGCCATCGGCGCGCTGCGGCAGGCCGTCCACGCCGCCCCCGTGGCTGGAGTGTTCCTGAGCCCAGACAAGATGTGGGGTCAGCCTGTCACCGGGAAGTGGCACCACTTCGCCGTCGAGCCGCCAGCCGGCATGGTCTTTAACCACGGGCTCACCCGCCACGACAAGGAGAGCGCCGAGAAGTTCCGCGAACGGCAACTGGCCGTCGCCGACGCGGCCATGGCTGGTGTGCGGGAGGAGTACCTCATGCTCTCCCGAGGTCTGGGTGAGTTCCCGCTCGATATCTGCCGCAAGGCGGCAGCGATGCTGCGCGGCGGACAGCTCGACCGTAGCGAGAAGTGCGAGGGGGTGGCTGACTGGCTGGTCGAGCTGCTGCTGCAGCTCGACGGCGAGCGCAACCGGCGTTGCCGGGAGGGGATGGTGTGGCTGGCCGCCGCTACCGCGCCGACCGGCTACTGCCACGTCCGGTCCGGCCTCATCGGGACGCTGCTGGAGGACATCCAGGCCGAGGTCCCCTTTGTCGACCTGAAGGCACGCTTCAACGCCAAGGTCCACCCGCTCAAGTACCAGCGGCCGACCGCCGCCCCCAAGGCCGGTGCCATCGCCCAGGCCGAGAGGCTGTTCGAGGAGCTGAAGACCGCCGGGGCGCTTGATCGCCGCTTCGCCAAGTTTAGCGACGTGCAAAAGCTGCTCTGGATGCCCCGCGCCGCAACGGCCAAGAAGAAAGACGGGCTGTTCGGACACCTCAAGAAGGACGCTGCTCCGGCCGCGCCGGTGGACGCCGGCAGCCAGACCATCACCTGGGTCAAGTTCCGCGACACCGTGCTGCCCGGGGCGGTTCGCATCCTGCACCGGGTAGGCACCGGCAACAGCAACTACGCCGCGCTCACCGCCGCCGCGGACCCCGAGTCTCCGCCCATCCTGCAGTGGGACCAGTTCGAGGCCCGTAACACCATCGCCAGCTACTGCTACAGCGGCGGGTCGAGTTCCCGGCAGTGGAACCTCGCGCCGACCACACTCGTCGAGGTGATCGGTATCTGCCAGCAGCCGCACCAGTGGAACCCGTCGCTGAAGATGACGCACCAGGGGGATGGGGTCTTCTTCCTGCTCAAGGGGTGCCACGATGCCGGGCGCAGGTTAGAGCAGGGCGGCGGTGGCCTGTTCGTCGAGACCCTCAAAAGCGAGTACCACGGGGTCCGCTCGGTACTGGAGGCCCACTTCGCCCAGGCCCCGATCGCCGAGCACACCAAGGAGCACGCCTGCGGGCTGGCCCTGTCATCCAACACCAAGAGCTGCGCCCACGTCTTCCAGGTCGACAGTCAGGACGGGCTGCGCACCACCTACCAGATCGACAGGTGGGACTGATGGAAGTAGTCCTGATCGCTGTGATGGGTGACGCGCGGATGGACCAGTACATGCACGCCGTAGACCTGTTTGAACACTTCAAACGGCTTATCGACACGGACGCTCGCGGTATCCCGCAGTGCCAGTCCTTTTATTTAACTCTAGAGCCCAAAATCGCCGAACCAGACTACGTGAAGTTGATCGGATGGCTCAAAGACGCGATAGCCAAGGAAGGCAGCAAGCGCCTACTTGCGTGTTTCGCACCAGGGATTGAGACCGGCGCGTGGCGAGACGAGACTTGTACGCACGTTAGCACGGGCAAGAGCTGGTGCGAATTAGCGCCGCTCCTTGAGCGGTGGGGCTACGCGGGGCGTTTGCACAAGGAACGCGCGTGACCCGCGCCGACTACGCCGCCCTCTGCGTGGCTGTTGTCGGTTTCTGCTGCGCGCTGTACGGGGCTTTCGGCAAGGTCCACAGCTTCAAGTGGTGGTGGAAGCGATGAGTGACCAACGAGAGATCGCATTTACCCGTGTCAAGCTGCCCTACGGCTGGCTCGGGAACATGGCACCGTACCCGATAATGACCGAGGACGGACTTCGATGGCCAACGTCCGAAGCGCTGTTTCAAGCAAGCCGCTTCGCCAAAAATAACCCGATCAGGGAGCATATCCGCCTCAACCGCTCGCCGATGACGGCCAAGATGATCGCCAAGGCAGCCGCCGACCAGCGGGTGGTGACACCGTGCAGCGTTGAGGACATTGCATTGATGCGGTGGGTCCTCAAGCTGAAGGTTGAACAGCACCCGGAGCTGGCACCACAGATCGACGACCTGAAAGGTGCTCTCATCGTGGAGGACGTTACCGCGCGTCCTCACGGCAGCGGCCTGTTCTGGGGTGCGGCGAGGGAAGCAGATGGAAGCTGGCGAGGGGAGAACACCCTGGGGAAACTCTGGATGGAGATTTGTCGATAGCTACTCGTCGAAGTCGGCGTCCAGCACGCTCTTTCGCGGGGTCTGGGTCGCCGAGCTCTCGCTGATCTTGCCGGCCGGCTTGGGCGCCGACTCGTCGCGGTATCGGGCCTCGATGTAGTTGTGAAACTTCCCCTTCACCGTGGTCTTGTCGAGCGACCAGTCGATCTCCACCTCGGAGCAGCGGTAGGTGGACTCGGTCTCGACGACGAGGCCCCGCGATGTGGCGACCACCGCGCGGGCGAAGTTGAGGTCCCCGACCTGCTGCGCCACCGCGTCCACGGCCTCGTTGAAGCCCAGGCCCTGCAGCGCCGTGAGGTCCGAGGCGATCGGTGAGTCGGAGGAGGCGCGAGCCCCCAGTTTCTCGGTGGCGACCGAGATCTCCAGCGGGTCGCCGACCTGCAGCCGCAGCATGTCCGGGTCGTCGTTGCCGTCCTCGCGCGTGTAGCTCGACAGGTCCGGGGTTGAGAAGGTCCCCTCCACCTCGAAGCGGGCGGTCGTCTCGAAGATGGCTTGGGCGATCTGCTCCAGCTGCTCCTGGCTGCGCACCCCCTGCACCGGGATGCGTTGCACCTCGTCCTCCCCGAGCTGGCCGCTCGGGCTTTCCTTGGTGGCGTGCAGCTTCTTGAGCTGCTTGGCGAGATCCTTGGGCCAGTACGCCCGGAGCAGCTTGGCCTGCCCGCGCGCCTCCCCCGAGGTGTCGAGCGCCACCACCTCGATGACCTTGGGCCGGTCCGGGCCCTGCAGCTTGCGGTCGAAGGTGATCTCGGAGACGTTGTGCCCGTAGATGAGCTGCCGGACGCCGGAGGGCAGGCCGTTTGTCCCCACGCGGGAGCGCAGGAAGGGCCGCCGTGCCGCCGGGTCGAAGGGGTCCAAGTTCCGCAGGTCGTACAGCGACTGCGCCGGCCGGATGACCAGCGTGATCCCTACGAAGTAGGGGACCGCGCCGACGAGCGCGCAGTACTGCGATATGGCCTGCCACCAGTTGAGTTTCGACTCCATGAGCGCCGGCGGCGGCCCGCTGGTGCCGGCCTTCTTGGGGCCGAGCCACACCGCGGTCAGGTTCCCCTTGGCCCCCGGGGATGGGACGATGTCATTTGGCCACTCGTCGGCGCGGACCTGGATACCCATCTGCCCGGCCAGCGGGTGCCGGGAGATGAGCTCCTTGACCACCTCGTCGATGGGCTTGGTGAGGTCCAGCTTGGCGAGCTGCCCGCGGCGCATAGGGGAGGAGATGAAGATTCCGCGCAGATCGCGACCCGAGAGGGTCAGGGTGGGATTCTCGTTGAAGCGGACCGGGCCGAAGTTGTCGACCGAGCCCCACAGCGCCAGCAGGTTCGTGTCAGCCCTGCCGTCGGTGCCTATACCCTGGATGACCGAGCGGCGGATGTGCCGGCCCTGCCCGACCGGGATGACCTCGGTGACGCCGGCGGCGAAGTCCTCCGGCCGCACCGTCCCGGCGAAGATGCGGACCTGGCTGGCCTTGACGAGCCGCGGATCGATCGGTAGGTCGTGGTAGCCGAGGTCGATGCGGAAGGTCCCCGCGTCGCGGAAGCCAGGTTTTGTCAGGTTGCCGCCGCGCGCGATGACGTTGACTAGCCATGTAAGAGGATCGGAATTGCCGGAGCTCACGAAAAGCGGCTCAGTACTCGGTATCGAGTCGAGCCGCTGCTGTTGCTGAGCTTGAAAGGAAAGCGGCGACTGCCGCCGCGCTATTTCGGTTGAAGGTGTTTTTGCTTGACTTTTTATATAATGCAGCGCGTCGTCGAATCTCAAACCGATCGCGACAGTGATAGACGGATAAAGGCGCCTTGCCATCGGCGCAGTGTACGCTACTTAGGCTTGCGAGGTATCGGTCCATATATGTTTACCGCTGCACTCGTAAGCGATGTATTCAGCACCTTCACGTGAAGCGGATAACAATTTACCTACCGATCCGTCTGCGTTAAGCACACATCGCACGCGTGCTTTTTTAATAATTACAACTTGTGCGATGCAGCCACACTTAGGACATATTCGCATACCTATTCCTCGCTGTCTTCCGCGTCAGGATCTCCATACGCAGACTCTATCTCAACATTACAGCCATCGCAATGCACGGTCGGACCTTCGAAGTAGGCGTCAATCTCCGACACCTCATTGTCAGGATCTGCTGCGCACTCCGCGCAGAACATGTCGCCGCCTGCGCTGTAGTAGCCGATCGTGTATCCGCCTACGCTGCTGTACTGCGGTAGCTTGCCATGCTCGTCCTTAGCTTCTCGCACGGCTTTGGAGTCGTACTTGACGTAAAGCGACTTGGCGATCTTTTCGTACTCCTTGCGGAGTACAGGATCAAGATCTTTGCTGCCAAGCGACTCTTGAAGGCTTTTCACACCTTCATCGGTCAGATCTTCCTCAAGCCAAGCGCCGATCTTGTGGCCGGACTTCAACGTGATGGCACCTTCGCAGTCTGCGCCACCTTCGCAGAAACTCACGCTGTCAGACTCGCCAGCTAGGCACTCCTTAGGATAGTCGTCGCTGTCGTACGTCGTTTCATCGTCAGGATCTGCCGGAGTCTTGCCTTGCTTGTCGAGGTCGGCGCGCAGCTTCTTGCCGCAATCTTCGCAGTAGAGAGCCGCCTGGAACATGTAAAGGATCGTCATGATTCGTCGCCTCCATAAGCGCCTGGCGCTTGGCACTCTTGCGACATGCCAGGCTGACCTTGATAGTCTGGACAGCCGGCCGACTCGCAATCATGGCAGTAGGCCAGCTTTGAACGGTCCGCGATTGCAATTTCCATGCAGTCACGGCAAGCGCACGGTACGTATCCTGATTGCTGAGCCATTAGAGCGCCATCCAGTGCTCTGGAGTAGGCCGCATTTCATAGAGCAGTTCCTCGGCAAGTTCTGCTGCGCACTGGTTAAGGTACTCATCTGTCAGGTTGTCAACACACACTCCGCCAAGCGAGGTGCAATACTCGCCGTCGGCTGACTTGGCGACCAAGCACAACGTGTACCTGCACTGGCACTTGTGGCGCCGGTTGACCTGCTTCAGATCCTCATGGTTGCGGCGCCGGTAGTCTTTGCACTCCGAGCAGCGCCAGCCATCATAATCGCACTGGCAAGACATATTGTCGCTTTCCTCAGAGACGATGATCTTACCGTCCGCGATTGCCTGCGAACCTTTGGCAAGCCTTGCGGCACTTGTCGCGGTTTCGCCGCGCTTGCGCCACACTTGGTAGTAGTGTTTGTTGATCATGATCTGCATCCTTGCAAGGTGAGTGCCAGGCTACTTGTCGCGCGGTGTGAGCTCGATCCTCTGAATGTTGACGCGCCGATCGCGCAACTTGCGAAGCAGTGCAGCGACAAAAGCAGACGAGACTAAGCCTGACCAGCTAGGTCCGCGGCCAGATGTCCGCACGTCCTTAGGTCCGCAGCTAGCCGGACCGTCGTACATCCATCCGCGATCGGTCCGCCAGCACTGCACCGCTTGCCAGCTTGCATTGCAGCGGAACCGCTCGATATTGGCCAGATTAAACGCGCGGCAATTGTCCGCTATGTAACGCAGTTCATCCGCTGCGGTGCAGTCGTACATGTCTGGAAGCGGTATTTCTGCGTGATCGTCGGACCACGCTACGCCGTGGCCAGGAAGCTGGAAGCCTAGGCAGTCGCCAAAACGCTTGGCATAATCAGGATCGTCGTACAGGTTGATTGCTTCTACAGTCGGTTCCTCAAACTCAGCTGAGACCGAATCTTGATCCTTTTCGGCGTCCGCCTTAGCAGCGACTAGGAGCGCCGCGCAGAGATTGGACGCTTCGCACTCCGCCAGAATAGCGGCATGGTCTGCCGGTTCGCTGTGCTCTTTCAGCCACTTTTTAGCCTCTTGCGCGGCATGCTGGAAAGTGCTGTCGCTCGCTAGCCGTTGCTCGACCTTGGCAAGCGCCGTCTCAGCCAGCGGCAAAGCCTGTTTAGGTAGCTCTGGCGCATGTTCTTCGATCTTGCAGCCTGACAGGTTGTAACAACCGTGTTCCTCTACATGGTCAGACCACGCCAGACACCAAGTCAGGTTCGCGAACGCTTCCACGATCGTTTTTCTAGTAGACATGCCAAACTAACATAGCATCTACCGTGCCAAGTTGCCGCACGTCGGTGCAGCCTGTACACAGAGCAACTAATCCACAGTTTTCTGATACGTGGTCTCAGTTTCCTAGAATCGTGTCGCTGGTCAAATACTGTGCCAACTTTTACACTCGGAAGTTATGTAGCTGAAACTGCGTTCAGTAGTCTCAGAAAACTGAGGATCTAGGTTTGCCGTGCTGGCGTTTTCTATAGGTACGCGCGCACGCGATCCATAGCCGGCGCTTGGCATGGTGGATGCTAGGTTGTTTAGACATGCGACAAGTAACAAAGATCGAGACATTCGACGGCGTAATTCACGACAACGTGAAAGATGCCAATAAACACCTTGAAGTGCAGTACGCGAACGTACTGTGTCCTCTAGCGCACAAGATCGTTGCCGCAGAAAAATACTCCAAAATCTGCGATCTTATTGATGATAATCTGGCTGAGTTTGCGAAGTTGATCAAGATCAGAGAAGACATGGCGTTACAACCGGAGGATGAATAAAATCATGCGAAACAAAAAGACTGAAGGCGAGCGCAAGGAAGCGATCGAGTACCTGCGCAAGCTGATCAAGCCTGGCGCGAAAGTATACGTCCAGGTCAAGAAAATTTCGCGTACCAACATGACATGGTATGCGCGCGTCTTCTTTCACACGAAAGAAGACATGCTCTGTATCACGTCGCGCGTCGCCGCCGCGCTTGACTGGCCTTGCAAGGACGTTGACGGCTACTGGACGGTGAAAGGCGCCGGTATCGGCACCGATCGTGCCTTTGAGATCGGCCATCATCTGAGCTACTGTCTGCATGGCTGCAGCACGAAAGACGCGCCGACCGCCACGATCAAGCGAGCTCGCAAGCGGCTTGACGCGCTCAACGCTGCAGAGAATGCCGCTCGCTCGGCTTGCGTCGGCTGCAAGGAGTACAAACACCACTTGCACACTTGCGGCGACGCCAGGCGCGCGGCCAGAGATGAGAGCCTCACTAAGTACCGTGCAGGTTACAGCATCAAAGGAGTATGGCTGTGACCACTCCTAAGACTCAATCTGACTCGCGCGTGCGCATGGTCGGACTTGCCAATCTGGCGGCCATGTGCAAGCGCGTAAGCGGTGTGTGGTGTCACCGCTTCACGATGGATGAGCCGAGTAAGTCCGCTCGCTTTGTCCGAGTGACCTACAGCAATCCGGACGAGTACGGCAAAGATCGGCCAGTCACGGCGCTGTATCCGCTCATCCGCGATTGCTATGGTAAAGGCGAGCACACCGCGATCCTGTTGATCCACAGCGTGATAAACGCCAGTGACAGCGAGGATTGGCAGTACTTTGGCGCCGTGGAAGACTGCGCCAGCCTCTGGCGCGATCCTGTCACTGGTGAGTGGAAGGAAAGCAAGGTGCCGAAGTGAGCATCATCATTCCTGCGCTCATTGATAAGAGCCAGCACGCTGCAAGCATGGTTCAAGGCTTGAAGTTGCGCGACGGTTCGCGCGTGTTCAAGTCGGTTGAGTGTCGCGGCAGTCGGTGCTTTACCAGTTATCGCGGCGCCGTAGCGATCTTCGCCAGCAAGGCCTATAGCTCGGAGACCGAGCAACATTACGAATGGTTCGGCGCCTACAGCGAGCAAGCCGACAAGAAAAAGGCGGTCAAGCTAGACGGTGAGCAAGCCAGCTACTACCGCGCGTGGTCTGTCTACACCTCGGCTTGGTCTTACCGCTTGGTCGGCTTTGTAAAGCTAACTGGCGTGATCAAGTCGGCCGACCTCACGATCGGCGGCGCCAAAATGCGAGCGCTGCACAAGCGAGCAACAGACTTCCGCGGTGAATGGATTTTTCCAGATCCTCCGGCGACCTACCTTGAGGTTGAGCCGCTGCAGGAGCTCACCGCTGCGGACGGTCCAAAATTCAGCGAGGTTTGTTACGGCTGTACCGTGGCCAAGCCGCCGCACAATCCGACCGCCTGTCACGTCAATTGGCAGACGGTTTGCATGCAGTCTGACCAGATACCAGCGCACGTAAAAAAGGAGATCCGACCATGGCAACCAAAGTAAGCGCCACCGCCACCAAGAAGCCTGCGCAGTCTTTCACCGTCCGCAAGGCTGCCGATATGCCGGCGCCAGCGGACACGATCGATCTGATCAGAGCCGACGCGGTCAAGCTGGCGGAGCGGCTCTGCAAGCTGTCAGTCAAGAAGCAGTCGCCGGCCAGCGCAGACGCCTACGCTTTTTGCACTGCCAACGGTTTGCCGGCGCTCAAGCCGCCGATCGTCGCCACCAAAGGCCAGGCCAGGCTCATGGTCCGGCTTATCGAGGTCGACAGCGAGCTCGCCGAGATGACCGCCAATCTGGCCGCGGAGCGAGCGAAGATCAAGGCGGAGCTTGACAGCATCGTCGACAGCGCGGAATCGAGCGCCATCGTGGCGGAGTCTGTCGGACTACAGTACACCGCAGAGCCGAGCAAGGCTAGCGTTACGGTTAAGCTGGCTGGTATCAGCCACCATATCCGCGCTATTCCGAAGTAGCTCCTAGACAGCGTCCGGTAGTAGAAGTATCCGGCAGCCGCTTTGACAGGCAGGCTGCCGACCTCATGCGAATAGAGACGATCCTAAACGTGCTGCTGTACCTTGTAGTGACAGGCTTGCTCTGCTACGGTATGCGCGAAACTTGGCCGCAGGCTGACTTGCCTTGCATCCTGCAAAAAGGCGGTGAGCGGTGAAATTCACCACATATGCAAACGATGCTCTGCGCAGCTTTCCTGCTAGCCATTTCGACACATTGCAGGCCGCTCTGGACTACGGTACGAAAACAGGCAAGCTATTTTCCGTAGCCGGTAAATCTGGCATCATCCTTGCGACAAAGCGCTTTGATGATTCCGAGGTCGTTATTTACGACGGAAAAGGCGGTGGACAGTGAAAGGATATAGCTTCTATCTAGAGTACGGCAGCGCTAAGGACAAGCGCGCAGGCAAGCACAGCGGCAATTGCTTTGCCGTGCTGCTAGGCAAGGATGGCAGACCGCTGCGGCAGCCCGATCCTGCCATGGTTGAAGGTATCGGCGATCCTGACGCGGAAGATAGCGAGGAATAGCCGTGGCTAAGCAAAAGATGCGCCTTATATACATCGGTCGGCAAGGAGGTTGCCGGTATTACTGGCGCGTATTCCGCAACGGTTCAAAGGTCCTTTATGCGAAAGTAGACGGCGGTGTACTGCAGCCTGTAGCGTACTAGGAGCAGAGAAAGGTAATAGAACGTGAAACGGACCTAACGTGTGTTTGAGCGCCAGCATGCGCGCATGGTCCGCTTGGATGAGCGCTAGGAACTCTTTAGGACAGCCTTTGTCTACCTCTAGCGCCAGCGTACGATAGTTCAGGTACGCCAAGCGCTTGTAATCTCCTGCTACCTCTACGCGCTTGTTTGCGTACACTAAGCCGGTCGGATACTTGCCGATAAACAGATCGTCTGCTGTGTATACAGCATTGCCGGCAACATGCAGATCGTGTTAGGTGTGAGGACGCGGTATCAGAAGCGGCAAGCCTGGCGCAACTTCAGAGCCGCTTAATCCGTTCACCATAGCGATATCGCGCCAAGCCGAGCTACTTCCGAGCTCGCGTAAGGCGATATCGCGCAGAGTCTCACCTCTCATCGCATAGACCACATACGGCTCGACATCGGCGAGCGCCTTTTCAGCCGCCGCTGTGATCTGGTCGGCGAGGTCGGCAAGCTGGCGGCAGAGGTCGAGCACGGCTTGCTGGTCTCTGGCCAGCGTGATGTCTGCGCCGATTCCGCCATCAATTTTGATGGACCCAAGGTTGCCGGTGCGGTCGGCGGCGAGCTGCAAGCTGGCGGCGGCCGAGGTAGCGATGGACGCGGTGGCCCCGCCGAGCTCGAAAGCCTGCGCCGTGACTTCGCTCGCAAGGCCCGTCACCGACTGCGCGATGTTGACCGCGTCTGCGGCGCGCTGGGTGAGCGAGCTGGCCGCCTGCTGCGCGGTGTTGGCGATGCCGCGGATGCGGGCGACCGGGGCTTCGGCGGCGGCGAGCAGGAGGTCGCTCTTGCCCTGCAGGTTCTGCCAGGCGGTCTCCACCTGGGCCGACAGGATTGCCATCTTGGCGGCGAAGTTCTGGGCGCCGACGCGGTTTGGGATGGCCGGCGTCAGCATCTTGTTCCCGCGAGAGAGCCACTCGAACTTGGCCGACCAGTCGATGCGCTCCAGGGTCCGCCCCTCGGCGAAGGGGCGGTAGCGCCATTCGAGCAGCAGCCCGTAGCGGACCTCGGACTCGTAGGCCACCCGGAGCAGGATGCCCTCCTCGCGAATGCGGTCCATGATCTGCGCCGCCTCAAGGGCGTTCTCTATCTGCCGCCCGTCGACCTTGACGAGGCACGCCGCGCTGTCGCCGCGCATGTACCTGTCGCCCCAGCGCCCCTCCGGGGACATCGGCAGCTGCTTGGGCCCGTAGATCTGCCCCACGGCATCCGGGGAGCCGGGCAGGTAGGTCACGTCCGCCCGCTGCTCCCCGCCCCACTCCACCGAGTCGGCGCGCGGCAGCGCCCGTCCGTCCAGCTCCACCCGGCGGCCCCCGCTCGACTGCTGCTCAATGAGAAACGGCATGCCGGCAGGATAGCCGGTCGCACTGAACAAACGTCAGGGATTGCTGCCCGGGACGATCGGGCTGTAGAGGTGGGGGATGAACTGGTCAATTTTACCGATCCCCTTAAAAGCCGAAGTGAAGTGGCCGTTGTCCTGGGCAGCTTCGGCGTGGTTGAAGTGCCTGCTTACACCCCAGAAGCTGCTAATGAATCGCAGCACGGTCGCTACGTCGTGACCCAGCCCTACGACAAGCGGTTCCAGCCCGAGGAGGAGTTACCCGGCGGTGCCTGGCTGTGCCCCGGCTGCCTGTCCCCGTGCGAGGGGGAGGTGCAGCGCATGGTGCTGGTCAGCCCCTGCTGCCACCGGCCTATCGACAAGGTCGACGCGAACTCCCCGCAGCACCTGCACGCCGGCTGCGACCTGTGCAAGTTCCTCGGCCGCGTCCGGCTCAGGGCCGAGAGCCGCCGCGGGCTGCCGGACATGGTAGAGCTGCCCTACGACCTCTGGTACTGCCCGCGGAGCGGCTTCCACGAGGCCAAGTACTCGACGGTATCGGCCCGGTTCACCTCGGAGATCGAGGGCTACTACTGCGAGCGGCTGCCGCTGCGCACCGACAAGCCCTACGAGCCAGCCATCCGCGAGGCGGCGCAGCGGGCGCAGCGCAGGGGGCTTTTATGAAGCGGGGATTGGTCGTCAGCCTCTTCTTCTGCGTCGCCATCGGCTACGCCGGCGGTCTCGGCCTGTACCTAGCGACCCGGGACACCGCGCACAAGATCCCCGCCGGCTGCCGCAACCTGTCGGCGCAGATGATGCGTGACGACTTCCCCGCGTACCGCTCGGTCTGCGTGGCTCACTACTACGCCAGGGCCTGCTCAGGCGGCTTGCCGGTCGGCTGTACCGCGCTTGCAGACCTCGCTGATCGGGACCCGCAGCCCGAGATCCGGGAGCTGGCCCACCGCTACAAGGTGATCCCCTAGGGATCACTTCACGTCGACAACAAGGAGAAGAGATGGCATTCAGGGCGAGCGACGGCAGCTTCCTCGGTGAGTGGTACGCAAGGAAGCAGGAGGAGTTCTACAGCCATGTCCCCGTGTGGGTGGCGGTCGGCGCGGTAGCGTGCGAGGCTACCGGGCGGCGGCTCACCCACGCCGAGTACCACGGCCTCATCGGGCTGCTCGACGGAATGAACAGCTACACCCGCAAGGTGCTGCTGCCGGTCCTCGACGACTTGGCGGTGTGCGAGCTGGCCAGCTACTGCATGAACCAGAGCGGGCGGGAACTCGGCGAGCTGGACATCCCGCGGCACTACAACGAGGCGGTGGAGAAGGAGCTGGCCCCGCTGCTGGTCAAGCGGCTGCGCGAGTCCGCCGGGCTGCTCAACATGACCCGCAAGTACGCCGAGGAGTGGGGCCGCTGGCGCGAGACAATCGCGCACCTCAAAGAGACCGCGGCCGGGCAGCAGAAGCGGGCCGACAAGTTGGAGCTGCGCCTGGACGAGACGCGCACGAGCGTCATAGACGTTGCTGAGGAACGCGACGACGCCAGAGCGCAATTGCGGGCAGCGTCCGCAGAGCTGGACCACGCGCGCCGGGAAGCTGCCGCCTGGGAGGTGCAGTGTCAGGACCTGCGGGACAAGCTGGTGCAGATTCAAGCAGAGCGAGATGCGCTAGCCGGCAATTTAGGACGCCCGTGGGGTTTGCCTTCTGTCCTTGAGCGACTTGCCAAAGCGGCTGACCATCTCTTGAACGATCACAACTGCGATATCCACGGCCACGAGGGTATCGGGTTGGCCCGCGATGAGGCGCGCCTTTTACTGGCGGCTCTCAAGTGAGCGCCTCCGACCTGCTCGCTCCAGGGGAGCGTTGCCTCGCCGCTGGCAAGGGCCTGCACGCCAAGCCGAAGCCCGGGGTCGTGGAGGCGGTGCTCGGCAAGCGTTATATGGTGCTGCTCGACGGGGAGACCGAGGCGCAGCCCTTCGGCCTCAAGAAAGTCAGGCGGGTGGGGAAGCCGGCCAAGAAGGCGCCGGCGATCAGCAACGTCCAGCAGTGCATCGACAAAGAGGGGGTTCAGTCGGTCCTGGAAGCGCACCGGGCGGTGTTCGGGTCGACAGCTCCCGACGCGATGCTGCGCGACCAGCGCCCACCTACCAGGCTCCACATCCCCGACACCAACGTGCCGGCGGTCGAGCCGGGGACGCCTACAGTTCTACGCAGCGGACAACCAGATCGCCCTGTGATTAAACTAAAAGCCGATAGCCTCGCAGCGTTCGGGATCTGGGAGCATCGACCGCAGCCCAAACCAAAGAAGCCATCCCGCTCCGCGGCGTACCTGCAGCACGTCCGCCAGCACGATTGCTGCAACTGCGGGGCGTTTGGACCGAGCGACCCGGACCACGTTGGTCCGCGGGGCGTTGGACAGAAAACTAGTGACTACAACTGCATCCCGCTGTGCCGAGCATGTCATCGGCACCGCACGGATAAAAATGTTCTCCCGCTGCCGTTTATAGGTTTACCCGGCGGTGGGGGAACAGATCTTAACGTACGCACCGAACGAATTGTTCTTACCGCCCAAGTTCAGATGCTGCGCGAGTGGGCGGAGAAACTCGAAAAGGAGACCCCGTGAAGAGAAGCACCCTCGCATTCTGCCTGCTCCTGCCGCTAGCCATCCCCGGCTGCCCAGCCTTTCGGTCCGCGCTCCGCGCCGCCGCCGAGGCGCTGCCCTGGCTCGTCGACCTCGTGTCTGACATCCTCGGGCGTGAGGACTACCAGGAGCAGCTCGACTCTGTGGCCGCCGAGCAGGGGGTGGACGCGGTGGCCGCTGCCGTCCGCGCCAGCATGGCCCGGTTGTCCAAGCCCACGCCAGCGCCGCAGGGCCGGGCTGCCGTCCTCACCATGCCGCCGCCGGGCCGCGACCCGCTGCGCGCCGACCGCGCCGAGCTGTGGCTCCGGCGCCGGGGGCTTAAGCCATGACCTGGGCAAGGGCCTTCCTGCTCGGGCTGCTCCTGCCTCTCGGCGGTTGCCCCGAGATCCTCATCGGCGGGGCTGCGGCACTCACGGGGAGCTACCCGCACAGCCACTGCACGATGAACCAGTACGAGGTTTGCCAGGGCGGGCAGCCGCCGGGGACCTTGTGCTGCGTCCACTGCGGCGGTGAGTGCGGGGGATTCAGCGGCGGGGGTTCGCAGTGACCACCGAGAAGCAGCAGTATCACTTCTGGTTCAGCCCGTCGATGCTGCACAGCAAATTGAGCCCTAATCGCCCCAGGTACTTGCGCGCTGGCGGAACCCCTGAACGCGTCTACCGCAACTACTGCCTCATCAACGGGATAGAGCACGAGTATTCGGTCTCGTCGCAGAAGCCCGAGCACGGGTGCGAACGCATCACCGATCTGCAGTATCTGGGGCGCGGGACCTACTCCCGGCACATCCCCATCTAGCCGCCACCGAACAGCGGGGTGTTGCCTGCCGACAGCCGCCGCTGCGCCAGCCTCGCCGAGTCCTCCCTCACCGCCGTCAGCACCCGCCCTGGGTCGAAGCCCTGGGCGAACTTCTGCTCGATAGAGAACTTGCTCCCGCGGAAGTCCTGGTTCAGCAGCGGGCGCTTGTTCTTGCTGGCCTCCTTGGCTATGCGGGCCAGGTCCGCCGCCTGCTTGGCCACCGCCGCTGCCTGCGCCTCCTCCCGCTTGCGGATGTAGTCGCCGATGCCCCCAGAGGCGTTCACGCTCCCGAAGCCGAGCTGCCGGCGCGCCTCCTGCGCCTGCTCGGCTAGCCGGTCGATGAGCCCCGGCTGCTCGGGTCCGAAGGAAGCCCCCGACCTCAGGTGCAGCTTGGCGGCGATCCACTCGAAGGCCTCGTTCAGCTTGTGGGCGAACCGGGTGACGGCCTCCGACGCCGCGTCCACCACGGGCTTCACCTTGCTGTAGGCGATGACGTAGACATCGGCCGCCACGGCGATGGCCCGGGACCAGGCTTGCACGGCGGTGGTGAGCGCCGGGCCGATCACGTCCGACAGCACCGTCACCGCCCGCGCCGCCGCCGAGAGCACAAAGCCGGTGACGCCGACCACCACGTCCAGCACGGCAGCGAGCCCCGGGAGCGCTGCAGACACGACGCCGACGACTGCGCTGCTGAGCGAGCTGAAGGCCTCCCCGAGCGGCTGCAGGAAGTTTAGGACCACAAGACCCGCCGTCGCCAGGTGGTCGAGGACGGACGGCGCCGCCGCGCCCGCGGCGCTGAGCGCATAGCCCTGCGGGCCGGCTCCGGCGAGCGCCCCGCCGATCTTGCCCCCCAGGTAGCGGCCCGAGTCCACGGTGGCCTGCCCGGCGAGGCTGAGCGCCGCCTCGATGCGGGGCATGAGCGGCTCCAGGTAGTCGTTCATGGCCTTCAGGTTGTTCTTGGCCACCTCGAAAAGGGGCGCGCTGCCGGCCAGCACCATGTTCTTCAGGTAGCTCTCGGAGCTGCTGGAGACCGCCTCCCAGGTCGACCCGAAGGCGTCGATGCTGTCCTTGTTCTTCTTGATCACGTCGTCGAGCTTGAGCAGGCGCTTCTTGGCGTCGAGCGCGTTCCACTGCGCGGCGTCCTTGACCCCGAGCTGGCCCTTGAGCACCTCGAAACTGCGAACATCGGCGCCGGCGTGCCCGCGGAGCATGAGCGACACGTCGCGGCCGATCTGCCCGGAGTCCACCCCCTTGGTGAGCAGCACCGCCGTCAGCAGGTTCGAGCGCTTGCGCGCCTCGTCCAGCGTCCGCACCCCGAGCTCGGCCTGGGCCGGGAGCGTCAGGGTGAACGCCTTCATGAAGTCGGTGTCGGTGCCGGGGAGCGCGATGGCGTCGCGCTTGATCTGCTGCAGGGTGTCCTTGGCCAGGATCATGCTGTCGGTGAAGTTCGAGGCGAACTTGTAGACCTGCACGTCGCCCGCTAGCGCGTTGGTCGTCACCTCCAGGGCCTTGTTCACGTCGATGAGACCCTTGGCCATGCTGGTGAAGCCAGCCCCGATGGCGAGGACGCTGCCGCCGGTGGCTAGGGTCTGGAAGGTGGAGAAGGCTGACTCAGCCTTGCCGACGACGCTCGTGTAGTGAGTGGCCGCCCCGGCGAGCTTGTCCCACATCTGAGCCACCCCGGCGTCCCGGGCGGTCATCACAGTCTCGACGGGGATCTTCTTGCCAGCCATCTAGTCCCTCTCGGCAGCGGCAAGACGCGACTGCTCGTTTTCTTCGTCCACGAGGCTCATGAGGGCATCGATCATAGCGCGGCGCTCCTTGTGCGTTAGCCGCGCCGCTTCGCTTACCGGCTGGTGCCCGTAGCGGGCCAGCATCGCGTAGTCCCGGTACAGCCACCGCTGAATCTCGCCGGTGTCCTCCTCGACGATGACCAGCGGGACTTTGACGGGCGGTTCTTCGCCACCCGGCCCTACGTCGCTACCGAGTGACTCTTCTTGAAATCGGCGACCTCATCTTCGTCGGGGTCGTTTATGTCCGCGAAGGACGCAAGGAGCATGGTGACGACCTGGGACGGCAGCACCCCGAACAAGTAGTCGGGGAAAAGCTCCGGGTTGTCGCTGGCGCGGGAGACCTCCTGGCGCTTGGCCGGGTCGCGCTGTTTGTCGTAGTTCACCCCACACAGGGTCGAAATGACCTTGCGGGTGGCGAAGTCTACGCTCTTGGTCTTGGCGGTGATCTCCAGGGCCTGTTGCACGGCGTTGCCGTCCTGGGGGCGCAGGGCGATCTCGGTGGGGCACCGCGTGAAGCCGTTCTTCAGCGCCTTGGCGATGGTCTTGTCGGGGATGCTGTACCAGTGCTTGGTGTCGTTGGGCATGTGCGGAGCCTACCCGATCTGCCTGAACGGATGTTCGGGATTACGCAGCGCTACACGCCGCGCGGGAAGCGAGCGCCCTGCGCCATGAAGGACAAGCTGCTCTTGACCTTCTGCTTGCGCTCGGGGATCTCCAGCGGCAGGTCGCCGAACGACACGTCGGGGACCACGCAGAAGCGGCGGACGCCGGTGCGGAAGTTGAACCGGGTGTTGATGTTCACCTTGAACTGGAAGCCCGGCAGTCCCTGCTTGCGCTGGATGAGCCGGGTGAGGAAGTCGAAGAACGCCGGGTCGTCAACCTCGAAGTCGATCTTGCCGTCCACCCCGTCGTTGACCTCGTCGAACACCGGGCCCGGCTGGCCCAAATAGTCCGACTTCACCGCCTCGCCCTTGAAGGTGAAGCTGGCCATCTTGATGGCCGACACCTCCTTGATGTACTGCCCGTCCCCGGTGAGCGTCACCAGGGTCTCCTGCCCCATAAGCCTTGCGCCCATCTGCGGGTCTCCTTACTGGACCTGCTCGACGGAGACCGTCGGGCCGGCGGTGATGGAAAGGACGATGTAGTCCATGGTGGGGATCATCTTCACGTCGATCTTGAACTTGAAGACGCCCAGCTCCTCCTCGGCGGGGGTGGAGATCCTGGTGATCCGGAAGGCCACGATCCGCTGAGGGGTGAAGCCTGAGCCCGGGGGGCCCAGGCTCGTCAGGAAGCTCTCCAGCGCCGAGGTCAGCGAGTCGATCTCGGCGTCGGTCGCCAGCTCCTTGCAGTAGGGCTTGGCGATCTCGGCGAGTGACCGGATGAGGAAGTCGGCAAACACCCGGCGGTTCTGCGGGACCTTGGGGTCAAGCGCCTGCGTCGGGAGAAGCGAGTTCACCGCGCTCTGGATCTGCGGCGGCGGCGAGTCGACCTTGATCCCGGCGATGCCGCGGGACTTCAGCAGCTCGTAGGTCGCCAGGTCCGGCACCGGGATGCCGCGGGCGTAGTCGATGATGGTCGCGAAGGTGCTCGGCACCGGCTCGGTGGCCTTGCCGGGCGACTCCTCGGGCGGCAGCCGCGTGAACAGGGCCAGGGCGTACTCGTCCATCGCCACGTCCAGCTTGCCGTCCGTGGTGGTCATCCCGTCCGCCGTGGCGATCGAGGTGCCGACCGCCGCCACGATGGGGAGCGTCAGCACCGGCGGCCAGTAGTAGAACAGGCGGTCGGAGCGCAGCGGCTCGACACCGGGATAGGTGAGCGCCGTCACCTGCGCGGAGGTGTTGACGTTGACCGGCGGCGCCACAAAAGCCAGACGTGGGTGTCCACCGGCGAAGGACTCAAGGACGTGCTGCCGGGTGGCCGTGGCGATCGTCGAAGACTTGCGAGCGCAGACCACGCCGCCGATGACGCTGGCCGGGTAGCTGTCCCCGAGCATCCCGTCGAGTGCCGCCTGGTAGAGCGCGTCGATCGACGCGCTGCTGGCGGCGTTGGGGGCCTGAACCGCCGCGGTGTAGGTCAGCGGCTGGCTCGGGTGCGTGCGGAACCGCAACCCGGACAGCGCCGACCAGGAGGTGGCGGTCGGGGCCGGCGGCGAGACGGTGGGGCTCACGGTTGTGGCGGCAAGAACCGTGGCGTCCAGCGGCCGGGCGGCGACGTTGTAGCCGGCCACGTCGGTTAGCCGGTTGTTGCCGCCGGTGTCGCCGGCGCTCGCCGGATGGATGCGCCAGGGCAGCGCCGTGCCGGTGGTCCAGTCGAAGTTCGACCCGTCGAGCAGCTCCACCACGAGCGTGGTGCCGTTGGTCACGGAGACCACCCGGTAGGTGGCGGCGTTGGCGCCGAGCGCTCCCAGGCCGCTCAGCACCCCGATGATCAGCATGTCGCCCTTGGTGACGGCGTGGCTGGCGAGCGTGGTGCCCTGGAAGTCGCCGCCGGCCGCGGTGAAGTTCTGGGTGGCGGCGGGGGTGCCGGTGTTGGTCACGGCCCCGTCCACCCCGGCGTTGTAGTACAGCGCGCCGGAGAAGACCTTCTTGACGCCGGTGCGGATGCGGGAGCTGCCGGTCTTGAACTCGTAGGCGGCGTCGACCTGGGCAGCCACGACCGGGACGATCGGGCTCGGGTCGGTGGCGCTCTTGCAGGTGGGGAGCTGCCGCCACATGCGGCCGGCGTAGGCGCTGCACAGGTTCACCGGCAGGCAGAGGAAGCGCTGGGTGCCGTAGACCTTGCCGACCGCGGCGACGTAGCCGTTACCCATGGAGACGCCGAAGGCCCCGATGGTGGAGTCGAAGCCGCCGAACTTGTCTACGAAGTCCGACTGCGACAGGGCGAACTGCGGCTGGAAGTCCGGCTGCACGGCGCCGGTGGCGTCCACCCGCAGGCAGTAGGTCATGTCGGCAAATTCAGCGACGAGGCAGCCGTAGTTGGAGGGTGTGCCCCCAAGGCCGCCAGGGACCGTGTTGTCGACGACGGTGATCCCCTCGATCGCTGCGATCTCTTCGAGGGGTGGCATGGACGTGTAGCCGCGGACGAAGGTACTGGCCATGGCGGCGATGGTACGGCGAGCGCGGCGGGGGTGCCTGAACGGACGTTCGGGATTGCCGAACCACGAGTGATCGAGGAGGGTACCTGACGAGGAGACCCCCTATGCTGACACTTCAAGAACTGAAGAAAAGACGAATTGTGATGCCGGACCAACCCATTCCAGAGGAATGGCGGTCCGGTGACATCATGACTTTCAATCATGGCCCGCGCATCCCCAACGTATTCGCCTTCGAGTTTATGAACGAACGTGATTCTGAAGGTCGCCCACGGTCGCGTTTGCTCGAAAAAGAGGAGCACGAGCTTCTATCACCCTGGATCGTTGAATTTGTATCGCGTGAATTGGCGCGGTACAAAGTTAAGACAGTCGCGGGTGATATCGACTTGCTAAGGCTTCTGTTTTATTCGCGTTTTGGATGGGGTCAGAAGATCGAGGAAGTGATCGCCGAGGAAAATACAGAACTATGGAGGGCCATCCATCGTCGCCTCAATCCAGAGGATTAGCCGAGCACCCCGTTCGTAACAATCTTGTTAACGATCGGGATGATCTTCGGCTTGCTCTTGGGTACGCGCAGGTCCAGGCTCGCCTGCAGCACGTAGCGGGCGATGTACTTGCCCTGCAGCGCCTCCTTGCCGTCCGAGGAGACGCTGGAGGAGGCGAAGTGGTAGTCGGCGCGGGAGCCGCCGTAGTGGGGCAGCTCCAGCCGAAACCCGCCCTGCAGCCAGTCGGGGGTGGGGTTGAAGTCGTCTTCCAGCATGTGGTCGATCATGCGGCGCTGCGCTTCGTCAGCCGCCCACACCTCGACCGTCAGCGCGCACTCGAAGGTGCTCGGGGAGAAGAGAGCCACCTTGTGCTGCGGCGGCGCGCGGTCCCCCAGGCGGTCCCGATCGGTAAGCAGATCCGGCGATGCGTCCTCCAGCGGCTCGGCCTGGATGGGGGAGACCCCGCTACCCTTGGCGTCCAGCTCGGCGTCCCCGATCCCACCGTGGACGTTGGCGGCCGGCAGGTCCACCGGCGTCCAGGGGTCCGAGTAGATCGGCACCACCTGCTTGAACGCGATGTCCCGGCCGCCGGCGCCGCTGAAGGCGAGCTGCCGCATGTACTCAGCCAGGCCACGGGCGACCGCCTCGCGCGCCGCGCAGTCCTTGCGGGCGGTAGGTCGCTCCACGTCGTTCGATCGGAGGATGAGGCGGGAGAGCCCCTCGCGCGGGATGTACAAGCGGCTACTCCTTGTCCGCCTCGCGGGCAGCCTTGGCAGCGGCCGGCGCGTACCGGGCAGCCGCGGCGATGACGCGCTTGCGCTCCTTGGGGTTCTTGGTGTGGCCGCGCAGCCGCAGCGCCGCGAGTGCAGAACGCTTGTCGGCCACGGGGAAGCGCTCGCCGGACAGCGAGGCGTGCTTCTCCCGCGACTCCGCCTGCACCGCGCCGCTCGGCGTCCGCTTGAGACCCCCTTTTTCGCGCATCGCCCGCATCAGGACTTGGCCTTCCTCGGCTCCTTGGCCGGCGGCGCCGCTTCCTGCCCGAGCCACAAGGCCAGCTCGGGATGATCCTCCAGCTTCCAGTCCTTGCGCGCAGCGCGGCAGGCGGCGATACCGGCGCGGACGATCGCGTGCAGCTCGTCCTGCCCGTAGGCCGCCTCGCGCGGTAGGACGGCGCTGCGCTTGGCGCCAGGGACCACCACCATGGCGTCGCCGGTCTCAAGGTCCACCGACTGCACCGCGTGCGGGCCGGGGAACTCGGTGTGCGACCCGAGTCCCCCGAAGGTGGTGGCGTCCAGCTTCAGCATGGCTCGGCCTTCTTCTTGGACTTCTTGTGACCCTGCGCCGGCGCTTCCTCTGCGGCGACGGCTTCAGGCTCGGTGGCCGGGGTGGTATCGGCGGCGGCG